GCCTACCCTAGCCTAGGGGCCTAGGGGCCTAGGATCCTACCCTAGCCTAGGGGCCTACCCTAGCCTAGGGGCCTAGGGGCCTAGGATCCTACCCTAGCCTAGGATCCTACCCTAGCCTAGGGGCCTACCCTAGCCTAGGGGCCTACCCTAGCCTAGGGGCCTAGGGGCCTAGGATCCTACCCTAGCCTAGGGGCCTATCGCCAGGGGCCTACCCTAGCCTAGGGGCCTATCGCCAGGGGCCTACCCCCTAGGGGCCTAGAAGCCTAGAAGCCTAGGGCAGCCTGCGGGCCTGCATTGCACGCAAACGGTATTGGGTAGGCCCACATAGCGGCGTGGGGCTTGGATCGCTTAGACGGGCTTCTAGGCGCCTTCTAGGCGATCCGCCTCGGGGGACCCTAGCTGCCTAGGGGGCCTACCCAGGGCAGCCTAAGTTCATATGACCCTGTGTCGGTATACCGACACCCCCGATCGTGGTATGACAAGGTGGCGCAGCCGGGGTCGATAGGCCCGATCGTGCTGTCGGTATACCGACAGGCCTAGAAGGCTCGCTAAGGCCCTCCTTGCTCTCGAGGCTAGATCGGTACCCCCTAGGCCTTGTCGTGGCTCTGCCGGGCAAGGGGTGGCCTTGAAGGGGGGGTGTCACTATCACGCTCGGGGGACCCTAGGGCTCTGAGGGCATGGACCCGATCGCCCGTACGTGCCCTATATTCCTATATTTTTAGAAAATACAAAATGCTAAATCAGGCCCTATATTCCTATATTCCTATATTTTTTAGAAAATACAAAATGCTAAATAGGGTCCTCGATTGCCTCAGATTCCTAGATTGCCCGTCCGGCCCCAGTGCCTAGTGCCTCCTAGATTGCCCTGTTCTGGGGATCTAAGTCTAGTAGGGCCCCAGTGCCTTGGGATACTGGGCGGGCTATTTCCCTAACCTGGGGATCTAAGCCTAACGGGGGACCGAAAGCTACCGTGGGGCGGATCGCTTTTTTTGGCCATAAAGGCCTTGTTTTGAACAGCGCCCTCCTGAGAGAGTCACAAGAAGTATTCTGTCCAGTAGTCACTTGCCTTCCTCGTCCTCTTCGAACTTGCCGGGATCTCCGGCTTCTTTGTATGCCGGCATGATGGCGTCTGTTCGGAATTACCGCTGGGGCTCCTGTGCGGCTGTCTCCTGGCTTCTTTGGGCCTCAGCCTCACCTGCGGCTAGGATGAAGGCTTCTCCCAGGAGACGGGGCCATGGAGGGGCCTAGGGCGAGATGTTGGTTAAGTCGGGATCTCGGATCTTCACAGCCCCCGTCTTCCGCGTAGAACCAGCATTTTGGTTGTGGCATTGTCTTACCTATTGAGATAGTTTGGCTAGTTTGGCTAGTTTGGCGTGTTTGGGGCAGTAGAAGCAGGGCTCGCTCCATATGATGACGGTAGCCCAGCGAGGAGGGAGGCTATCGGGCGAGATTTGCCCGGTGCAGTAGGTGGAGCCATAGGAGTTGGACTCCTCAGTTATCTCGACTGACAGGCTGACTTGCTCGAGTTTGGCCTGTGCGGAGCAGTCCTTGGCATCGCAGTGGTAGGTTACGTCAAAGGTCAACATGACAAGTCTCCTCCAGGTCCTTGAGGGGCCATAGAACGGCTGGGGCGTGAGCATCGGCCTTGTCAGCCTCCCCCATCTCTCTTTGGGCCTTAGCGAGTTGTTTCATGGCTCGATTGAGCCGTTCCGTAGCAGTATTGGGATAGTTGATCAGTGCTTGCTTGAGTTTGGATTCCTCCTTCATCGAAACACCTCCACTTCTTCGTCTGGCCAGATACGATGCCTGAGATTCAGGAATGAAACTATCCTCCAGTTATCTTTTGAACCATGGGCGGTCCATGTGCCTCCATTCATACGGAACTCCTCACCCTTCTCTACTTCATGGAGAGGCACCTTGATCCACTGCTTGGGCACAGCCACCTGTACCTCTGTTAGGTCATGGATGAAGTGGATGCACACATTGTCGGGCCCTACAGCAGGCACGTGATTGATTTGCCTTTTGACCGCCCCACTAACCCTGAACTTTGTACCTAACCACTCGAACTCTGTTTCGGGGTCAAGGTCACCTAATATCGTCTTCATCTTCTTTGTCACTACATTCACCTTTTCATGCGAGATGGATTTTGATGCTGCTGGGGTTGTGGATGACGAGTGCGCCGTACCACATCATCACAGACCGATTCTCTTTGAAGTCAGGCCCTGGAGTCCCGTTGATGTCTTTCCAGTTTGCCAAAGGAATGATGGTTAAGGGCATCAAAATGTGCAGGGAAACATGAGAAGGATCCCAAGCCACATAGGCTCCCAAAGGAGGAATGGATCCCTCTTCCACGAAAGCCGCGGGGGATACATGTGCGTGCATCACTTGAGGATTGTTCTTCAAGTGATCCTGGAACACGTCCGCAGACACAACCATGTCTTTGTATTCGCGGGCGTACCCTTTGAGCCCTAATATTTCGGGACCTTCGCGACCCTCGACCGTTCCGGGGGAAAACGGATCGAAGGGGGCAGGCGTAGGGTCCCCCCACACCAGCTTATGATCCACCTCCTGCATTAGGGTCACGGCCGCACTTTCAACAGCTTTGCTTCCAGTGTTGTCGAAGGTTTTACCTGCGAACTTGATGAGCACTGTTCGGCGCTCGTTTGTCTCCAACGACGTACTGCTTGCAGGCCGCTGCTTGAGCGCACCTACAATCTGCGTGCGGTCCATCGCGGCTTTGACGATTCTGGGGGAGACCAGTGTCACCTTCCTGCACGAGCCGGCCACTTGTTCTTCTTCCGTCATCTGAACCTCCACAGGGGGTTTGTCGTTGGGCATCATGATATCTGTTGGACTCATTCCACAGTTCCTTCTTGAGTGTTTCGTACGGCGAGCCAACTCCTCCGACCACGCTTTCTCCGCCTTGTAGGCGGCCACCTGTCGCTCGTTCTCAGCGACTTGGTCAGCGCATTCATCCGGCGGGTGGTTTGCATCCGCGAAGACCAGATCCATGCCGCAGATCGGGCACTCCACGCCGAATACCATACTCATTCTACAGTTCCTTTCAAACGGGGCAGGAGGGAACCATAAGGGCGCAGCCCTTATGCGTCAAGGTACTCCAGGCCACTTTTTAACCTATAAGTCTTCTTGCAAAGTTGCTTCTTTAGTCATCCCAATCATACTCCTGGTACCATTCTGCTGCTTCAGCGTTCCATGCGTCGCGCTCATCTGTCTGGGTGAGGGGCAACGGGCCTTCTTGCGCAGGGGCCTCACCCTCACCACAGTCACAGTGTGCGTCAACCTCTTTGTACTCAGGGCACACCCAGTTAGGCTCTTTTGTACTCATCTGCCCAAGATCTCCAGCGAGGCCCAAACCATTGCCACGAACACGACAAAATACACCAAGCCCTTTAGGAGCAGAACTATGAGGACCGTAAGGCAACCAGGGTGACTGGCGTTGTACTTCTCAGCCCAGAGGCGCCCAGCCTCATCTGCCTCACGGGCCATCGTGTCGAAGTCCTGGGCCCTCAGGGCATCGACCTCCGCTTGATTGTTGTCCAAATAGGGGAACACGAAGTCCACAAACTCCCACCAGAGCCGGATTTGATCGCAGGGGGCTTTCTCATTTACGTAGGCAAATGCCAGTTTTGAGAGCTTGTCCAGTTTCTCCTCTCGAGTCACTTGCTGCCCGTGTGAGTGCGTACAGCCTTGCGAATGGCGTCGATGACGGGGTCCCCGAACTCTGCCGCTGGATTGTCTGAGTTGTCTTGCTCTCCAGCCTCGAAGGCGTTTTCGCAGGCTGTGTACACGGCCAAACACACGTCCTCGATGATGGCCTCTTCGAGGGCGTGTTCTTTATCCATCTCAACATAGTAGTCGCTTGCGTTGGCGAATGATGCAAGACGACCTGATGGTCGAGAGTTCGCGACAGCGGCCTCGAAGCTCACGAACTGAGACTCGCTCATTTCGTAGACGCGGGAGCCGTCATTGACAGCCTCCGTGCCAGATGCCTCTTGGTGCTCCACTGAGTCGTCATACTCGCCAGCCCCGGGCAGCACAGGCTTCGGGAAGTAGATGCACCGGAAGCTAGGATAGTAGTCGCCCGCATCGGCGGTGCCAAAGATGGCCCACACGTGCCCATCCTGGCCCACAACCTTGTATCCCTCAAAGTCGTCAGCACCATAGCCTATTTGCTCCGACAGTTCCTCGAGGGCCTCGGAGTCCCCAACGGGCTCAATGTGCACAAGGTCCAGTGCAGAGTCAAAAAATCCCCCAGGGTTGGGGACGCGATAGAGCCCGTCCAGGTACGAGCGGTACCCGTCGCTCTCATCCTCACGGACCTCCCAGCACTCTCCTCCAATGTTGAGGATGTTGTTGTGGCACCCGTAAAACCTACCAGCAACATTCACTGGATCTTCCCTTGTGTCTTCCATCAGTTTTTCCTTCTTGAGGGCTTCGTCCAATCGTGCCCTAAGTTCTGGATCGGCCTCCAACTTTGCAGTCAGTGCTGCTTCTAGCACCGCAGCAGCCGGGCCGCAACGAGAGCACCAATGAAAGTACGCTCCAGGCTCCACGTCAGTGTAGTCCATGGTCCAGTTGGGGTCGGCTACCGTGCGGCAGCCTGGAGCGCCTTCCCCGGCATTCTTACACAGAATAGGGGGCTTCATGGCTTCTTCTGGGCGAACTTGTCGACGCAGTTGATCCACGAGTTCATGGCGTACCACGCCTTGTTGTCGTAGATGTCCACGAGGGCTCCTGCGTACCACTCGAGCGTCATTTCGCCGTCCACGTCTTTGGAGAAGTCTCCTCCAACATGGCAGTTCCCTCCAAGCCCCCTGTTCGTCAAAACGTCCCGAACGGCTCCCACGAGGTTGATCAGTTCGGGGGAGTGCGCGGGGATGTTGCCAATCCGATGAGCCGTAGTTCGTAGCAGTTCTCTTAGGTCCACTATTCCTCCTCCAGGTACTCTTCACGGATCCGCTGGGCGATCTCTTTGAAGGTCTTGCCCTCATCGTTCATGTCCGAGACAACACGGGCGAAAGGCTGAGGAGGTCCATTGGGTACGTCTATGCCCCAGGCGGCGACGTACACCCCGCCGCCCTCGCTCATCAGGTGCCACGCGCCGCACCCCGCGACCCATTCGCCATAAAGCTTGTCCTTCTGAATCTCACACAAAACTCCAAGACAGCAGAAAGCTTTCTCATCGTGCGCAGGGTTGGTCATGAGCTGGCCTTTGCACTGTTCGTACTTACCAGACTCCAGTTCTTCCACCCACTTGATTACTAGTTCTTTTTCCATCTGATCACCATCCTGAATGTTCTGAGACTACGTACACTTGTTGCTGGTTCGCCACTTTGCCCCCGTCGCCCAGGTAGGCGTTGTGCCACATGCTCATGCGAAAAAACAGGCGCCATCCACGTACCTTTGCTGGCGTGGCTCTATGGAGCGTCTTGGCCCCAATGCTAACGAACTGGCCCTCCTGCACTTCTGTCCGAGTAACGTCTCGAGGAACTTGAGAGGACACTTCTCGCCAGAACCCAAACTCATCTCCACCGTTGCTGGGGCCGGCCACGTCTAGGTTTTGGGTGATGATCTCAGTCCTGGACACCTCAGGGGCCGACGAGATGAACCCAAACACAGTGTCCCTGATGGTGGCCCTATCCATGGCGGGCTGGGAGAAGTAAGTCTCTCTTCGGAGGCCGTCACAGTGCCATCCGGGCACAGCAGGATACTCTCCAATGTTCAGGCGGTGGACACGGATGTCGATGTTTGGGAGCATCCCTAAGCCGCGGCACTTGTCATAGTAGGAGTTAGGAACGGCGTCCAAGAACCTCCGGGCCAAGGGACCACAGTTCACCCTCACGAAGAACGGAGAAGCTGCGTACACACTTATCTCGTTTGACAGTTCCTCGATACTTGCGAGTCCATCGAGGCTCGCAAGCACTTCGAACTCAGGAGTGAACGAGAGGCTACTCACTTGGCACCAGCACCCACGAGCGGGTGTCGCACTTATTTGTTAGTGTGAACGTTTCCATCTTATCCAAAGGACTTTCTCGCGTCTTCCTCGTTGTCAAAGAGCCGACAACCCCAGTAGGTCATGCGTTCCCGATCGTAGTACCTGGCAAATGCAGGATACTTCTTTGCGTAAGCGTCCACAGCATCTCGGAAACTGTATCCGCTTGATGTGGCCACTAACTCAGCTCCCGCTGAGTTGCCGGTGACCCGGTACCCTTCTGACCAGATGTCGTACCGTCTCACTTGATCCCCCTTCGCCCATCCTGGGCCTCAAAGTATATGTCCGCCAGAAACATCAGCATCTCTCCGTAGTCGCCATCTCCACCAATCTCAATGTCCAATGAACTGCCGTTGTGGACTCTGTCGATCGCGATCATGGACTCGAAAAGCTCCACAGACTTGGGATGATGGTCATGCCCATTTTCCCATCTAGCGTTGATGTCAGTCTCAATGCCCCCTCGGTCAAGGGCCGCCCTAAGCCACGGTTCCATACTCACCCCTCCTCAATCCCGGCATCGCCGGTTTGTGTGTCGTTCGTGGCTCGATACGATGCCTCCATGGCATCGTGGATTTTCACATACTCATCCCATGCTGCGGCCTGCTTGGATATGGCCTCTAGCAGGTTCTCGTGCGTAGCTTTGTAAGCCTTGAAGGCTACTCTAACTGCGATCTCTAACTCTTTGGACATATGTCGTCCTTGCGAGCTTCAAGCCACTCCGCGATCTCCTCGAAGGAAGATCCCTTATCGTTCATCTCTGCCAGGTGGATCTGTAGGCATGTAGGGAGCATGATGGGGTCGAACGATAAACTGTTGCCGTACAAGAAATCTTCATTGGGTCCACCAACTGGTACTATACCTGGCGTGATGTCCCTAAGCACACCAAGGCAGCAGAAAACGGTGTGCCCATCGTGTGGGTCCACGGACTTGAGGGCGTCGCTTGCCTGTCTGTAGGATCCGGACTTGAGCGCCATCACCCACGCGTCGAACTGCTTTAGGGTGATTGGGTGAGAGGGGCTGCTCTCAGCATCATCAGCGGGATCCCAGTCGTGGCTTTCGGCGGGATCTTCCTCGCAGACCATCTACTTGCCCTTCCAGTTCTTCTCTCGGTTCTTTTTCCGGAGATGATCTGGGGTCTTGGCGTTGCGATCTTCGGCCTCGCGTCGCTTCCGGGCCTTCTTCTGTTCAGCAGTCTCGTTACTCATGATGCTTCCTTTCACAATCTATATAGTTCCGAATACGGGCTAAGCAAGCCTTATTTTGTTCTTTCTGGGCTAGGGAACCCAGTCGGAAACACCTGGCCATCGCCTCCCGGGAGGAACTGGAGTGTACTCCATAGGCCCAAGAATGCTCGAGACAGCCATGTCCCATGGAGGAAGGCTTCCTGCCCACAGGACCCTATCTCCACTCGTGTGGGTCAGGACGAGCAGCCCGTTCCACCTAGCCCCTTGATTGAAGTCTGGGTGCGTGGGAGTGCCCACAATGTCCCTGATGAACAGGGGAGCGGTATCTACACGCACAAGTGCTGGCTCGTCGCAAAGTGGCTGCATTTTGGCGTAGTCGAAGTCGGAGTCGAAGCCGAAGTGGGCTCGCAGTTCCCACACGCCGTCGTGGGGCAAGGTCAGGAGCCTGTACCTCCGACTGGCTGCTGAACTCACCATATGGGCCCCCGAGGATGCTCGCTGGTATAAGATCATTCGTCGAAGCATTTGTTGAAGATCTCGCCACAAACCTCCACAGCGACCATGTGGGCGTGCCCATAGTCGCCAAGCATACGGATCACATCCAACTCCTTCGCGTCGGGATAGTCGGCCATGATCCGTTTGGCACAAGTGGCCGCAAGATCCTTGAAGGACTTCTTTACGGTCGGGTCCTCCATGGGAGGCACTGGAACGCCTCTGGATGGATCTTCCATGACCCTGTATGCGATCTTCTTCCAATCAGGCCAAGTGGCCACCTCAGCGCGACATCGCTCCAGGGTGTCCATAAGCCAGCCTTCGGGAAGCTTTGTTTCACTCACTGGATTTTCCAGTAGTGGTTGAGTTGGATCCTCCCACGTTGCTATCCGTGGTGTGGATGTAGCCAGTACCAGCGCGGCTGGAGGCGACTCCTCGGCTCATTGAGCCAAGGATGGAGCCCTTTGATTGCCCAGCAACGGAGTAGGCAACCATGCCATAGTTGTGGGCATCGTGCACTCCGGCCAGGTCCTCGCCAAGGAAGACGAACTCCCAGCCAAGTTTCTTTTTGGACTCCACAAGTTCAGCCACCTTGGCCTTAGTCCACTCCGTAGAGCAATTCTCGCCACCGTCTGTGTAGATGACTGCAACGACAGTTCCTGGCTTTTCATCCTCTGGAAGGGCGTCGAAGGCATCCGCGAAACTCTGGACTCCCATTCCGATGGCGTCTAAGAGCCCAGTGTTGCCTCTAGGGGCAAACACCAGCTCAGGCACCTCGGAGATCGGAACATTGGTGTACTCAAGCTGAAACTCGTGGTCGAACTGTGCCAGGGTGAGTGTGGCCTCACCAGGCAACTCCTGCTGCTCTTTGATGAAGGCTGCAAATCCCCCTCGCACATCATCTGCCGTGGACATCATGGATCCGCTTCGATCAAGGATAAATAGGATGGCTGTCTTGTTCATTTGCTGTCTTTCTTTAGGGAGTGGCCTTGATTCTCTTCCACCAAGCTCTAATGGGAGTGGAATACCACCTCCAGCAGAGTCCAGCTTTTGTCAGCGCAGCAAGGCCTGCGACGACTTCGATTGGGCATATGATGCCCCCGTGGAGTATAGTGCTCATTTGAATACCCGCAAGGAAAATGAATAGTTGATGCGCCGTTTTCTGAAGCGTGCCCGATCCAGTTCAGAGTGGGCTTTATTAAAGGGTTTTTTGCAAAATCAAAGATGAACAAAGACTTAGTTGATATTACCCTTACACGTGAATAGGATCAGTCCCTATTCCAGGCAGGGTACATCCAGCCTGTATTGGCTGTTCGATGGCACGTTACGCGGGTGTACCCGAGGCGGCGAGCGCGGCCATGATCCATGTGCCCGCCCCAAGTGTCGGGGTCCCTTTCGCAGGGCCATCCTCCTGCAGGAATGGCTCCTCCAGCGAGGGCATCGCAGTAAGCGAGCATCGCGAGCCAACGGGGCTTGTACCTTCTCCATGGGGAAACCGTAGGCCAAGATTGTGGCCGAGTACCCTCTCGGGTCAAGTTGCGGGACCAGGCACAGTTGCCCCTAAGTCTGTGGCGCCTTCGGGGCCCAAGAACACAACTCGAGTGGTTTGTGAGCCACCGAAGTTGCTCTTCCTGGGTGTCCCCATGCCTCCGGGCCGCCTGGTAAATGAGGGCACAATCAGCAGGTGTGGCCCTCTGCAAGGAGGCTTCATTTGCACACACACGGGCCACAGCCAGCCCAAGGGCAGATTCGGCCGGAGGTAAATCTTGGGCTTCAACTGTGTGCGCAAGGGCAATGAGGGCGAGAATAATGGTTGCACGTTCTTTTGTAAGCAAGGTAAAAATCCTAAGGAATGAGGGTCTCAGGGAGAGCAAGTTGTAAGATTTTACGCCGGTCCTCTGGGGAGTGCGTGGTGATGCGGTGAAATAGGTGACCAGGATAGTGCAGGGAGGCACTAGAAGTGTGCGTCATGAAGTTTATCGTGCAGAACTCAAACCTCCACAGGAAGCGGAGGCCCCCGGAAGACGTGACGGGCAAAAGGTAAGCGCGCTCACAACCAGTAAACCACGGGGGCCCCGGCCTCGTGTCCAAGGGCCCCTGCATTTCATCAAAGTAGGATAGAGCAGTCTCAATCATCATGGGCCGCACGACGTCTTCGTACAGTTCCTGAGGGCTACCATACACAGGCTCTCCGTCAATGTGGATTCGAAGAGTCTCAGTGCTTTGAAGGACGCGGCGCTCATTCTTGGTTGCTAGATCCTGAGGAAGCGACTTACTACGCACCAGATAGGACTTATGGAACGACTTATGGAACGTCTTGTAGGTCATCCAAAAGCTCGCGCAGAGTACACAATGTTTTTTGGTATATCTACTGCGAACACCACAGTTTTGTCCCTCGCAAGGCTAGCGGCGGCTAGGTACTCCTCTAGGTAAGCTGAAAACAAATCCACCTCAACCGACCCCGTAAGGGGGGCCGAGAAGGGATCTGGCGCTGAGCCATCGCCTGGGCGACTTCTTGGAGGTATATTGAAGGAAAAATGGATGCCACCAAGATAGGTGGATGACCCCCGGTATCCCGCCAGAAAAGACTCCTCCGCACTCCACAGAGTGCTCCAGTTCTTTGGGGGCACCATGATATCCCAGTCCCCCGTGTCCAGTGGTTCACCTCCCGTGACCAGCCGAACTGCCTGGGAGCCTACTAAGTACCCATACTGCAATAGTAGCGGCAGTGGCTTCGGGAGGTTAATAAGCCGCCAGGCCTCGAGATTGTTGGGATTTGGCAAGTAGGGCATTACACTACCTCAAAAAAGTACTGACGAACCAAGCGAGAAATCTGGCCTCCGCACAGTTTCCAAGAAGCCTGGGCCTCCTTGAACTCTTCGATGCACTCAGCTCGGACGTCTTCTAACACGTAGCGGATGAGGGCGCCAGTACTCGTTTGGTCAAGGGGGTGATTCATCTCCTTGAGCCAACTGTATGCCCCCTCCATCCGAGCGGGGGTAACCACTCGTTCAGCAAAGGCAAGAGCCCGTCCTGCTTCCTCTGGGTCTGGAGGAGTTGGGAGGGGCTTTCGGACTTGCTGGTGCTTTTCTCCCTTGGACTTGAACAGCCAGTGGTTGTGGTGATCCCACCAAACAAGTCCCTCTCCCATACCCTCAATGCCGAAGTGGGCTGCTACAGGGCACTTGGCCTCATAAGCATCTGTGAGTTCTTGGATGCGATCCACGGCCTCCTGCAGGCCCTCGTTGGTGGCCGGATTGAAGCGCACAGTCTCAGCCCCGAAGAACTCGACTGAGTGCATAAGCTCGTGTTCAAAAGCCCTTGTAGGCCTAAGTTTCTCTTCACCCACCTTGTAGGCAAACGGGAAGAACATGCGATGGGAAAGTCTGGATACCGCAACTCCACGCTGCACTCCAGGACCAGCCCACTCTCCCCACACAGTGATACTCTCATCTTGGGGCCACGCAAGAGGCAATACGGGTCCCAGGAGGCCGTGGTAGAGAGTACTGCCTAGTTCCTCCTCGTTCTGCTTCACCCAGGAGGCAAATTTCATGTTGTCGTTGCCTAGCGTGAGAGCCCTGTTTCGGCTCTGAGGCAGAAGCTGCCCTGAGGGTGTCAGGGTGATTCCAGCGTTTGTCCCATGAATCTTGGGACGACCTACAAAGGTCATCATGCCGGCTGATTCGAAGCCCTCCTCCCTGGACATAGAGCCAATGAGGTTCCTGAGCGAGGGGATTTTTGGGAATGGGATGAACATTCCCGCAATCTAGTTTCCTTGGGCTGAGGTGCAAGCACATTTTGCGTTACGGGCCGAATTATAATGACCCTAGGGTCATTAGTGGCCAAAGTATACCTCATTGCAGGGCAACATTGGCACCTTATTATTCCTATCAAGCGATATTTAGCACCATAACCCAGCACTGAGTAGATCACAGGCTTTAGATCGCCAGAGCGTCATGGGATCCAGAGTGTGTGGATTGGAGGCAATCTCAAAAAGCTCAATGATATCAAATACTTAGGCTTTTTTGCCTTATGATCACCCTAGGGTCTTATGTAACAATTTTGCAACAGGATCTCTTTTTCCTTGACACGTTTGGCCAAAAAGCTAAAATCCCTCTTAGGCTCATGTGCCTTAGGGCACGTGAAACTCAAGGCACGTAGGCTTTAGGAGGCTTCGCCTCCAAAGACACTCGGTCGCTTCGCTCCCTTTGAGTGTCTTGGTAAAGAGTTCTGGTTCCTAAGGCTTCAAGGCTCAAAGGCCTAAAGGTTATCTAAATGAACAGCTGCGTCCAAAATTCGCTAGGGAGCAAATAGTTGCTTGACGTGGACTCGCGGCAGCCCAAGATGTGCCTCATGAGTAGCGACAAGTACACGGCAGAGGAACTGGAGTCAATGTCAGTATGGGAACGACCTTTGGGCGTAGGCATCAGAGATGCCTACTGGATGGTTCCGGACCATGATACCCTCCGAAAACTTCGAGTGCTCCGGCCCGAACTTACGTCAGGTACGCTGACAAACGTACCTAAGCGCACCGTGCTGGTCATTCCCTCTCGCATGTCAGAGGAGGGTGCAGCGTTGTTTCTAAGAAACAACGCCATACTAGAGAGCAGGACTGAGTGGTTCATACACGAAGTCGATATGTCCCGTAGCGACTTCGTGCTATATGTCAAAGACATTCGTACACGGAACAATCAGCACCCAAACCCGGGTCACCTTGATGGTGCCTCCATATACGTCAATCCCTCAGCCGCAGTTTCGACGAAGATCAAAGCCTCAGAACTAATCCAACCCAACGAGAAACAAGAGAAAATGCCAACCAAAAAAGAAGCCCCAACGTTCAAAGATGCCGCAATCGCAGGTGCCAAGCTGGGGGCTGTTCACGCCTCAGGCGAAGCCCTCCTCAACCTCGCCGAGAAGATGAGCGCAGACATTCCAATGTTCAAGCCCATGCTGGCTACCATGGAAGGCCGCGAGGCCATCAAGCTCATCCTGGCAACGGCGATCCGCTACAGCTCCAACGCCTTCCCTGCCAAGCAGGAATCCATTCACATGGCCACCGATCTCCAGATCACCTCCAGCTTCGCCCTCCTCACAGGCAAGTACATGGGTGTGCTTGGTGAGACCGTGGCGAACATGACCAAGAGCGTGGCAGCCCTCTCGGCTGAGACTCAGACACCCGACTTCGAACCGCTCAAGGCCCCTAGCAAGCAGACTGCCAACGTGTCTGATGCAGAGATCCTATAATGGTCACCGATCGTGAGATCAGCACCATGATGGCCACTTTTGCCTCTATGGGCGTTGAAATGCCTCGCTTTGGCCCAAAGCATGAGTCTGAGCGCCACGAAGTTCCAGAGCACCTCCAGGAGCAGATCAAGGCGAAGGCTGACACCAAGCGTGCTCGTAAGAACGCTAAGCGTCTGGAGGAGTTTAGCAAGGCGTAGCCCTAAAAGGCAATCTGGTGTAAACTTGGGCTATGAGGTATTTCCTCATAGCCCTTGTCATTTCAGCTTGCCCCGCAACCCCAGGGCTCGATGGCGGTCGACTGCATACGTCCCGCGGTGTGTCTCTCCACTGGGCTCAAGATCGCTTTCCAATCCCAGTGGTCATCCATCCTGGGATGCCTCAGAGGTTCAAGGACGCTGCGAGGACCGGAGCGGACATCTGGGAGGGCGCTGTGGGCTTGAAGGTGTTTCGAGTCTATGAGGGCTCGGACTCCTTCCACATGTTCAACGGAGGTCCGCCTCACAGGGGGTACGTGTCCATAGAGGGCGCAAAGGACCTAGGCTTCCGCGGGCCACTGCGCATTCGTGGACTTGCGGAGGTCCATCAGCACCTCGGGGCCCCTGGAGAGCGTGGGGAGATCCATAGCACACACGTCTTCTTTCTCTTAGATAGATATTCAGATGAGGATGCAGTCGCGCTTGCTGTGCACGAGCTTGGCCATTGCCTTGGTTTGGCCCATGACATGCGTGACGAAGGCTCAATCATGTGGCTGTCCGCTCGCCCAGAGGCCTACATTCAGCCCGAGGACATCCTCTACGTTCGAGACAGTATCCAGCCTCCTTGACACTTTAGGATCCTAGCCCTAGGGTGTTGGGATGCCAAACTTCCCAGTATTCGTGGTGGACATTGATATCACCATTGCCGACCTGACTCATAGGGAAGAACTTCTAGTCCCCCACTGCGAACCGTGCGGCAAGCCCTCCTGGCAGGCTCTCGGCTGTGCTACCTGCGCAGGCACAGGGGGAGACTTCAAGGTTCCTCAGCACTGCTGGGATGCGTTCCTGGACGCTAGCCTACTCGCTCTTGATGAGCCTGTTCCGGAGGCTCAGAGGGTCATCAACTACCTGTACTCCCAAGGCGCCTCCATCTGGTACATCACTGGCCGCAACGAGGGCCTTCGGGAGGCGACAGAGGAGTGGCTGAGGAAGCACTTCCACGTGCCAGATGGCCACCTGAGCAAGAAGCTCCTTATGCGGCCTCTAGATTCCAAGGACGTTCCTGCGAGCGTGCACAAGCGCACTCAGGTTGAGTGGCTCATAAGTTGGGTAGGTCGTGGGGAGTCTATCGTGTTCTTCGAGGACGATCCTTACGTCCACAGACTCTACGCTGAGTACGGCCTAGTGCTCAGTGGTCCCGAGTGTTGGGCCTCCATGTGCCCTCCAGGACTGGACCCGCACGACGAAGAGTCTTGGAGGAAGTGATGGCCGAACAGACCCTTGTGTGGCTCATCGTCTTTGTCGTCGTCTGGGTTTCCCTCGACCCATAGGACGTATTTTGCGCGTGTGTTACGCGTCCCTTTTTGGTATACTGTAAGACCTTTTACCCTCTACTTTTCGGAGTTTATGTCCTATTTTGAAGCCACCGGCACCCCTGCTTACAGCGAGTTTATATACAAGTCTAAGTACTCTAAGTGGCTTGAAGAAGAAGTACGAAGGGAGAGCTGGCCAGAGACCACTGGGCGCTACATCTCTTGGTTCCAATCCCGCTTTCCTGAGCACGAGAAGGCCATTGGAAAGCTGAAGAAGCCCATCGAGAACTTCGAAGTGATGCCTTCCATGCGCGCCATGCAGTGTGCTGGGGATGCCCTCGACAGCACCCACGTGGCCAACTTCAACTGTGCCTACGCTGCAGTCGATCATCCTCGCATCTTCGATGAGGCCATGTTCATCCTGATGAACGGATGCGGCCTCGGGTTCTCTGTGGAGCGGCAGTTCGTCAACAAACTCCCCACGGTCTCTGATGAGATGCACCCCACGGACACAGTCATCCATGTGCGTGACAGCCGTATTGGGTGGGCAAAAGCCTTCAAGGAACTGATCTCCCTGCTTTACAGCGGGCAGGTGCCTAGGTGGGACGTCAGCGGCGTGCGGCTCAAGGGGGCCCGACTCAAGACTTTTGGTGGACGAGCCAGCGGGCCTGCGCCCCTCGTGGACCTGTTCAACTTCACTGTGGCCACGTTCAGCAAGGCCAAAGGCCGCAAACTCAACTCACTCGAGTGCCATGACCTCATGTGCAAGATTGGCGATGTCGTCGTCGCTGGAGGCACCCGACGTTCTGCCCTACTTTCCTTGAGCAACCTGTCTGACGATCGCATGCGTGGCGCCAAGACAGGTGACTATCGCACAAACCATCCACATCGAGACCTGAGCAACAACTCAGTCTGCTACACGGAGAAGCCGGACCTATCAGCCTTTATGGACGAGTGGATGTCCATGTACCGCAGTTACAGCGGGGAACGGGGCATTTTCAACCGTACCTCTGCAGACCTCAAGGTAGCCGAGAATGGCCGCCGTGAGACAGGGTGGGAGTGGGGGTGCAACCCTTGCAGTGAGATCCTTCTCCGCTCGATGCAAATGTGCAACCTTTCTGAGGTCGTTGTCCGCTTCGGGGACACCCTGGAGGACCTGCTGCGCAAGGTCGAGGTCGCTACCATCTTGGGCACACTCCAGTCCACCGTTACGGAGTTCAAGTACCTGCGTAAGAAGTGGCAGCAGAACTGCGAGGAGGAGCGTCTCCTCGGCGTGAGTCTGACTGGCATCATGGATCACGCAATCCTTGGGGATCACACGAACCCCGAACTTCCGGAAATGCTTGAAAAGCTCCGGGACCATGCAATCGAGGTCAACAAGAAGTGGGCTAAGAAACTAGGCATCAACCAGTCCACCGCCGTCACTGCAGTCAAGCCCTCCGGAACTGTTAGCCAACTGGTGAACTCAGCCTCTGGTATTCACCCACGTTACAGCACCTACTACATCCGACGTGTGCGCATCGCAAAGACGGATCCTGTGTTCGACTTCCTATCCTTGCAGGGCGTGCCTGTGGAGGATGATGTGCACCGAGACAACACTGCCGTGTTCTCGTTCCCCATTCATGCCCCAGAGGGGGCGGTCACCGCACGAGACATGAGCGCGCTCGACCAACTCAACCTGTGGAAGATCTACCAGGACCATTGGTGCGAGCACAAGCCCTCATGCACCGTGTACTACTCGGATGATGAGTTCCTCGCAGTCGGAGCCTGGATTTGGGAGAACTTTGATTCCATCTCAGGCATCTCGTTCCTGCCCCGTGAGGATGGCGACCATGTATACCAGCAGGCTCCTTACGAGCGCATCGACAAGGATGCCTACGAGCAGCTCCGGGCCGCTATGCCTGCCATCGATTGGGGCCAGCTTCCCCTTTACGAGAAAGAGGATACCACCACGAGTTCACACGAACTCGCCTGTGTGGGCAACGTTTGTGAGTTGGTGGACATCGAGTCCTAACCATAGTAAGATATCTACGTAAGGAAATACCAACATGAGCCTGTTTCTAGACGCCACACTGGCATTCACTCCGCCCGCTGCGGGCACCCCTGGCTACGAGCGGGTCACTGGAGCTAGCGGAGTTGCTGCTCCCTACAGCACTCGACTGACACGGGATAAGGGGATCACTATCATGACGGGCGCCGCGCCTTGCCGCATTCGCTTCACAAATGACCGGGCCGATGTTGCAACGTCAACTGACTTCCGGTTGCCTCCAAACGCGGTGATTACCTTCCGAAACGTGCCTGACAAGGTGTACCTCAACTTCATTGGGGATGGCGCAGTTACCTACGAAGCATTCGTTTGGCCGTCCGATCGATAACGCCTCCACCATCTTCAAAGGGACAATATGCCTAGATCACTAGAGCAAGTACAGGACGAGATCCTCCGAGTTGCAAAGGACCTGGATCTTGATCCAAGGTCTCCCTTATTCTCGCGGCGCACGTTCCTGAAGAGTGACCCCGACGTTACTCGGCATGATATCGAGCAATACGGTGGGTGGGCAAAGGTCAAGGCGGATGCAGCCCATGTGGCTGGACTCGAGGTCAAGACCAATGGTCCCGAGACTCGGGGCGTTGAACTGCGTAACAACTACGTGCGCCGGCTCGAGCGCATCGTGGGCGCCAAGGATTACTTCGGAGATCGTCTTGCTGAGACGATGGAGAAGACGATCAAGGCAAACCCAGTCAAGCTGAACAAGGGCGCCTACAAGACCTCGCGGTCCAAGGCCAAGCCCAACCAGGCATTGACGTTGGTGTGGAGTGACCTTCACTTTGGAGTGGACGTAAACGACTTTGAGGTGCTTGGCAGCAACTTCAACTGGACGATCGCCGCCCGCCGAATGGCGATGCTGTGCGTTGAGGCCGTCGAGCACGGGGCCAACTCGGACGTCAAAGAGCTTCGAGTCGTTCTCAACGGGGACATCATGCAGGGCGTCATCCACTTGGACGACACCAACATCAAGCCCATGACAGAGCAAATCTGGGCAGCAGCTAGCATCCTCATCGCTGCCATCGACTACCTCAGTCAGCACTTTGTCAACGTGACGGTGGTGTGCCTGCCCGGCAATCACGATCGCATGACCTATAAGAACAGCTCTCGGGAGCTGTCTCAACGGTGGGACAGTCATGCCCACAGCCTGTACCTGGCCCTGATGCTGACGTTCAAGAACACCAAGGTGGAGTTTGACATCCCGTCTGCGGGCATCGCCTTTGTGGATGACCTCAACGGGGGCCTGATTATGGCCTCTCACGGCGACACTGCCCCGGATTCGAAGAACGTATCTCGAAGTATCTCAGTAGGCCACATGGCCGACACGCTCCTGCGGATTCAGGAGTCCAAGGTCATCAACAAGAAGATCTCGGTGGCAATCTTTGGCCATTGGCACACTCCCACTGTGCAGATGCTCCCCAATGGAGCTTGCCTCATCGTGAACGGTTCGCTGATTGGTGGAGAGCCTTTCGGGCAGAACGGCATCGGCACGTTCAATCCAGAACCCGCTCAGATCATGTTCATATCCCGCACGGGCCGGCCTGTGAGTAATGTCTCCATCGTGTGCGTACGGGAAGCGGATGATGACACAGAACTGGACAAGGTCATCCCAACTCCCAAGTTTATCCACAACGGAAAGATGTCGGTGTAGAATATGACGTTGATTCTCGCAGCACGTGGGGCCGAAGGGGACGCAATCCTCGCAGGCGATCGCTACCTGGGAGAGCCAACTTCGCCCATATTTGATCTATTGGCGGTGCCTAAGATCTCCCAAGTCTTTGGTGGGGAGGCGTGGTTTGGTTACGCCGGAGACCCCACCAACATGGACCAACTGATAGAACTGATGGCGGGCCACTCAGGCACCCTGTCTCTGTTCACCAAGATCGCCCGCAAGCAGATGCCCGAGGAGCGTCCTGACATCTCAGGGCTCCTTGTCTGGGGGAAGGATATCTACTACATGGACGAGGGGTACGCATGGTTCCAGACCTCACGCCCCTTTGCAGCCATCGGTATTGGTAGAGACTTCGCCATGGGCTCACTGGCCTATGCTGCCAAGACAGGTGCCCTGTCCCGCAACCCGCTTCTTGCGATCCAGCGTACAATGGCGCTTGCTGCGTCTCACAGTGACGGAATCAAGCCGCCATTCGACTACTCCGTAGATTAGGTACTTGGCATAGGCTGAGTACGGTGCTATGTTCCTGAAATGAACAAAGCAATCCCCCTGCTCGAAGAACTAATCGAATCCGAAGACGTCAACCCAGAGGAGCAAGAGACCCTGGTGTGGACTATTGAGGCTGTTCTATGCGTCCAGACGCTGTGGAGTATGATCTCCGAACTGGCTGACGTGTCCCCCGAAGAGTCAGCTGGCTACTCCGACTCCGACAAGGTGGAGGCCATTCTGGAGGCCGTGTCTCAGATCGGCAACGAACTTGCCGCGGCAGTCATGCTCCTGGCCAACGCAGACGACTCCATTGCTGAGGCCCTTCGCACGATGGGCAACAACTACCAGTCCCATACACCGGACCCCAAGGCCGGCGCGATGATCAAAGAGGCCCACGACCGCCTTGCGGACAAGGTTGAAATGACCCGCAAAATCCGGGATATGACAGCAATCGTGCAGCCTCGCGCCCAGCGAAAGTAGTTTTACTCTTGACACGTGCCCCAGGCCCGCTAAGTTTGGGTCATGGAGGACGAGTAATGGGCGCAATGCAAGATGCACTGCTGTCTGCAGTGGATAAGGGATACAGGGTCGAGGGCAAGTACGTGATTGGGCCCGCTAGAAGGCCGCTCAAGCTCCTGGTGTCTAGGAAGGGCTACCCCCGATTCAAGGTGCGCCACGCTGGGGAGTCCCACTTCGTAGCCGTACACAGGCTCGTGGCGTTCTTTGCCTGGGGGGAAACTATTTTTGAAGAAGGTATCGTAGTGCGTCACATGGATGGGAACAAGCACAACTTCCATGTAAGCAATCTACAACTTGGGACAGTCAGAGACAACTCGCTGGATGAGCCCTTGGAACTTCGAGTGGCCCGTGCCAAGCACGCAGCAGCTGAACGCAAGCTCAGCCAAGCAACACAGGACACCATAGTCAACCTAAGAAAATGCGGGCACACATACGCATACATCGCCAAAGAACTAGGCATTTCTCACTCCTGTGCCCACAGGTATGGTAAGATGCCGTAACTGATTTCTCAGAGCGTGGGCCAATCTGGTAGGCCGCCTGTTTTGGATACAGGAGATTGCAGGTTCAAATCCTGCCGCTTTGACCGAGAGCCCCGGTTCTCTACTCCCCGTTCGTCTAATGGCTAAGACGTTGGTTTTTGGTGCCAACTATCTCCGTTCGAATCGGAGGCGGGGGTCCAGTTTTGATCCATGCTATAATGGCTAAATGAGCCAGGGAGAAGTGTGGTATTATCGGGACTTTCGATCTGAAGAGATCGTAGGTCCCTTTTTCTATGGGGTCGCCAACGAACAGGCCCGTCGCTACAGTGAAGACAACGACTCCGGCCTAGCTGAGTTGATGGTCGAGGGCCCCAATGGCCTTGAGGTCTACTACACCTATGTCCGGGGCCGCCAGACTCTTCGGGGTAAAGCGGCGCGCGACGCTTCCGCGCACAACAAGCCTCCCTACTTATGAACTCCCTCCTAACCAGTTTTATCGAGAACATAGTGGGCCTAACTAGCGTGGGTGTTCTTCTCATCACATTGCTGGCGGTGTACGGCATCCATAGACTGAAGGTGCGGCTCGACAAGACCGCGGACTACAAGCGCTACAAGGACTTCGTGGATACCATGTCCGAGGGCCACTACGAGTGGACTCCGGGAGCTGGCGTTCGGTGGAGCAGCGGTCGACACCACGCCGCCTTGGGCTATGTGGACATCCTCCCAGAGGTTGACGACTGGCTGTGCCTAATCCACAAGGATGACCGCCCAGCCGTACAGGCAGCTTTCGATCGCTGTGTAATGTACGGAGAGCCTTACCAGCAGATTGTGCGCGCCCGAAAAGTGTCTGGAGAGTGGACGTACCACCTAGACATGGGAATGCCGTTCTTTGATGACGACGGACAGGTGTGCATGGTGATGGGCACTCACATGGACGTGAGTGAACTTGTGGAGGCACAGAACAGACTGAAGATGGCCCATTCCGAACGAGACCAGTTCACCTTCATCGCCTCCCACGACCTGAAGGAGCCCATCCGCACCATGATGATGTGTGCAGATGTGATCATCGATCCAGAGACGCCTGAGGACGTCAGGAAGGACTTCGCCGAGCAACTGATCAAGAGTGGGCACAAGGGCTTCTCCGTCATCGAGTCGTTTGTGAAGTTTGCGAAAATAGGAGTAGAGATCGACCCCGTCCCAGTGTCCCTCAGTTTGGTGGTGTCCGACGCTCTTCAGACCTACAAGAACCGCATCGAGACAACACAGCCTGAGTTGACCATTGATGTGCCTGAGGAACTACATGTCAAGGGGGAGCATGCCCTACTCATTCAGGTAGTTGAGAATGTCCTAGGAAATGCCCTAAAGTTCAGTTCAAAGGTAGAAAAACCAAGTATTGATATTAGTGCTAAACTGAAGTATCCTTATGTAGTACTAAGTGTGACAGACAATGGAATAGGTATAAGTTCAGAATACGTAGACAAGGTGGGTCAGGCTTGTTTCAAGCTCAATCCGGAGCGCGAGTTCTCAGGCTCCGGTTTAGGCCTCACTCTAGTGAAGAAGATCGTCGAGTCACATCACGGCAAGATAGAAGTCAGTAGTCGAGGGATTGGCCACGGAACTGAGGTGCGAGTGCACCTTCCATTCGCAGAAAGCTCCACATGATCAGAGTGCTGCTCATCGAGGACAGTGAGACGGACATCAAGTTCGTTAAGAACGCTTTTCGGAACCTACCCTTTGAGTTCATTGTGGCTCGAGACGGCGAAGAAGGGCTCATATTGGCAGAGGAATCCTATCCCGACCTCATATTCCTCGACATCAACCTTCCCAAGATCCGCGGGGATAAAGTGTTGGAACTGCTCAAAAAGTTCCCTACGACAAGATCCATACCCGTGGTTGTCCTCACAAGTTCCACCAATACCGACCACATTCGAGCCGCCTACAACCTCCAGTGCGCTGCATACATGTCTAAGCCAGCCACGCCCGCGAAGTTCAAAGAGTTCGCCAAGGCCGCCGACACATGGTGGGTCCACAACATATCCCTCCCCTAGATCCCATGCGTACCCGTTCTGAAAGAAAGACTGTGAACCTATGCAGCCTTGCCGATGACTCGTGCAAGGACAAACTCTCGTGGGCATTGGAAAGCGTAGACTCCGGACAAAAGCTTCAGGTGTGTGATACTCACCTCGCCAACGCGATCCGCACACTAGGCACCCCCGCACGGGTGGAGCCCTTCAAAGGAGCTTAGTCATGGCTGCTAGAGACCGACACAACAAGAACTGCCGCTACGACAAAGAGGTCCCATGCGTGATCAAGCGTCAACGCAGGAGCGAGCGGCAGAAGGCACGGATCTCCCTAAAAAAGGGCGAGGAAGACAAGATTGAGCGCTTTAGGTCTACACAGGGCTGGTGTTCATGGTAGACTCAGGGTTCCGGGAGTAGTCTAAAGGAAAGACGGCTCATTCCAAGCGCCGGATTAAGTTACCGGCGAACCTTTGGGGTGGGAAGATGTAGCCTCGAACGTTACCTCCCGTTCCAACTCATGCTGTTCGCCCTCTCATCCCTAACCGCCGCGATGCTCCAGGCCACCAACCTGTGGAGTATGTCGAAGGGCCACATCCCCCACCTCCGCCTCTTTATCACCTACGTGATGTACGGGGGCGTCGAGCTTTGGCTGGCTCTTAGGGACCCTTATCAGCGATGGCTCCTGGTGTTTGTGGTTCTGGACGCGTGGTGCGCTACGATGGCCGTTGTGGGGATGGTCAGGCAGTTTAGGCTCAAGTACCGCGCTTAGAGCCATACTCACACAGACTCAAATGTGCTACTATTGGGAAATGAACATCCCAGTTGAGATACTTCTAGTGGAAGACAATGTTGACGATGCGGAGCTGCTCAAGAGCAAACTGCGTCGTACGCAGATCTTGCGCGCGAACGTCACACAGGCTGGGTGGCTCTCTACGGCTCTCCAGGCACTGAGCACTCGAACTTTTGATATCATCCTATTGGATCTCACTCTTGAGGACTCCAGCGGGGTAGATACTGCTGTGAGCGTGATCCGGGCGGCGCCCAACGTGCCTGTGCTCGTCCTGTCAGGACGTGACGACCTCCAAGTCTCAATGAACTCCGTTTCGGCCGGGGCCCAGTCGTTCATTGTCAAGAACCACGACATCGCTCCCGAGATGCTGGAGCGAGAGATCATCTACGCACTCAAGCGTAAGCACCGTGAGACTCAGGCCAAGCGGATGCTTCTCGAGTCGCACTCCAACCTGAACGCGGGAGAGTTTACCGGGGCCACCGCCCTGTCTCCTCACATCGACCTCTTTGAGGACATGTTCCACAAGATCAAGGAGTACTTGGTCCTCAACTCCCCTAGTGCGTACGATCGCGTCGTTGAGATCCTAGAGGCGGGCGGGGTCGACAGTGCCCTTCAAGACGCCCGCTCCCTAATGTCCCTGTACCAGGAGCGCACAACCAAGCCTCCGCCTTCTCCAGCCCTGCAAGCACTTCAGAAACGTATCAAGTCCAGCCCAGATATCAACACGCCAGTAGCCGCCAAGGAGGCCATCAGTGAGGTATTGACACAGTGGGACGACGATATTTGGGGGACTAAGTAATGCAAGAAAAGACACTACTAGAGCACACCGCTGAGATCACCCGACTCAAGGAAAAACAGACTGAGTTGCTCTTCAAGCTTGCCGCACTTGAGGGACTGGCTCTTCGTGGGGACGGGGAGAACTCCGACCAAGGCCGTAAGATCGCTGACCTTGTGGAGAAGTTCAAGGTCTTCGTTTCGCGTAACGAAGTGTTAATAAACTCCCTGGAGGACAGGGTTGTGAAACTTGAGGGCACCGTCAAGGCCAACGCAGACGAGCAAGGCAAACACCACCGAGAGTTCATGCTTCTCAAGGGCACTCTTGAGGGCCAGCGTGTGGCAGAAGCAACTGGACGCCACCGACTGGCCGAGGTGCGGGCTGAGATCGATCGGACCACGCCCATGGGCGAGGATTCGGCAATAAAGGCATTCATGAGCAAGAATGGCCCCATGATGGGATTGATTGCCATCGTGACCACCCTGGTACATCTCGTAGTTTATCTGGTTGAAAGACTAGTTCCATAGTATAATGATAGCTTAACCGGTTTTTGTTCACTTATAAGTATTGGAGTAGTTATAAATGGCTGCAGTAGTAGATAGCGATTACTCTATCTCCGCAAATGGTGACATCCGTTACACGGGTACAACCACAAATAACACCGTCATCGAGTTTCACCGATGGCTACAGGCCAAGGCTGACGACGCTGTTGCTGCGCCTAATGACCTTCTTGATATCACAAATGATACGCCCTCCGAGCGTTCGACGGATAACATTATCACGCTGAACGCGCCGTACAATATTGACGACACGCTTGCAGAACACCTCTACGACGGATCTATTATCCAGGATGGCGGAGATACTATCTATGATGGTATCGTAAACTTTGGTAATGCCACACACATCGCAGTCATCCATTTAGAGGCTACACTTGCACTAGTGTCCGCGCGCCTTTCCACCATGGAGGAGCGTGAGAGGATTGCCTTTGCCAAATCCAGAGGTAACGGGCCCACTGGATAGGTGGAGTAAGCATGGCGCTACAAATAAACTGGCTGACGAGAGTCATCACTGTGCCCCGTGCTGATCTTACTCTCATATCTGCGGGCCCTCCGGAGGTTCGACAGCTGGACATCAACGCGTTTAGGCTAGAACTAAAAGCTATTGAGGCAAGTGAAGAGGGTGAGCCTTTTGAGGACACCCATCAACACAACACATCTGTGAACCTTTCAGGCGTTACATTTGCTAGAACTGTTGAGATTATCAATGGCTACACAGTGACCTTTGAGGACGGGCAGTACGCTGTGAACTTAGTTGGGGCCAACTCCAATATTGCAGATGTGGCTAATGTCAACCAAGTGTCTATCCGGTCTTTCAACGCCGCAGGGCTAATCTCTGTCACAAGCGGGTCGGGCTTGGATGTTACTCAAGCAGCGCAACTTGCCCAGGTATCAGGTGACACTACCGCCATACTTGCAGACACGGACACCTTGAAGACCTCCGTCACTGCACTACAGGCCGAATCCGCAGTCCTCATACTGGACACAAGTGTGATCAAGAAACACCTACAGAATAGGCTTGAGGTGGACTTCACTGCACAAGAGCTTGTCTTATATGACGACGATGGGGTCACCCCTCTCAGACGCTGGCCCATTGAAACGGCTGGTGGGGAGAATGTGACTACGGGAACTGGCGTGCAAACTAAGAGAAAGGCCAACATCATATGATGCAGGGCCTAAATACCCTGGGTGGTGCGATCACCCAGAACCTAAACGCACCAGGACCAGGGTTTTTTGACACAATCGTCATTAGGCCTCCTACGGCCCCCACCCGTCCAAGGCCTATTGTGGTACAATGGCCTGCTAGCCATGTTGTGGAGTTTGCCCCCATCTGGCGAGTGCTCGACCTGAGTGGGATTACTAGTTCCGTAAGAGAATCAAAGAACTTCACAAAGATGGGTTTGGTATACCTGAATGGCAATCTTGCCAAGCAAGACACTTTAGTCCGCATAGGAAATCTGTTCACACTCGAGGTAAGGCTGCCTAATGGGATGTCCATGTCCCGGCACATACTCCTAGTACACAGGCCTTACCACCGAAAGCCAAGAAGCATATGAGACGACTACTCCCCTACATTTGGACTTGGCCTCTTGACGTCCTCCTTTGGATCCTTTGGATCCTTCCATTCCGAGCGGCGTGGGGCCGCGACCTTCGGTGGGAAGAGGGCTCGTTGGCCTTCACCCTCAAGGAGGACAGTTGGCCCATGCGCACGTGGTACAAGGACTGGAGTGGCACATCCATCGGTCATGCGCTCATGTACGCCCCTCACGTGAAGCCCGCAGCAGACGGAACGCTTCACCGAATCACGGTGCATGAGCAGTTCCACGTAAAGCAGTTCGAGAGCATCACGCTAGGATCTTTCCTCTGGGCTTGGGTGCCTTTTGGCGTCTTAGCAGCTTATGGGCATTGGACGGCAGCGTTTGTTTGCGGTAGTATCCTATGGTTGGGCGCGACTCTTCAACACGCAGTAGGTAACTGGCTATGTGCCTGGATCCGAGGAGAGCGAGCCTACCGCGATAGCTACCATGAGCAAGCTGCTTATGCCGTAGATTACAAGTACCAACAAACGGGTAAGCGCATCACATAGCGCTTAGAAGGACAAACATGAGACCACAAGACCGACGACCACAAATCGACCCTAAGACCCTACACAAGCGACGACGGCGCCCAGAGGGCCCAAAGCCCCCTGCCTTCTCAGCGATCAACCGAGTTGACGCTGCCGGCAGGACACTCGCTCCTGGAGGCTACACGGTGGCTGGCCAGGAGTCTCGAGGGTTTGAGACATTCACTCGCTACGTGATGGCCCACCAGGCCATCGAGATGGTGGTGAATCCAAAGAAGGACCGAGCATTTCGTGTGCTTCGGGGCTCCTGTATCATTGAGACACTGGAGGGCGATGACAAGACCTCGGTCGCAACAGGCATCGAGACTGGGGACGAAGTTCTTGTTCCTGGTGGCACCCCGCATCGAGTGGTGACAGTGGGCTCCTTCGTCGAGTTGCTCGTCATCCAGGCGTACAAGTACGAGGCTGCTCTTGAGCAACTAGAGGACGCCATTGTTACGGGTGACCCAATCACTGAGGTCGAACTAATGTCGCCTGACGAGATTCGGGCACAATCGAACCCTAACCTGCCTCGTCGTCGCCCCTACGGCATGCAAAAAGCCCAGGAGCAGCAGTTGGAGGTCTTCAAGACCTTCAAGCCTGATGCCGTTCCGCAAGGCCCGCCGCCCGTCGTGCCCCAAGGCTCCGTTCCCATCAACATCCGCCCAACCGGCGGCGCTGACCTAGACCCTTCTCTCGCTGGCTAACGTATGAATCTCTTTCTTCACCCCGCCCTGTTCAAATCTGTTGGCGCCGATGGCGAACGCGGCCTTGTGGGCGTGGGTGAGGGAGAGCTTCTTGAAAAGGCTAAGGGTTATCAGGGCAAGGGAGGTGGGCGTGGTGCCTACAAGACTCCGGACAAGCCGGCAAGCCCTAAGTTGACCGTCAAGACTGGCACCATAAAGCCCCCAAGCAACGTAGCAGGCCCAGGCATGGCCGAACCCAAGGCAGGTGGAGCTGCTGACCCATCACCTAGTGCCCCGGCAGCAAAGAACCCCGCCTGTCCTTACGGGGGAGGCAAGGAATGCATCTCCCATGGAGGAAACGGCGCGGCTACTCATGCCCCTGACAGTGAGTCAGCTAAGGCCCATGCTGCCTTCAAGGCCAAGGGACCTGAGGAGAAAGAGGACAGCCCAGAGGCTGAAACTCCCGGTGAGCAGGCTGCTACAGACAAGGCCACGGCCGAGACGGCATCTCGAAACGAAGAGGCTAACAAGGACCCACTTCACCAGAAGAAGAACGATCAGCAGGCATTCACCAACGGGGAGCACGGCCGCACTGACGACCCAATGGAGATGTACCAGCAGGCTGCGGCAGCCGAGAAAGCGGGAGACTCAAAACAGGCGGAGGCTCTGAGGCAGCAAGCGCAAGCAAGCATAGAAAGTCCTGGTGACCACCAGTTCATGTCAGAGCGACTCAAGAACGCGGGCATGCACAAGGAGGCCCAAGCACATGAGAAGGCACACAAAGAGGGACTGAAGGCTGCTGTCGGTGAGAAGGCTAAAGCAGCCAATGATAAGTTCCAGAACACTCCAGACCCTGTCCTAGAAGCTAAGCGCCAAGCAGGGCAAGAGAAGCTCTATGAGCGTAAGATGGCTGATCATGAGGCCAAGCAAGCCAAGGTGGACAAAGAGCGAGCAGACGCTCAGCGCTCCAAGAAGGAGAAGTTTGAGTCTCAGGCCGCCAAGCACCAGGAAGCCAAGGACCGAGCAGACGCCGACGTGAAGGCGGCTACGAAGAAGATTGAGGAAGCCAAGGCAGCCCACTCAGAGGCCAGTGAGAAGCTGAAGGAGGTCAAGGGCCAGAAGCCTTCTTTGAAAAAGGACAAGTCCAACAAGATCCAAAACAAAATCAAGGCCAAGAAGAAGGAGATCGCAGAGCACCGCTTGAACGCTCCCACCTCTGAGAAGGTGGACAGGGCCAAGGACGCACTCGAGGCTCATTCTGCTAAGGAGCCGAAGATCAGTGCAGGCGCAGCCGCCAAGGTCAAGTGGACGGACAAGAAGAATGCCCTAGCTGCCCAGGTCAAGACCGCTCAAAAGGCCCACAAACTAGATAAGCAAGAGCACAAGGCCAAACTCAACAAGATGCAACGGGAGGCGCACGACCTATCCGGAGCCCATGACGAGGCCAAGGCAGCCGAGGCCGCGGAACATCAGGAGGCTTTGAAGGACTGGGAGAAGGAGACTGCAAAGGCCGAAAAGGCCAAGAAGAAGGAAGAGGAGCGCATCTCGGCCATCGAGGGGGCTCGGAAACAAGCTAAGGAAGCTGGGGCCGAGGCTTCTCAAAAGGTCCGTGAGAAGCAGGGTGAAGCCAAGGCCGCTGAGAAGGAAGACAATCAGAAGGCCAAGGAAGAGCAAGCCGCCGCCAAGGCCGAAGAGAAGAAGATGAAGGACGAGGAGCGCGCTCGCATAAAGGCGGACCGAGAGAAGAAGCGGCAAGAGAATGCTGCCAAGAAGAAGGCCAAGCAGGACGAGGGCGACAAGGACCTAGCCCGAGAGACCGTGCAGAAAGACGACGAAGAAAAGGCACGCAAGGAGCAACATGACCGCAGCGGGCCCTCGTACATGAAGCAGGCAATCAACGCAGGAAAGAAGCTTGGCCAAGTCGTCACTGCTCCAGGGGCCACGGTACAGAGTGCGGGCTCCGGCGCCTCAGCCTTGACTTACGCAGGCCAGGGCATTACACAAGCAGGTCACTCTATGTTAGACTCTGTTAGGTCCAGAAAAGCAAGACGATGAAGTTGTATCTCGATAACACCATAAGCAAAGCTCTCGGACAGTCCTCTGGGGCAAAGGAGACTCCTGACGAGAAGCAGGCCATCCAAGCCTACGAGACCTCTTTTGAGAAGGACCCTATTGGGGAAGCCCCAGGAGAGGCAGTGGACAACCAGGATGACAGCAAGCCAGTGAAGAAGGCCCAGCCTTTTGACGGTGGCTTCACGTCCGAGGAGGCCGCTCGCGCCGCTGAGAGCCTTGGTATCGATTTCAACTCGACCTCCTTTGACCTCAGTGCGTTCACACAGGGCATGAACGCCGAACGCGAGCACTCCGACGTGTCTAAGGAGGCGGGCGTCATAGGTAAGATCGCCCACTCGCACCTCAAAGAAGACCCAAAGTACTACGACAAACTTGAGGAGATGGAGAAGTCTGAGGCCTCCAACATTCTCAAGTCGTTTTGCGGAAGCATGGACAAGTACATCCGTAAGGCCGACCCTCTTGAGGAGGAGTTCCTCTTGTCCAAAGGCTTCACAATGAAGGATATACATAGTCCTTCTCTTCGGATAAACTCCACCCTCCGGAGCGAGTTCAACTCTTGGCTGTGCTCTCGCCTCGTCCTTGACCCTCGAGATATCCTAGGAAGATAGCATGGTAGACATCAAAGTAACTGCAGAGGATATCGATCAGGTACATAAGTGGCGTGACGCTACGAGGTCAATCCCGGCGCTCGTACGAGAGGATATCGTCAAGGGCAACTACAAGCCTGCTTCGCCCAAGATGGACTTCAAGGCCCTCCAAGAGGACCCTCTGGCCATCCAGTACAGCATGGGATACAAGGACCGTCGTCACAGTATCTCGTACGACATGGCCCGACACGTTGTGCAGAACTTGTCGCTGCTCAGTTCGATCATCAACACCCGTACGGCACAGATCGCATCTTTTGCCCAGCCGTTTCGCTTGTCGGGCAGTCTGGGCTTTGTGATCAAGCACAAGAACCCCGCCAAGGTCACCACTAAGGGTGAGCGGGAGATGATCCGCAGCATGGAAGCCTTCATGTACAACTGCGGCGCGGAGAAGCCAAACCCTCACAACAAGGGAGAGTACGTCCGGGACGACTTCGAGACCCTCATCAGGAAGCTCGTCCGGGACAGCCTTACCTTCGACCAGGTGTGCGTAGAGATCGTGAACGACCGGCGGGGGCTTCCTTACGAGTTCAAGGCAGTCGACGCCGCAACGATCCGCATGGCTGCTAAGCCTCCAGCCACGTACGACGACGACCCGTGGGGCTACGCAGACCGCGGATTTGTGCACTCCAGCAACCCGTACGCCCGCATTCACGCCGCCCAGAACGACCCAGCGAACAAGAACCCCTCTTACGTCCAGGTCATCAACGGGCAGTTGTTCCGGGCTTTCACTCGTGAAGAGATGGCATTCGGAGTCCGTAACCCCCGAACTGACATTTACGTGCAGGGTTACGGCCACAGCGAGATCGAGCAACTGATCACAATCATCACTGCCCATCTTTACGCGGAGGAATACAACCGCCGCTTCTTCATGAACGCCTGCGTAGCAGGGCATACCCTTGTGCACACGGAAGAGGGTATGACGGAGATCAAGGATCTAGTCGGTAAAACCTTCAAGTCATGGAACGGCGAGGAGTTCGTGGACTCCACAGCAGTCTCGTCCGGCCATAGGACCGCGGTAGTTACTACCCTAAATGGCCTTAACGAGATTACGACCTCACCCGATCACAAGTTCCTTACCTTCAATTCGGAGGGTGACTGCGTGATGGTACCCATCGAGGACTTGAAGGTTGGAGACTATGTAGCGCAGTCAAAGACGGCCGAGGAGTTCGCCCCGTTAGCGCCTGTGCAGGTCGAGGTGGGTACTCATAACAAGTGCCCAGTAAGGACTGTTGGTGACTTGGACGCAGAGTTCTACGAGTTCATCGGATGGCTGGTGGGCGACGGATTTATCTCCAATAACCATGCTAGTTTGAACTCTAAGTTTGATTGCAGATCGTACACAGTACAATGCTGCTTTGGGCCTAAAGATGCTGATGCCCGCGCTAGATTTAGGGAAATGCTCACACGAAGAGACATAAACTTCAATGAGTGCGAAACGGATTACTCTAAGAGCGATGCACATTGGGGCACGAGTGTCGTACACACCCTACAGATTAGGAACAAAGGACTCTTTGAGTTCCTTCGAGACGTAGTGGGTATGAGTGAGAGCAAGTCCCATGAAAAGACCGTTCCCACAAGAGTATTTAAGGAGTCTAAGGAAAACAGGGCTGCATTTCTGCGCGGACTGTTTAGCGCCGACGGGTTCATCAAGAACAAATTCCAAGCACACTTCTGTTCCTCTAGCAAAGAACTGGTTGAGGGGGTACAGCAGGTATTGTGGACATTGGGCATTCGCAGTACCTACAGCCATACCCTAAACAACAGTTCAGGAAGGCAGTGCCACTACGTAAGAGTATCTGACCATTTGGAGTTTGCGGAGCAAGTAGGGTTCATTCTTGACTACAAAAGGCAAGTGTTTCCCAAAGGCTACACCCGAGAGAGAGAGTCTATTCCTAGGCCACTTCAAATGGCACTGTATGAGAAGTTGCTAGGCAAGCCCTGCACTCTAAAGTATTTCTCATACTCAAAACTAAAGGCCGCCGAGAAGCGCCACAACGCGAACCTAGAGGCACTAAAGTATAGTTGGACTAAGATCACTAAGATCGTAGATACGGGCATTGAAATCCCTACCTATGATGTTGTGCAGGCGCACCACAAGCACAGGTGGTCTACAGGGCCTTGTATCGTCTCGAATTCGATGCCAAAGGGCATCCTTGCTATCAAGGGTGACTCCATGGACACCGACATGTTCGAGGGCTTCAAGCGGGAGTGGGAAGCCAACGTCGCAGGCACTGCCAACGCCTTCAAGACGCCCATGATTCAGTCTGAGGCAGGCATCGACTGGATCAACATGAACCCGTCAAACCGGGACATGGAGTACGGCCAATGGGTGGAGTACCTAGTCAAGCTGATCACTGGTGTCTTCCTCTGCGACCCCGCAGAACTGAACTTTGACCTAGCCGGTGGTGTGCAGCAAACTCCACTATTTGAGTCTTCGAGCGAATGGAAGCTCAAGGCGTCTCGCGACCGCGGGCTCAAGCCGCTTCTCCGGTTCTTCAGCAAGTTTTTCAACGACAACATCGTCTCTCGGATGGATGACAACTTCATCTTCGAGTTTGTTGGGCTAGACGAACTTACCGAGCAGGAGAAGCACGAGTTGCACAAAGAGCAACTGGCGTCCTACAAGACCCTCAATGAGATTCGACGCGCCGAAGATCTGCCTGATGTTGAGCACGGCGACCTTGTGCTCAATCCTACCTACATCCAGGCTATGCAGGTCACTCAGCAGATGGAGCAGGCTGAGCAACAGATGCAGCAGGCTGCCCAAGCCGACTCAGCGCCTTCCCAGGAGCAGGGGGACGCCGACGGTGACGGCACCCAGGACCAGGACGAGGGCATTCCAGACTACGCCTCTCAGTTCGTGAAATCCATGGTCAGGGCCCCTCAAATCCTAGAGATCCAGTTGGACGACTACGACACCTGGCTAGATGTGTGGCGTCAATAGCATGGACCTAGTTATCGAAGCGAAGGCGGGCACCAAGCGCCGTGGATACTACAAGCGGATAGACTACGGGTACATCAAGAACACCCTAGGATCTGACGGGGATGAGGTGGATGTGTACGTGGGAACCCACTACGACTCACCCCTCGTGTTCGTGGTGGACCAGATGACGGGCCCGGATTTCACTGAGTTTGACGAGCAAAAGTGCTTTGTGTACTTCCAAGACGAGCAGCAGGTTCGGGACGAGTACCTGGCCCAATACGACGATGACCCTCGAAGGCTGGGGTGCATAAGGGCTGTTCACATAACTTCTTTCCTGCATCAACTCGAGGCTAATCCAGGCCAAATCATAAAGGCATTGATGGTCAACCCTATAAGTGCTAAAATCAAGGTAATCTCTAGTGAGGAATCTATGAACAAGAATCTAAAGGAAGCTATCAATGTACTTGATGGCGTCACTTCCATTGTCAAGGGACTTTCCTCTAAGAAAGAGACTGCGGCACCGGAAGAAAAGGTGGAGAAGGCTCTCACAAGCATGCATGTGCCGCGAGTAGCCCTCAGCGAGCACAGGTCACTCGCGGCCGTGGACATGGAGAACAGCAGAATCGGCACCGTCCGTACCCGCAACGCTGGTGAGCCTCCAGTGGTTCCTGTGCGCTCAATAGCCGCCCAGCCCCTCAGGTCATCCGACCCACGAGGCACCGGAGTGACCTACAAGTCCTGCGGAGCTTGTGGAACGATGCACAAGAGTTTGGCTGAGTGCCCTCGATGCGAGTACACCACTCGAACAGCTCCTACCAAGCTCTCCGCAATCGAAGACTAGTATGAACCTCATCCTACCGGACAGCCTATGTAAGGCCGAGTCGACGCGGGCAAAAGATGGTCCCACACAGACCAACGAGCAGGGAGAGACTCGTGGAGGCAAGTACGCCGCACGCCTGCAGGTGGGGTACGAGAAAGACGGTAGTCCCCGATACAAGTACTTTGAGTCCTTCGACGCCCGAGACAAATACCTCCAGGAGCGCGGCCAGAGGAACGCCGGCAAGGGCGAGGATCTGAAGAACAAGCTCTCAGACGAAAAGCAGAACTCTAAGGAGAAACAGGGACAGACTCCAGGAAAGGTCGAGACGGGAAACCTGTTTGTGTCCACTAAGAAGGACAAGAACAAGGTCGACAAGAAGACTGAGCCCAAGAACAACCCTAAAGACAAAAAGGACAAGAACGACGAAGGCGTCAAAAAGTCCCTACCAGCAGGCACCCCACTCTTCATTTGGCAGATTGATCTATGACTACAAACCTACTCCCCAAAGTCCCCGTCCGCTTCATTGCGGCCAACGATGAACTAGTGAAGAGTATGCCGGGCGCCTCGCGGCGTCACGACATGACAGACTACTCACGTCCAACTGAGTACATCATGGAAGCCCCGAGGGGCAGTATGTACCGCGCACCCGCGAATCGGGCATCGGGTAACCGAATGTTCCGACGCAACCCTGATGGCTCCCTGGCCATCGACTACGCGGTGGGGCAGATCAAGATCGCCATCGTAAAGGTTCGAGACGGCATCCAACTCAACACCGCCGAAGAGGTCGCCCTTTCGTGCGTGTTCCCTGGAGTGTTCTGCTACCTGGACCCTGCAACCGCGGCTTCCTTCCGCAACGTGCAACTCGGCATCTCAGCCGAGGAGCAAATGATGCTCGCTTTTGCAGTTGCGGACCACCTATCGGCGGAAGACGAGTACCGTCTCTCAAACCACGGCCGATAGTGAAGATCAACACAAACCTCAGCGCCACTCAACTCGAGGCTATCTCGAAGGGTGTCGCCAAAGCAGCTCGAAAGATGCTGAAGCCCTACAAGGCGAGCAACCCCGCTGAGAAAGAACTCATGGACGGAATGGACTCGTTGTTTGATGAACTCCTTTCGGACATCTCACTAGACGTCAAAGAAATACTAGGTGAACCAAATGGATAACTGGACAACACGCAAGCCCATGAACATTCAGGGCCTATTCACTCACGAACTTCATGAGCCTGTGAAGGTCCCTGCGAATCGCTGGAAAGCCCAACGAGATGCCGATGGGACTCCCCACACCCGCCACGGCGCAAGCGCACTCCATCCTCCGGATGCGGGCCCTACGCTCGTTATTGGCGACGCACGGCCCGCCATCGCGAAGGCGCTCCCCTCGGTCCCGAAGCGAAAACTTGAAGATGCAGAGGCCGTCGTCAAGGCATTCCTCTCCAAGACGGATCAGGCAGCAGCGGTCTCCAAGTCCAACGAGGTCTCCAAGTCTCTTCGAACTAACGTGGAAGAATCAGGTAAGGCGCTTCTTGCAGCTTTGAACAAGAAGAGGTAAGGTGAGTACACCTTGCTCAAGCCTAATGCACTAGCACGTCTTCGCGCTCGTATTCGAGTTCGCTTCAACTGGTTTCTCGCAGCTCTACTTGGCCCCGAGGTCCTCTCCAAAGAGGAACTTATTGAGGTGGTGGAGTTGAAGGCGCTTCCAGATCGCGAAGTCTCGCTTACTGAGCGCTCGTTCCTCTTAGGGCGAATGAAACTGCTGGTGAAGAAGACTGAGTGGAAGGACGTTGACCTCGATAAACTGATGCGGGCAAACAGGTCCCTGTCGGCCTCAGAACGCCTAGCGATTGCCAACGCTCGACAGCAGGCAGCTACACACATCCGCGGGCTCGAGTCAGACTTGTCGGAGGGCGTCTTCACGGGCATTCAGGTCGCCGAGGGCAAAGCGCTCAACAAGGCCACGGTGCAGGGAGTTATCCAGGATGAGGTAGCTCTCGCCGTTCTGTATCAGAAGAGCTACATGGACCTCGCGGCCTCCATGACGAAGCGCCTCGGCACAGTCCTCAACCCTCGATGGATCAAGATCTCTCGGACAGAGCTTCATCGCGCCAAGGTTGCTGGCAGTGTCCAAGCAATCCTCAACAAGGTGGGCCCTTTTGCCAACCTGAACGGTATCGACACCAAGGTTTCCATCGTTCCCAATCCGGACACGTGCCCTGATTGCGCCAGGCACTACCTGGACGCCAAGGGCAATCCCAAGGTGTACTCCCTTCGAGAACTGATCTCTGCGGGCACAAACGCTGATGGCAGTGTGTCCCACAGTAAGAAGAACGGTGTCCACACGCACTGGAAGCCTACACTTCCCCCGCTCCACCCGGCCTGCGCGTGCAGCGTGGTCCCTGTGCCTCCGGGCATGGAGTGGCAGTCAGGCCGCCTCGTGGCCATGGATCTGAAGAAAGCCTTTGGAGACCCGCCAGCACCCAAGCAGCCCCCCTCCATTCCAGGCATCAAGTCCCCCGGACAGAAGACTCCTACGGCGGCGCCCAAGCCTGGGGACACTCCTGGAGATGGCGGCACCGACATGGTGCCCTGCATCTTTGGCGGTGACGAGCGCTGTGCTCGCTACGGAGGCAAACTCGGCTCCAAGCAGCACAAGCGAGGCTCTCAGGCCGACCTGGAGCATCAAAAGGCGAAGGCCCAAGGAGTGGCCCCTTCGGACCCCGAGACGGCCAAGCAGCAGTCCTTCCAGGCTAAGCTGGCCGCTACCGCATGGGACAAGGAAGAGCACCCACACCACGTTGCCCTCGACCACCTCAACAATGGCGTCATTGCCACTAAGGACCGGCTTGGTGAAGAGCAGAAGGGACTACAGGATACCTTCAAGGTGGCAATTGCAGGCAACGGCTCAGCACTATACAAGCCCAACCAGGTATACAGCGAGAAGGCGGCTTCTGGAAACGCCCTTACTGAAGGCAATGCAACCATACCCCACGGTACTGGGGCGTCCAACGAGAAGATTGCGTACAATGTCCACATGGCTTTTGGGCTAACAGACCACGTTCCTCCCACCGCAACTCGCATGGACCAAGGGGTGAATGTCTCTATGCAGAGCTGGCAGGACGGCATGCACAGCTCCGCTACGTACTTCTCGGCCAAGCCAAACCCTCAAGCCAAGGCAGGCAACTCGGTGGATCAGATGATCCAATCTACTCCCCCGAGTAAGCAGGATGCGCTTGTTGAGAAGTTGTCTGAAGGAGCGGTGATGGCCCATGTGCTGAACCACCAAGATCAGCACATGGACAATGTCATGTGGGATCCAGAGAAGCACGACGTCCGGTTCATCGACAACACGGGCATTGGCGGCAATGGAATGATGGCTCCTAAGAACATGATTCACGCCAACCTGCACTCTCTGGGACGCAAACTCAAGGTGCCCGATTCGTTGATGGACAAGATGTCCAAAATGTCGTTTGGAGACATCAAACGCTCCACCGCCGGTATGAAGGATTGGCAGCAGGGACAAACATTCCTGCGAATGCAGTACGTCACGCACCTTCAGCAGACTGAAGGGCACCTGGACTATGACAAGTTTAGGGTGCACTGGGCACACCCCAAGGGCCATGAGTACCCTCGTGCGATCGACGCTTTTTGGCATGGAAAGTCTCCCGGCGCAGACTTCAATGCCCGCACTACCAACAAGACAATGCCCAACGATCTGTTCAACGGGTTTGCGAAGAAATGGATCGCGGAGCACGCCTCAGACCCGTCCTCTCCTCACAATGCAGACGCCCTAGAACTTCAGAAGATTGGGGTGTTTATGCCCTCTACCACGGAAGCAATGCAGAACCCTGACAAGTTTAGGGCGGAAGGCAAGCACCTTGGGCTGGAGGATAAGATCTTCGCAGAGAGCCCAGAGAAACTGTTCCCTTCAGGGGATGCACGACCAGACGCAGATCTCATTCAGTATGCCCCAACTAGCGGTAGGGACATGTCCACTCGAAGAGGTAAGCGAGTGAAGAAAGGGCTTTTTCTTAGACAAGACCTATTGACTGGACATAAGAATGGGTTAGGATAAGGCATGGCTACCAGAGAACACGAGTACGAGTTAAAGATGAACTCAGGCATGAAGGAGACCATTCACGTGTGGTGGGATGGTCAGCGGGTTGCCTGTGACACCCCGCACTTCATGATACGTCTGAAGGAGGCCGATATTGGAGGCAAGACTATCAAGGACGGCATCGAGTTCCTTGAGGTGCTCCCTCAGCGCTACAACAACGGCTACATCAGCATGACGAAGGTAAAGTGAACTTCTCCCACCTAGAAACCTGGTTCGACGACGACAAGTCCGTCGAACTTCTCAACATCCACTACGAGCCCGCTATGTCCGAGAGGAACATTGTGGCGAAGTCGATGTACAACTTCGACCTGGATTCGCAGGACGGGCTCACCAGGCTCATCGAGCTTCTGCCCATCATGGACCCTGAGATCATCAAAGAGGTTTACCAGGAGATCTTTCCAGGGTACCCTATCGACGCCCTCCACGAGCGTATGGCCCGTTTGGAACTGAAGGGATACCTGATGGACTACATTGCCGAGATGGGTGGACCTGTTGTCGAGTTATGAAGATAGTCAGGCATTAGGCATCCTGTGGTCGCAGGAAGACGCAGTATTTGCAGAGGCAAAGACCGCTGCTCCGAAAGAGCGCCCCAAGCCTCCCCAAAATGAGGAGGAGGACGTCAGTAAGGGCTATGACGTTCGCAACCCCTACCTTAGGGCACAAGTAGCCATAAATGTGCTAAAGTCCCTGTCCCAGGTCAAAGGCCTCACCAAACTCAAGTTGCTCAAGCACATGAGTATCAAGGCAATCCGCAATCTCGAAGCCAAGGGAATCCTCGTTCCAGACAAGTCCTCCGGGATATGTTACTATTCAGTAGTTATACCTAGCATGCCAGGCTCATGAAGCTCGTAATATCCGAAGACAACATTGACAAGGCGTTTGGGTTGCCAGAAGGCGTTGACCCAACGCACAAATACGTCTATCGCTCGGGCTCCCACGGCATCTACGACTTCTGGTACAAGGACAGGTTCCTCAACTACTGGCAGTACACCAATGCCCCTGAGCACCATCCAGACTACGATCCCCTAAGTGGTAACGCCATCTTGGTCGCTGACCAGGTGATGCCCAACTTGGCCCCTCAGTTCTATACGGAGGACGGAAGAAAACTTCACGCGTCGCTCCCTATTGACACCGAACTACTTCGCAACGAGGCCTACGACCCAATGAACCCCTCGTCCATATGGTATGGGATGTACGAGGTCGAGGACGGGTCTGTGCGCTTCATGTACCTCGATTCAGACATTCGAGAGAACCTGGACCTTTGGGTCCAGTACAACCTGCGCACCACAGACTCCGGGCTAGTGCGTTACCGCAAATACGCAGCCAAGCTTCTCCAATCCGCACACCCGAAGGATCGTGTCGTCGCGCTGATCCTGATGCTGGTTGACCAAGGCATGTACGACATGTACGAGCTTCTTACGGCCACAGTGGCAGATGTGGAGTACGTGGATTCCACTGTGATCTTCCTAGGAAAGAAGATTGTTCTGGACGTAGTGCTTCTTGACCTATTCACGTCTCTCACCACCGGGAGGGACGGCGAAGAGCCACTGTTCATGCTGGGCACTCGTATGGGCCAACAGCCCATTGGCCCCCGCCACATGCAGTCCATCTTCTCGGCCCTGAGAATCTCACCAGCCTACCTGCTCTTCTGGCACGTCAGCCACCTGTACAGCAAAATCGTGCACCGATTGGCTGCCAACGCTGTGGACATCAAGGACTTCCACGAGATGGCTCTCATCGAGGTTGGGAACGTCCTTGGGACCCCAGACGACATCAGCCACCTGGTTGACCTCCAGTTGCAGCGTGTGCTCAAGCAGAACTATCGAGAAGAAGATGAGCCCCCAATGCTCGACGAGCCCGAAGAAGACACGGCCCCTGAAGGCGACGAGGAAGAGCCTCCTCCGCCCGATGAAGTAGGTAAGTCGCTGACGAAGATCAATCCGGACCCTTTCGGCGTACTCACCGTTTGGGCTGACCTCACAGCCAAGCGCCCCGATGAGATGGACTTCAGTAAGTGGCTCCACTCCATGCCCCTACATGAGGTAACGGAAGCCGAGTTGGAAGACCTACTTCAGCCCACTGAGCCCACTGAGGACGAACTAGCCGAAGACCAGCAGGCTGAGACCGAACAAGAGTCCGGTAGCTCCGAAGATGACCCGCAGCTCCCAGAGGCCGACGAATGATCTTTGACGCACTAGAAGACATCGCCAAGGCCCGCAAGGCAAAGGGCTTGGACAACTGGAAGAAGTTGGAGGCCGTAAGTGAGCACCTGAAGGGCAAGAAGGCCTCTCACATCACGTTCACCACGAGTTACCCCGGCCTAGAGGGCACCAAGAAGTACCTGGGCTCCGCCTCTGGGAATCTCATGTTCCTCCTAGGGTACGTGAACCCAGGATTCTGCCTATCTAAATACCATTGGCGAATCGTAGATCCGAACATCTCGGACAAGGAGATCGCCAAGAAGGAGCACCCTGCCAACCCAGAGTATTGGGCAGCCTCCGGGCTCGAGAGCTTCCCGGAGGGCGATGTAGACGAGGGTACTCCTCATCCCTCCTACTCGAGTGATCCTAAGTCCAGGCAAAAGCAAGCAGCGCTGAAGCAAGAGTCCATCACCGTCAAAAGTGGGTACGGCACCTACACAGCAGTTCCCAGTGAGCAGCGGGTGTACAGCAAGGCCACGGGGCAGGCTTACGGCTGGAAACTCGCCGAAGAGTCCTACTTCGCCGCCAACAACTTGGATTTGTGTGCGGCAATGGATGAGGTGGAGGAGCGTTCGAAGGACGTGGAGAAGTCTCTGCGCCTCCCACTTCAGGAGTTCCACGAGGACACCTACCCTCTCATCAAGAGTCTGTTCCCTCGTCCCGGCAGTGTGGTGCCTATGGGCCAAGGAGTTATGGCCCGTATCTCGCCCGCCAACGTGCACTTTGTAAATGCGAGAACTGGGGAGCCAGTAAGTATCTCACTGTTTGATCGGGACTACACGTTCTTTGACATCACCAAGGGAGGAGACGTACATCCTTCCCTACTCATATCTTTTGCTAACCACGTCCTGGGGTTGGCCACTTTTTCTCTCTTAGAGTTCACTCAGGACGAATAAATGTCAACACTGTGCTGCACCCATTGTGGAGAGCAGGTGCTCAAGTCGATGCCCGACGGCTCGGCCAAGCTTCGCTCAAAAGTCATCATTCTCAAGGGAAATACGTCAGTCGTAGTCTGTAAGGGCTGTGGGTCAGACATACCCTTCCCCCTGTCCATAGATGACACACTGGTCAAGAGTATGCTAAAGTCTTCTAGGTTGAAACTTTTTATAAGAAAGTAGTTGACGGACAGATCTCCTTATATTACTATTGGCGTAGTGAAATAATCAGTGTCTCCAATAAAGGGAGAGCGAACCTTGGTCATCGAGGTTGCTCTCCTTTTTTGTTTTTCATTGAAAGTACCATTTTGAACGGTTGGAATGACGAAAACACTTTTACCTTTTGGCTTCCTTGCCAAGTGCTCTCTAAGGGCGGCAAGGACGGTAAACCTAAGGTGGATGCAAAGGGGCGCAGGTGGATCCAAGGGATCGCCTCGACTTCCGCACGTGACCTCCAAGGTGAGGTCGTAGACCAAGCAGGTCTAGACTTCTCCTACTTCCTTAAGCGGGGATACTTCAACTGGGACCATAAGCCCGGTGAAGACAATCGAGTGGGTGAGCCCACTGAAGCGAAGATTACCAAAAATGGCCTATGGGTAAAGGGCTACCTCTACCCCGCCGGCCTAAAGAAGACCGCAGATGACATCTGGGAGCATATGCACGCCGTTCAGGCTGCAGGCTCCAACCGCAAGATGGGCTTCTCCATTCAGGGGAAGGTCCAACGACGCGAAGGCAGCACCATCAAGAAGTGCTGGATCCAAGAAGTGGCAGTGACGAGCTGTCCCGTGAACACCACCACGTGGGCCGAGATTGCCAAGAGCCTCTCCGCCCAAGGTTGGGACCCCTCACAGTCGCACGAAGACGACGATGAGGAAAAGGCACTGACTGTTGGAGCCGGAGGAAACCCTCTTGTTCCAGAGTCTTTGGACTCCGATGTGAAGGACGTTAGAACTCAAAAGTCCCTCTCGTTTGACGAGTCCGTGAAGTTGGTTGAGTCCACATTGAACATAGATCGTGTCGCGGCAGATAATATTGCGCGCGTCATTTTTAGTTATTTAGGTAAGGAGCAATAATATGAGTGAGCAAAATGTAAATCAAGGCGATTTTGCAAAGGCTCTTAGCGACCTCCGGGATCTCTCGAAGGGACACTCCTCACGCGGCACGAAGCCAACTGAGGTCGAGTCCATGAAGGATGGTTCCAAGGGCGCAGGATCCAGTGCAGGCGCAACACAGCACTCCAGCGCGGGTGCGAACTCGAGCCGCGAGGGCTGGGCCGGATCGGACTGGAGCAAGGTCTCGGACAACGGTCCAGGCGTTGACTCGGTTTCCGAGAACGGCACCGACTATTCGCCCCAGGGCAAGGTCATGAAGGGCATCACGGCTAAGATCCTCAAGGGTGAAGAGCTGACTGTCAAGGAAGCAGCGTTCTTCGCCAAGGCGATGGCGTTCGCAGGTAAGGACGACGAGAAGGAAGATGCCGAGAAGGGCCTTCCTCCGCAGTTCAAGAAGAAGGACGACGAGGACGAGGACGAGGACGACAAGAAGGACATGAACAAGTCCCTTGCCGACTTTGCCGCTGAAGACGAGGACGTCTCAAAGGGCTTCGAAGTCTCAGAGTTCCTTGCATCTTTTGGTGATGTGCTCTCAAAGGCGATTGCAGCCTCCGAGCAACGCACCGTCGCGAAGATCATGAATGCCCTCGGCACCATGCAGTCGGACGACGCTCAGTTCAAGAAGAGCCTAGCGAACGCAGTCGTGTCGCTTGGCGAGGCCGTCACAGGCGTCGCAGCTCGACAAGAAGCGATTGAGTCGACTCCAGCCAACGGTTTCCGTTCGGTGGAGAACATTCAAGCGATCGAAAAGGGCGGATACGCCCCACAAGGCCAGCAAATCAGCAAGGCCCTCATCGAGAGCACAATCAGCGAGCTAGTCCAAAAGGGACAATGCTCGGTTCACGAAGCGGTTAGCTACAACACAAATGGTCACATGTCGGATGCTCTTGCAGCTAAGGTCCGCCAGGCCGTAGGTCAATAAGGAGAGAATCAGATGTCTATCGGTCTAAATCAGTTTTCAAAGAGTGGTGGCTACGAAGGCCACGGCGCGACAAATGCCCAAGAAGTGGAATCACTTCAAAAGGCACTTGAGGCAGGTTACCAAGTCGGCGCAGGCCGCACTGGTGGCTCGAGCCTTCGCGTTGAGAGTCTCGAGTTGTCGCTCAAGGTCCTCACTCACACATCAAGCCACATCAAGCTCTGGAAGAAAATCTTCAAGAGCCCCGCATACAGCACGGTTGAGGAATACAACCAGTTGAGCGACTACGGCGGACAGGCGACTCCATGGACGCGAGAGGGTGAACTCCCGCAGGCCAGCGATTCGTCCTACAGCCGTCAAACCAAACTCGTTAAGTTCCTAGGAACTGTGCGTGAGGTTACTCACCAGGCATCACTTGTGACACCTGCCCACGGCGACCTAATCGCCCTCGAGAACCAAAACGGCATCATGCACCTCATGGAGCAAATCGAGCGAAGCCTGTTCACAGGTGACTCCTCGCTTGCCTTTGATGGTGAAGCCGAGCAGTGGGACGGTCTTGACTCGCTCATCGACCCCACTTCGGTGCTTGACCTTGAGGGCCACGCTGCTCAAGAAGCCGACATTGAAGAGGCCACCAACATCGTTCTTGAGAACTTCGGTTTCCCAACGGACTTCTTCTCCGGCTTCCGGACCCACAGTGACTTGACCAAGACGTTCTACCCACGTCAGCGCATCCAGATGCCTGCCCCGGTGAACGGTAAGGTCGGCATGACCATCGGCTCGATCGCCACCTCAGCGGGTGACATTGAGATGAACCCCGACGTCTTCATTCAGAAGACTCCTCCAGCTCCTTCGGCAGCTACCAGTTCGAACGCTCCTGCAACTCCTGCGTCCATCGCAGCAGTCGTGGCTGGCGGCGCGACTGATGGTGACTTCGTCAAGGGTGCGGGGGCGGGCGCAAACGAGTACGGTTACGTGGTTACGGCCGCCAACCGCTTCGGCGAGTCAGCTCCTACTGCAGTCCCAGGTGCCCTTACCAGTATCTCGGCCGGCCAGAAGGCTTCCGGTGCGTCGATCACCCTCACCATCACCAACGCGGCCACAATTGGCGCGCAGCCTCCTGAGTACTTCAAGGTCTATCGTTGCCGAGCGCAAGCTTCCGGCGCGGCTGTTCCTTCGAGCCTAGGTGACTACGCCCTGATTGCCAAGATTCCAGCAGCATCGCAAGCTGCAGCTGGCGTCACCACGGTCTCGGACGTGAATCTCACGCTTCCGTTCACCAGCACAGCCTACATCGGAGAGATGACGCCTAGCGTCCTTACCTTCCGTCAGCTGATGCCGATGATGAAGATGGACCTTGCGGTGCTTAGCCCCGCATACCGCTGGATGATCCTCCTGTACGGTACACCCATCATGTTCGCTCGTAAGAAGTGGATCCGCCTGATCAACATCGGCGCCCTCGAAACCCGCAGCTAATAGCTGAGTAGGGCGGGGGAAACTCCGCCCTACTCTTCTTTCCATTCCCTTCCCAATGAAGAAGTACAACTCGATATCCCAATGGTCAGAAGGCGCAGCCGACTTACGCAAAGATATCAAGCCTAGTTCGCTAGAACAGGTCCTTGGGAAGGTAATGGAGAGTGACAAGCCAAGATCAAGAGCAACTGAAGGACAAGGTATGAAGAGAATCAAAGTACGAAGCAACTCCGCCCGATCTAGCACCCAGGTGTTTGGTGACCGCGGTGAACTAGTGCTCAAGTTTGACTCAGAGGGAGTTGCCTCTTTCCCCGAAAACCAGCTTCCGCTGATGAAGAGTATTGCTCGGGTTCGCCCTGGCCGCTACACGTTCATCGACGAGGCTGAGGCCCCTAAGAGCCCAATGCCCTCGGAAGAGGCGCTGGAGGTTCTTGCCAAGCTCAAGGCCGCTGAGGCCGACGATGCTGCTGAAGAGGCAAAAGCTGCTGAAGGGGCAAAAGTTGCTGACGAAGAGGCTGCTAAGGCTGAAGAGGCAAAAGTTGCTGAAGAGGCAAAAGTTGCTGAAGAGGCGGCTAAGGCTGAAGAGGCAAAAGTTGCTGAAGAGGCAAAACCCAAAGAATCACAAAAACCAGCGGCTTCTGGTCGCAAATCAAAGAGTAAGAAGTAGGAGGAGTAAGACATGGCTAATGTACGACTTGTAGTTGGCGATCAGTCCTCGGCGGAAGTGGATCAGTTGCGTAAGTCCCTAAATGGGCTTTTGCATGTGCTTGAGAATCTAGCAGGAACGACCTTTACGGCGTTTGAAGATTTCCAAGAGGCACTAGCGAACACCCTGAATACAGGGGTGGACAGCGACTTTACCACAGCCACGAGTACTGACGCATATGTAGGCACTGGAGCAGAGTTGGTGGGGCTTCGTCCCATGAACCGGCATCCACGTCGCCCAGGTTTTGTTGCCGGAGACACATCGAATGTCAAGGCACTAAGTCTGGATGACGTCAACCAGTAAGAACACCACTTACTGAAGTTAGGGCAGTGTGCTATACTTTGTGTAGTGCACTGCCCTTTTTCTATGTGTACGGGAGAGTTGATTAGTGTCCGTCTTCTTAGTACAAAGTACCCCTGCTGAGGTAATCTTCTACCTTGAGAATGAGGCCTCGACTGGGGCCTCGTCTGCACCCGCTCTTGTCGGGTACGGTTTTGACACGCTGACTGTTGCCTTGAAGAAGTCTACGGACACTTTCTTCAAGACCCAAGCGTTCACCCTATCCACGAACGCCTCCGCCACTATTGGGGATCTGACTGCCTATGTAGCCGGTACCGCAGGCAACTCATACACCTTCGAGATTGTGGTTCCTGCGGGCACCTCGGATCTGGCGGTCAGCCTAACAGGCACCGCTTTCGTCGTGAGTTTGAGTGTTGTGGCTGGCGTACCGGTGCCGGCAGACAACACCTACGCCCAGATTGTGGCTGCCGTTGACGCACTTGCCTCCGAGGTAGATGTGAACTTCGTCGGCCTGGGCACCTCCGTGGTTTCTGTAGCTGGAGGACCCACTGCCCTGAGCGGGGGTACGGACGGGGACTTCACCAACCTAGGAGGGGGGTTCTTCTCCCTACAACTCGATGCCACAGACACCTCGGTGCTCGGGTCGCTCGCAATCCGAGTCACCGGCGAGTACACCAAGCCTGCCCTTGTGCAGGCCAACGTGGTGGCAGCCTTCACAGAGGCCAGCAGCTCTGGGGCGCTGCCAGTCCCTACGGTTTCTGTCTTTGGCTACGTGTCAGGCCCACAGGGTACTCCAGTAGTTGGAGCGAAGGTAGGGTTCAGGACTCTAGGTTCACCCACTGTGCGCCGAGCAGCAGACTCTGGCCTGGTAATCACGAATGAGTTCATTAGCGCTACAACCGACGCACAGGGGTTCTTCACTGCTGAACTGATTGCCGGCACGGCGATGGAGGCCTCCATCCCCGCCGCAAACTACGGCCGTACCTTCGTCGTTCCATCGACCTCCAGCAACCTGTTTGACATCGCGTAATGGCAATCCCAACTAGCATCACAGTAACCACAGATTCGCCTGAGTACTCAAGGTACGAGAAGAGTCTGGACACAATCAACGTAGCAGTCTCTGCCGTTGGAGGCTCTCCCTATTCGGGGGAGCCAATCACTGTGGACTTGATCAAGGCCCGGCGGGCCCGTGATGCAGTTGTGGCAACTCGTTCACTAGAACTTGACGGCAATGACGACCCTCAAGAACTGTCTGCCTCGTTCTTTCTACCAGACCTTGTTGACTCCGACCTCATCTCGCTGATTCGTCACGGCAAGTACTTCATCAAAGCGTACGTGCCTGCCATCTCCTCCACAGCCACTATTGGCTCAGGAGCAAACGGGAGCGTGTACATCGCAGCAAGGGACGCGGGGGTCGATGGGGACCTTCTCAGTGTCGAGGTCGTGGCAGGAGCGGGCACATCTGCCCTGCTGGTTACTCAGGCGGGATCGCTAATCACTGTGACGCTCGCCACGGTGGGCGGGGTCCCAACCGCCTCAGCCAACACAGCCCAACTCATCGCCGCCCGAATCAACGCAAATTCTTCTACAATCTACGCGCTGGCGAGCGGCACTGGAGAGGATCCCCTCTCAGCCGCCGCAGCCGTTGCGCTCACTGGAGGCTCAGATGAGGTGTCTGCGACAACAGACGACTTTGACATTCGAATCGTCTCCGTTGCCCGGCTGAAGAAGGACTACCTATTCGGTATTCCACTCAAGGCGACCAGCATCAAAATGCCTAAGAGCCAGCCCGCGACCATCACAGGGGTAGAGATCTCAGAGGTAGACCCTGCCCATGCAGAGGGCTTCGGTTCCCTTGCGTACAGCTACCTTAGGGACCCGCTCACAAACGCCACCCTGGACATCGGCTCAGGAGCCAACGGAACTGTGACCATAGAGGGCATCGAGGGGCTTGTAGGTTCTCTGGGCAACGGAGTGGACGTGATCGTGGAGGTACCTGTGGGTACTAGCGGGCTGTCTGTGGCCGCTACTGCCTCCTCGCTCACGATCTCGCTTGCGGTGAACACGGGAGTGCCCGTCCCGGCCGCAAACACGGCAACCCTCATCGCTGCTGCAATAGATGGCCTAACTGACTTCTCCGCCACTGCGAGCGGGACAGGGGTCGACTCCATCGGGGTTGCCTCTGTAGGCATCATGACGGGCGGCACAACCTCAACCCTCCGCACCCTCTCTTGGAAGGGCGGGCCTTTGGTAGTCATTCGTGGCGCTGGCGTGGTGGTTCTGAAAGCGGGCGCCTCGGGTGTCTTTGCCAAAGCAGACACAGACTCCGCAGAGTACATCTGCATCCGCGTGTCCTCCTTGGCCGAGTTGCCCACTACGGGCGCAGTCGAAGAACTGCTCATCACCCAGCAGACCATGGACGATGCGACTCTAGGAAGATATCTAGACCAGGCCATTGCGTGGATTGAGAAGGACTTCCTGCAGAATGTGTTCCTAGAGCCCACGAACGTGGTGACGGATACGGACCCGACCACCATCCAGTTCTCGGCTGGAGTGGCCAATTCCCTTCCGATCTATACGGACACGGACTACGACTTCATCGTGAGCCCTCTCACGTACTACATTCCTACGAACAATACGTGGGTAAACATCAAGACTCCCTACCCTAAGTTGCTTAGAGTGGACTCTCTGTTTGGGGCCATCGCAAACACTCGTGTCATCGACATTGACCTAGAGTGGATTGAGCATTCAGAGCACGGAGGGCTACTGCAACTTGTTCCGTACAACCAAGAGACCGCTTTTGACTTCCTTGGCCTCATCGGCGTGAACGCCATTCGAGGAGCCGTCAACCTGCCCAACTTCTGGCACTTCAACATGATCGCCGGCCTACGGGATGCGACTCCAGACCTTCAAGAACTTCTTGCCAAGAAGGCCGCCATGGAGGCCCTCACGGCCCTTGCTGCGGCTTTCCGGCCAGGTCTAGGCAGTGTTTCCACTTCACGAGACGGTGTGTCTATGAGCGTGTCCTACACGGCCCAGCAGACGTACGGAATCTACACAGCTTCCATCCAAGCCCACAAGGACTGGTTCGACGATAACAAGAACCGGTACCTCGCCAAATACCGAGGCCTCAAGTGGGGCATCCTAGGGTAACATGAGTTTTGAATCCGCAGATTGGGACTTCGAGATCCTTGAAGCCCACATTCAAGCACGAGGAGACAAAGTGCTCATCGAGCGCGGGATTGCGTGCCCTTGCCGAGGCGAGGACGTTTACGGCTCCATGATTGAGCACCAAAACAGGCCCGCGACCCAGCGGCGCTATGGGTGTGCTCAGTGCGGAGGACTTGGTTGGATTTACCGAGACGCAGCAGTCATCAAGGGCCAGGTCACCAGTGTGGAGTCAGGACGCAACCGCCAACTCATTGAGATGGGGTACGCCGTACCTGGCGATTGTGTGTTCTCCCCCAGCCTACGGGCTCGGGAGGTGCAGGACTTCGACAAGGTCACTCTGGGCTACGCTGCCCCCGTTTCAGGCGGCCAGATCATCATGCGCAACTCGGCCAACCTGAACGACAACGCCCTCAGGAGTCTGGGCCTTTCAAACGTTGAGGATCGCCTGTGGTATCAAGCCGACTGCGTCACCTGGTGCGAGGACGATGAGGGGGTTTTGTACACCAACGGGGTCGACTTCAGTATTGACGGGAAGACCCTTACCTGGGGCGACAACAGGCCCCGAGACGGGCAGATGTACACCATCAAGTACAACGCGTTCCTAGAGTGGATCGTGTACGCCTCTCCCATGACCCGGTTTGACCAGGGGAGGACCTTGGGCCAGCGGGTGCTCCTACGGAAAGTGCACATTGCGGCACAGAACGACTTCGAGTTTGACACAGCCGCAAAGCGTGGAGATCAAGAACAGTCCTTCACTAGGACGACAAAAGTATGAACATCAACACTCGAATAAGCGTAGAGATCCCAGACGACCTCTTTGGGACTGAGGAGATTGTTGCTCGTATTCCTGAGACGGTAGCGGACATCGTTCGAGAGGCCCGCAACTTCTGGGAATCGGAAGCTGGTCGTCGCCTCAAGGATAAGCGGCGCGACGTGTACCAGGACGCCTTGCGTATTCGTCAAGGCAATGATGGGTGGTCACTCGAACTTGAGGGCAAAGTAGCCAACGACATTGAAGCAGGCTTTGAGCCATTCGACATGAAACCAGGCATGCTGGCAGGTCCTAAGGCAAGGATGGGCCCAAAGGGCCGGTACAACATCATTCCCATTGACAAAATCGGAGCCCCAGTAGCCCTCCGTACAGTGACAGAGAACTCCCCTGCCAACTCCTGGATTCACCCAGGCTTCAAGGGGGTGGACATCGCCACAGACGTCCACCGGGAAATCATGGACAATCTCATTCCCAAGCACATTGAGATACTCATCGACGAGGTGACCAAATGAGTGTTATGCCAGAGGTAATCCTCCACAAAGTGCTGACTAACGGCATCCGCACTCTGCGTCGAGACAACCGAATCCTAGAGTCCATTTTTGTGGATCTCGACAGGGATACCCTCGAAACCATCAAGAAGTTTGTGAACGAGAAGTCGATTCACCTTACATTCAACTACCCTAGAGCTGATGCCCTACATACGCCTACCATCGCGATCGTACTCAAGAATGAACGAGAGGCACAGACTTTTCTGGGGGATCATATGGGATCAAGCGGCCTATACGACATTGACGATAACCCATACGATACTGGAACGGGACATGGCGCATCAGTTAGTGGGCTGGATGGTCTGCCTCCTAAGGCCCTGGGTCCTCTGACAGTTGTCTCCGCTACCTACAATGCTGCCCGCGGAGTCACCACAGTCACATTTGCTGGTGAGGACGTAGCCTGCCTTCAGGAATTTGCTCGAGGTCCAACCCCAGGGTTGTACGACGCCTACATCGTGGATGGGGCCGGTAAAGGCCAAGTTGGCCTAATATCCAACTTAGGCTATTCTTCTATTGACATAGAGGGTGCTTTTGAGCCACACTTAAGTAGTTCCTCCAAGATCGACATCCGATCTGCTGAGGGTAAAGACATAGCTGGTGAACCCTCACGAAGTTACACAGCTGGTACCACCGTGTTTCGCAAAGGCGCAAACTATGATGTTCAGTACCAGCTTTCCGTGATTGCTGGTCACCAGGACGAGACCATCTACCTCTACAACATCCTCAAGGCGATCTTCTTCTCACAGAAGGCCTACATGGAGCGGCAGGGGTTGATGGCTTTGAAGATCTCCGGATCGGATTACGCTCCTAGAACAGACTTTCTCCCTTCGGAAGTGTTCCAGAGGGTGATGATTCTTAACTTCACTTATCCTTTCTCATACAACGAAGAAATAGCCGTAGCAACAAGTTTCGCCATTGAACTCAACACAGATAACCCTGAGACGGGTGAATCTTGTACAGAACTAAGCTTTGATGTTATAATCTAACATGCCAAAACAGACAAAAACAGCTTTGAAGATTTCAGAAGATCCTGAGGAGAAGAAAGAAGTTCCTAAGGCTAAGGCACGCCCTGTCCTTCCTCCGCTTCCAAAGTGTGTCTCCTTTCAGACATGGGCAACCATGCGAGGAGTCAAGGACTCTCACCGGCTCGGAATGCAGGCACACGTATCGAACTCCGGACAACCCAGGCCTATCGCGGTTTGGGACAACCTTTTCGCTGACTACTAAGACTTTTTAGGAATATATACGCATGACTCGCTCAATAACTTTTAACGGTATCACTCGCTACCGTCCAGGTGGGATCCTCAAAGTCAACGCAGACGCCCTCAACCAAGTAGGTATCTCGTCTGCGGGTACGGTCGGCATCATCGCTGAATCCACTGGAGGCACCCCCGGATCGGTGGGTGGCCTCGTGTCGCTTACGGACCCCTCCCGAGCAAAGGACTTGTTCCGAGATGGAGCCCTTGTCGACGCCATTCGTCTAGCCTTCCAGTCTTCAGGAGACCCGAATGTCCCAGGTGGTGCTGCCGAAGTAGTGATCTACAAGGTCAACGACTCAACTCAGTCGAGCGTGCACATCCCAGACAGCTTCGGCTCGTTGGTCTCCGACACTTCTACGGGCGCGTCTACGACCACCGCGGTCACAGTAACCGCTGGGGGACTCACCGCCGCCGCACTGACAGACCGTTGGGTGGACGTAGGCTTCGCGTCGCTCCCCCCAGTTGCCTCACTCATCGCTACAGGCGGAACCACAAAGACAGCCGTCGTGGCCTCAGTAGCAGACGCGTACGTTGGGCAGATTGTGCTCTTTGACTCGGCCACTACCACTGTTGCCCTTCAAGATGTGGCGGCAACTGTTCTCGCAAACGATGGAACTACCATCACGTTCGCTGAGACGCTTCCAGCAGCTGTTGCAGCTACTGACGATTTCGTCGTGCTTCCTACGTACCGCCGCAAGGTGGCCTCGAACACCGCCACTGTGATTTCCCTCACACAGGCGTTCCCTGCTGCCCCGGCTGCAAGCGACCCCGTGATCGTGCGGCCTACGCTCTTCACAGTGACCTCGAAGGACTACGGAGCCCACACCGAGGGTGTGACTGCAGACGTCGTGTTCAACTCGTCCACTGGCGCGTACCAAGCTGCCATCGGATTTGAGGGCGACTCCCAGCTGTCGGGTTCGCTTGGAGGCAACGCAGTGCTCCAACTCCAGTACCGAGGCGGGGCCAATGCGGTTGCAGTGGACACTGTCACCACACCTTCGGCGACTACAGCAACGCTGGTCACTCTCACCGCTGGTGGGCTTACTCCAAGCGCACATGATGGGGCAACTGTTGTTCTTACCGACCCGGCTACAGGCCTATCCGAGCAGGTTCGTATCACGAGCAACACAGCCACAGCACTCACTCTCGAGAGCCCAGGCCTGAGCGCCGCGTTCCTCGCAGCTGTCCAGGGGGCCACAACCGGCACCGTGCAGGTCGCGATCAAGAACGTCACAGAAGCCACCGCGTCCATCACAGGTGCATCAGGCGCAGCTACCCAGTTGACTACGGCCATCACCGGGGTGGCAGGGGACAACCTTGCCATCACCATCGCCCCAACCGACACCCTGCAGAGCCTGATTGACCAAATCAACCAGAACTCGAGTTATGTTGCGGCCCCTGGTGCTGGAGTAAACGCGGCTACAACCCTAGCCAGCGCGTTCGACTTCGGACCCAACATCTCCGTGAACATCCAAAAGCAGATCTCACGTAACGGCGATACTGGGTTCACCCAGAGCCTGGCTGAGGTGGTTGCTTGGTTCGTCGGAACTGGACTCTACGCAACAGCAGCACGCTACGGCGCAAATGCTGCAGACGGCGCCGCTATGCCCGTCGACGAGGTGAGTACAGACTACACCTTCGCAACCGCTTTCTCCCTTGAGGGCGGAACGCGAGGCACAAGTTCGAACAGTTCGTGGCAGGCCGCATTCGACCTGATGCTTACTCGGCAAGTCAACGAGATCGTTCCGATGATCGACGAGGACCTAGCCAACGAGGGCTTCGGCTCAACGGCAACTTGGGCCTCCGTGTCTCAGCAACTCCTAGCCCACGTGGCTTCAGCTCGCGGGGCCATCGGCCTTGAGCGAGGGGCATTCATCGGCTTCAAGGGCACGAAGGCAGAGTACATCGCAGCCCTCAACAGCCTCAACGATGCCGACATCCAAGTCTGCTCGCAGTACCCGAACGTGGTAGATTCCTCAGGCACCCTTGTCCGTCAAGGTCCTCGGTCCCAGGCCATGATGGGCGCTTCAATGCGCGCGGGCGTCCAAGAGATTGGTGAGCCTCTCACCCACAAGTACATCCGTACCAGCGGGATTACCCAGGACTCCTCATGGAATCCTTCGGACGCCACAGACGCGGCAGACCTCATCCGAGCTGGTGCGTTCTTCGCGGAGACCATCCCCGGAAAGGGGACACGATGGGTTCGAGACCTGACCTCATGGGTCAAGGACGACAACCTTTGCTACTCGGAGGGTTCAGTACGGTCGGTTGTGCGCTACGTGGCCTACAACACCCGGACCCTCATCGAGGATCGGTTCACCGGCAAGAAGGCTTCCCCAGCCCTTCCCGGCATCGTTCGAGAGGCTGCCGCAGCTCAGTTCGAGGCGTTCCGTGATGCGAACATCATCGTGGACAGCACCGACCCAGCCACCGGCATAACCATTCGGGCTTACCACAACCTCAAGGTTTACATCGACGGTGATGTCCTTCGTCTTCGGGTAGGGATCTTCCCAGTACTGGGTGTGAACTTCCAACTTTCGGAAATCTTCCTACAACTCGCAACTCAGTCCGCCTAATCTAGACTCACTTTTCAGGAGAAATAACTCATGCCTTTGCTACCCCCAGAAACCTCGACCTTCATGCGGCGCGTCACTGACAGCCTTCGGTTTGGCCAAGATGCCGGCTCACGTGCGTCAGCGACCCTTGCGTCAACCGTCGCAGGTGGGGTCATCACTGTTGAACTCGACGAGCCCGGCTCGTTTGGCAACTCGTGGACGATTGCAGTCACCGAGCCCGCCGGCACCTCAGCCCTCGCCGTTACCAAGTCTGGCACAGCCATCACCGTGGCACTTGCTGTCACGGCCGGTGCAGCTACTGCTACGGCCAACACGATGAACAGGGTTGCGGCGGCCATCAATGCAGCCCTTCCAGAAGTGTCTGCGCGGGTCACAACTCAGTCGGCCAACGAGATCACAAACCCTATCGCGGCCACTACCTTCTCAGGTGGATCCAACTCCGCTTCGGGCCAAGGTGCTCCAGTAGGCGGGGGTTACCTCCGCGCACAGGACCTCGCGATCTTCCTTGAACTTCTTCAGGACGCTTGTTCGGCATCCCTGACTGCTACTGGTGGAACGACCACCACTGCGGTTGTGGCCTCTATCCCCAATGGAGGAGAGTATGTTGGAGCGAAGGTCACCTTTGCTGACGACACCACGACAGCAGGCCTGAGGGGCGAGGTTGCCTATGTGGGAAGCCACAACGCAACGACCTTCACCTTCACCCGCACTCTACCGGCAGCCGTCGCCAACACGGACACTTTCACCATCGAGTTGCTTCTGGTCGCTCCCGAACTTGCAAGCCTTTACGAGGGCTCGGACAAGTCAAAGGGCGACGCCCCAGCTGGCTCTGTGTACGGTGAGACTCGAGTCGCTCTTGACGCCATTGCCAAACTCATCGAGCAGGTGGGCAACACAACAGTCCCTGTACGTGTCCTGTCCCGCTCCGCAGTTGAGACTGCTGCAGGCAGCACAGACACCCTTGTGAAGTCTGTGGACACTATGCGCGTCGACGGGTTCAAGGGCAAGAACCTGGTCATCGCCGGCGAGACTCGGCGCATCGTGGGCAACACCTCCGATTCGTTCCTGCTGGCCAAGGCGCTCAGTTCGGCACCTGCTGCCGCTACCGCGTTCCAGATCGTGGAGCCTACAACGGACTTCCGTCCAGGCAACTTCGAACTTGCCAACACCCACCCAGGGGGTGGGCACGCGAACAACGCTTTCATGGCCTACCTGCTCAAGCAGGCTCAGAAGGCTGTCGAAGGCCTCGTTCTTCCCGCCTAAACTTCGGGAAGTAGGGGGCGCCCCGTCCCTCCGTCCCCTACTTCCTGATTCTCTCAATGGGGCAACATAAACCTATAGTGACCTAAGTTCCAAGAAGTGTTATACTCTAAGAACTTATACTAGGAGAAAACTTTGGCAAGTAAGACATTTTCAGGAGCCCGCGCTCTCTTCCTAATCAACAGCAATCCAATCGGCTTCGCCGGCGGAATGTCTGGCAGTGAGGAAATCGACTACGAGCCAGTGGATACCCTCAACTACTTGGAGGTGCGTGAACACGTTCCAGTGGCTTACCGAGTTTCTCTGAATGCCCAGGTGTTCCGAGTGGTCGGAGAGAGCCTCAAGAAGTTGGGCATTATCCCTCGGCTTGAAGAGATCATCACGTCCGGAGATCTCGAGGCCGCCGTGCAGGACTCGGTCACGGGGCAGACTATTGCGCTCTTTACTGGGGTTCGAGCGGCAGCGCAGAACTTTGACGTCACGGCCCGAGGACTTGTCCAGACCGCTGTGAGCTTCGTGGCAATACGCCACTACGACGAATTCGACATCCCGGCCTAGGCCTTCCAACTCTAGCTAAACCCTAGGGGATATGCTTGGTTGTGTTGGCTACCAAGGGAAGAAAACCCCCGACACTAGAAGGAGCACGGACACGGTGCTCCTTCTTTTTTGCTGGTCATGAGCAACACAACGTGGAAAGGACCTTGCGCACCTAGCACCTCGGTGTTAGGATCAAGATAGCGCGGTTGAGGAGAGGCTACCTCGTCTGGCTCATAACCAGAAGCACGTCGGTTCGAGTCCGACCTGCGCTACCAAGACAATGATGGCGAAACTGGTAAACGCTACTGGTCTAGGGATAGCCTCCCGAAATCCGGTTGGGTAGCACCCTTGTAGGTTCGAGTCCTGCTCATTGTCTCGATGGGGTCTTAGCTCCGTTGGGAGAGCGCTGGCTTTGCAAGCTGGATGTCGAGGGTTCGAGTCCCTCAGATTCCACCATTGCACTTTGTGTGCACGTCCTAGGCATGTAGGTCTTCGGATCGACGTAAAACTGCCAACAAGGGCCTGAACTGGTTTCGACTCATAGAACGAAGGTAAATCCCCTCCTGAGGCACCAAGGGGTGCGCTTAGCAGGCGTGCCAAAAGCCCATTTAGCTCAGTGGTAGAGCAACTGTTTTGTAAGCAGTAGGTCGAGGGTTCGACTCCCTCCGTGGGCTCCAAGCGCTTGTAGTGTCAACGGTAGCACGGCTGATTTCCAATCAAAAAGAGTGGGTTCAAATCCCTCCCGGCGCGCCATTTTCTGGTATAATGAGATAAGCAAAAGGGACATAGATGCAGAAACCTAAGATGATCGCCAAAAACGGAGTGGCTGCTCGGCAGCACCTTCTACATACATTCCTAATCGACTATCAGTCTGAGCAAGACGATATGGAGTACCGTGGGAAGTTCACCACCAAGAAGATGTCCATTTCGGACATGGCTGCTCTGGGGGTGCGCAAGACCGAGTTGAACGGAGGTTACCACCACAGCCCCGACCAGCCTGGAATGGGAGTTCCCGCCGAAACGGATGACTTCAACTCGATGATTGCGCACCTGGAGATTGCTCTTCAGGACTTTCCTGTTTGGTGGGATCTTGATGCCATCTCCGACGTTGAACTGTTGGGCAAAGTTTTCCAGGAGGTGATCTCCCACGAGAACTCGTTTCTGGACCGCAAGCGGCGAGCCGCTGCCCTCGAAAGCAGTAAATCTGATGGATCTGGCGAAACAGATCGCCAGGGATCAGATAACGAATCCGGAGCCCGAGGAGTGGCTCGGGAGATGGTGGACGAGAAAGTACAAGCTGCCCTCGAACCATGACCTGTTCCAAGAGCGCACGCTACTATCGCTGCTGACGGAGTTCTACGTTGATAAGTTTGAGGAAGATCCTATCGAAGCTCACCGAAACGAAGATGGTAACATCCAGTTCCGTACAGGCGACGAGATGATCGACCGATGGGAGAGCCAGATTGCGGAGGGCAAGGAAGTTGACCTTCTTGAAGCCTTTGACCGCACAGAACTTACCCGGATCAGCAACATGAGCCATAGATCTTCAAAGAAGTATGCCTCAGCGACCAGCTTTGGGGACATGGATCGAGAGGCGACGACCCACGCAGTAACCCTTGCAAAGAAGAAGGGCCTCAACCCCTTCTAAGTAACAAATGGCCGACGACAAAGACATTAAAGTAAACGTATCTGCTGATACCTCCGAGTTCAAACGAGCTATGAAGGAGGCGGCTTCTCTGCCAAAGAAGTTGCAGCAGAGTACGTTCGGCACAATGGGCAAGGTCAACAAGGCCCTAAACAAGGACGCTAAGAAGCAGGGCAAGGATGCCCTTAAGCAGGAGAAAGATCTCAAGGACTTGATGAAGTCCCAGCTGGACATCCTGAACAACCAGGCCAAAGCTCGAAAGAAAGACCTTGAACTCATCAAGGCCACCAATGCTGAACTGAGAAAGACCCAGTCCCTCTACATCGCCACTCAGAAGGGACGTAGGGGCACTGGAGTCATGTCCGCCCGAGAGCGCATGGGCGCCGTGGGAAGGGGCATAGGCGGCCTCGCAGGCGGCCTTGGGCGCATGGGCTTGGGATTGCTCGGAGGCATCGGTGGGTTGGCCCGTGGCGCCGCCGAGGCCGTGGGGCACGCGGTTACCAGTGACATCCGAGGAGGCTATGGAGCCTACGTGGGCTACGGTCGAGCTGCGGGCCGGCTTTCGGGCACTGGCTACAACGCCATGGCCTTCAAGAAGGGCTCTCGAGATCTCACCACATTGAACAAGATCACGGGCCGCAATGACTCACAGGACATGTACAGTTTGCAGGGCTTTGGGCGCTCGCAGGCCCTGGGCTTCAGTTCCACTGAGACTCTTGGGCAGATGTCTGGCATGGCTGCGGCCACTGGAGGCGGACGGGGGCTTTTGCGCCGCACCCAGATGGCTCAGAACGTGGCTCGTCAGTACGGTGGCGATGTGGGGCAAGTCACTGGCTTCATGGGCAGCCTTACCGCCGCAGGAGGCGACAAGCAGGGAGCTGCTGGGAAGCGTGAGTTCCAGCGCACAATGTCCCATGCCATGCAGTCGGGCATGGACCGCTCTCGAGCGGGTGAGGCCATGTCCGCTATGGGCGCAGCGATTGCCTCGGCAGCCTCCGTGTCTGGTGGCAAGGTCAACTCAGGTGCCGTCACAGGCCTCATGGCCCTTCTGGGCCGTAGTGGCAACCCCGCGCTCCAAGGCATGCGGGGCCTAGGAGTCATGAACGGCATTGACAGTGCCGTGAAGGGATTTGGCCAAGTGGGCTCAAGCGCAGAGGCCAATAAGGCACTGTTCTACCAGATGCGGGGCTTTGGCTCCGGCGCTCCAGGCACGGACTTCTTTGACATCACTCGCCAAGCCCAACGAGGCGTGCACGGCAACGTGGACAACCTCATGGCGATGATGGAAGGTGCCCGAGGTCAAGGCGGGGGCAACTCCAACGCAAGAGACCTCGCCCTCTCAACGATGACCAATGGCGCGGTATCTATGGACCAGGCCACTGCACTCTACGAAGCTATCGACGCTGGTGGCGGGGACATGCGAGAAAAGCTCGCAGAGATCATGAAGGAGTCCCTTCCTGTCGACCAACAAATCGCCAACTCCAACCTGGAGATCGCAAAGAGAACTGCGACGCTCGATGATCGTATGGTGGAGATTGGTAAGTCCTCGGCCAAGGCAGTAGAGGAACTTCAGGACCTGAGGAACAACCTGGTTGACGCTCTGATGCCTTTGGCTCTCAAGGCATTTGAGGCCATGGTGTCCCTGCTCAAGGGCATATGGGAATCCGTAGATAGCCTGTCTATTCAGATGATGGAGGGAGGTGAGGCACGTGATCAGGTGAAGGCTCTTATGCAGCAGGCATCGGATGTAGAGAACAGCAACATGTCCGATGCAGACAAAGCGGCACGGCTCGCAGAACTGGCGGAGGAAATGGGCACTCGCAGTGACGCGCTTAGGAATCGCCACGCCGGGACCCGCATATTGAACCAGTTTAGAAACCACGGACTGGATATCTCAGGAGGTGTAACGGGCCAAGTGAACTTGGACCGCGCGATGGATATGGCAAGCGCGGGCGCCGATCGAGCCCGACGAATATCCTCCTACATCAACGACCGCGGCGTGAGCTATGAGAGAGCCAACGGGCTCGCAACTCGTGATATCCTCAGGAACGACATTAGGGGCATGGGGGGCAACTTCAACCCCGCGGAAAACCTTGGCCACCGATCCATGCTAAACAACTACCGAGAACTTCAGATGACCGCTGTGATGGAGCAACTAGGCCTGTCGCTGTCACACGTGCAACGGGCTCAAATGCGCGGCTCATCGGAGTGGCAGAACTTTGATGTCCATGACGCCCTTGACGGATCGTCCGAAGATACCACCGCATTCCGAGCCCGCATCTCGGCTATTGCTGACACAGCCGGGCCTACAGGCAGCGTGAACTGATGGGTGCCCTTTCAGAGAATGCGCCCTTTGATAACAAGGACGTAGATGACATAAGGCGGTACAAGGTCAGCATCAAAGTTGTAGTACACAGCCACACTACTGACTTTGAGGCTTTCGACATCAGCGATGATGTGTTTAGTTGCCAGTTGTCTAAGTCCATAAAGGCCGAGGGTAAAGCTAACCTTGCGCTAACTGCCTCCAAGAACTTCATGAACCTCATACGTCCGGGGGATGTGATCAATGTTTACTTTGACATCAAGGACGGGGAGGGGTGGATTCGCACGTTCTTTGGATTTGTCGATCGTGTGGAGGAGGACTACGCAGTAGATGAAGAGGGGGGCCCAGGAACCGCCTACCACATCATTGCTTCCGACTGGCAAAAGGCTGTAGAGAAGACGCACGTCTACTTCAATCCGCACCTTGTGCGGCGTAGGGATGTGGGCGGGGAGGACTACTCCACCTTCAACATTGGTGGACTCTCCATGATCAGCCGAGGCCTGCAGATCAGCGGAAGCCCAAGCGACTGCGTCACCAGCGCCCTCGTCCTTCAGTTGGGCTTTGGGTCGCAGTGGATCCTACCAAGGGCTCACCCAGTCAACGAGGACGACCGGCTCACCGCCATCCGTAACTCGGTCGCCAAGACCAAGCTTCTCGCTGACCTACGCGGTGCTCTGAATCCCGAGCAACAGAACAGCCTCGAGAGCCTTCTAGACAACCTGCAGCCTTCGAATGGCGTAGACGACCTAGACTCTGCCATAAGCCGGGAACAGATCCAAGAAGCACTTCGTTCACAACTGGGAGAAATAGATGCAGGCGACGAGCAGCTCCTAGTACGTGTAAGAACTAACCTTGTCGAGTATGCGCGTAGAACAGAGCCTACTGAGTTGAAGAGCCTACTCGACATCGTCAACCTATCAGACTTTGTAGAGCGTGAGGCCATCGACGGGTACGCAGTTGAGATGGGCATGTGGCAACAACAGGGCCCTCTCATCTCCATCGTCAGGTCTGTGTCCAACGAAGTCATCAACGAGTTGATGTTTGACCTACGCCCTATGTCACTTGGCGGCGTCCCGTTTGAGGGCACGGAGTGGGACCGAGATCCTGACGACATATTCGGTAACGTAGCCAGCGATGGCGTACCTACCAACGGAGTCCGGTACATGCCATCCGTTGTGATGCGGGAGTACCCCTATGGCACAATCCAGTCGATCGACGGAACATCAATCAAGGGAGACGGCGAAGGCGCAGAGGCGCTGAACTATATTCCTGTTGGAGCGATCTTCTCCAACAAGCCCAACGTCCCTGGGCGGCACATTGTCGAAGTCCCAAACATGAACGTTGCGGACAACCGTGATGCAGTAGGGCCCTCCAAGGGCTACAAGATCATGGACGTCGCAGTCCTGTCCGAGAAGGAGATTCGGGCTACTCGGCTCGGTCGCAGCGACGAGGACGTGTTCAACTTGTTTGGCATGACGTCTGACGTGTACTTAGGCTCAGACGCACAGTACTTCATGCGGGACTTCATTCCCGTCATCACTCCCATCCACATCGCCCGATTCGGCCTTCGAGTGCGTGAGGTGCGCACCCGCTTCGCCCGGTTCTACATTGGAACTGGCACGGTCACTACCTCTCCTAACGAGACACAGGCCATAGGAGAAGGCACCTTCTCTATGGAAGTAGGCTCTCCCGTGGGCAGGGGTACTGGCATCGAGGCCGTGTCGAACTTCCTCACGAGTGAGTACCGTTATCGCAACGCTAACTCAGGAGAGTTTTGGCACTTTCACAACGGAGTGGACATTGGTCCTCTTGCGCGGACAGGATCACGCACGAGCGATGAGTACATCCCACCAGGACCAACCTCTGGTGAGACCATCCCAATCTACGCCATCGCGGACGGCTACGTTGTGTGTGCCGCTCCATCTGGGGCTATCGACGGCTATGGAAACTGTGTAGGCGTGCATCACCCCCAGTTCTCTGAGGGTGACCGAAAACTCATCAGCTTCTACGCCCATCTAAGTTCCATTGAGTCCAAGTGGGAAGCAACCAACACCTCTACTCTTCGCTCTGGACAGTACGTGGCAGAAGGCGTGTCCCCTTACGCCAATCCAGCCTACAGCCCTGTGTACGTGCGTAAGGGAGAAATCCTTGGTTACATGGGCAAGACTTACGGCTCAAGGGCAAAGCCTCGCCGTGAGTTTAGTGCGCCTCTTCCTCATCTTCACTTCGAGATCACTTCAAGGATCCCGTCCAAGTACAACCCCGACGTCTACTACGCTGAGGCCAATAGGGCCGCTGCTGCGGCCGCTGCGACCACCCCTGCCAAACGTAGACTTGTGGCTGACTCGGTTAGCCCACGAGACGTTAGGCCTCCAGACCCAGGCTCCATCTACTCCCAAGACCCAGAGGCCTGGTTTGCCGAGTACGCAGACAAGCCGCTTCGAGTACTGATCAAAGAGGCCTCTAGAGCAGGAACTACGCCCCCAGAGGTCACTGAAGTCGACTTTGAGGAAGGAGGCGGGGAGGGCCCTCATGAAGACGAAGACCTTGCACGCTCCGCGAACACAGAGGAGGTCGAGCCAGACGAGATCGATGAGTTTGAGGCGGCAACTGCACCAACGCCCCTTCGCCCAGTCACTGTCATGGACCAGCGAAAGCAGTTAGGCCGTTGGTGCCTTCTGCAAGACCACTGGTTCCAGCACAACGTGGAATACCTGAACGGGTCCATAGTGACTCGCCCCGCCCCAGAGATCCGAGTCGGGTATCGGCTCGACATCCTTGAACGGAATCTGTCATTTTACGTAGAGAACGTAAATCACACTTATCAGTACCCAGACACAATGACTACTTCCCTCACAGTGACTCGAGGGCAGCCGAACAACCCGTTCCCAGCCTACGCCCTCCCAGCCACTCCAGGCTTCCCTGGGGCAGAGAACTCGCGCAAGGAAGGCTCACGGTTGGCGCAGTACTTCAATGTTCCGGATCCTGTGGCTGTGCGTAACGGCATTACTTTCCGAGATCGTCGAGATGCCAACACAATGGCAACACTTGACGGACGTGGAATCACCAACGAGTTGGACAATCCGGCCAACTGGGGCGAAGCCCCATACGACTTCTCCGAACTTGAAGCGGACTACGAGCCTGGAGGGGAGTCCCCTGGCCTCACTCCGGCTGACACCCAAGGCACTCCCGACTACGGGGCAGGAAGCACTGAGCGCACAGCGAACCTCCTGGCTCAGATCGATGCAGAACTGGGGCTTGTGAACGCAGGTGAGGGCGAGGTAGTCATCACGGGCACTGAGGTGGATGTCCTCTCGGAGTTGCCAGATGAGTAGCCGCTTCAACATATCTCCCAATCGTACGCCCATTCAAGCAGGGCTTTCTCTTTCTGGACAAGACTATGGCCACTATAGGATGCGTGGGTCTCTTTTGGGCGTGGTGCTTACTGTCACTCCATCTGACGACCCTAAGAACATCTATTCTACCCGAGTAAGTGATGCTCACGGGTCTGCTCACACTTGCTCTGTCCTAATCGTAGAGGCCAACTCCGCTGCCTCCATGGTCCTGAGTAACGTGGTCATTCCTCCGCAGCATCCCTCGGGCCTAGACGACTACTGTGAATGGCTCCCTCGCCCTACGTCCAACGTGACCACTGGGGCTGAGTTGAGGTCCTCGCTATCCGAGACTGACCCAAACGAGTTGGACGGGGATTGGTGCGTGGTGTCCTTTCTGGGAGGCAGCCTAGATGCCCCTTACATTAGCAGTTGGTGGCCCCACCCAAAGAACTTCTACGACCCACAAACTACTGGCAACGCGTACCCCACAGACGGAGGATCTCCCAGAGCCCTCAAGCAGGGTGGTCGTGCCCTCACTCGCCTGAACGGCGTTGAGTTCGTCGTCACCAAGCAGGGCAGCTTGTACCTGTCCACCCGTTTCGCCAACTCCAAACTGAAGTTCGGCGAGGATGGGCCCACAGAGGGCCGTTGGGGCCGGACAGAGGACCCAGACAACGGGGGCTCAATCCTAATCAACCCCAAGACCTCTCAGTCTCTGGAGCTTGTATGGGACAAGATTGACGAAGGAAAAGGCATTCTTGGAGGTGTTGAGGCTCAAATACCTCAATCTAACCCAAAGCCAACACAGGCCGGAGGCAACCAGACCTACGAGAAGTCCTACCTGTTCACAGACCAAAATACCGTGTCTATTCAGGTCCCAAGGACGTTCAAGGTCAAGTCAAAGGATGAGGCTGTCATAGAGGCCACAAATCTGGTAGAATTAGAGTCTGCAGGCATCAAGCTCGGGAAGAACGCTCAAGCAGGTCAAGGCATACCAAGAGGCGGAGACCTCCACACTTTCCTAGGAGAACTGACTGTTCTCACCGCAACAGGTCCCGCAAAAATCAATCAAGTGGACATAGACCGCTTCGTGGCGGCCGTCCTTAGCACAAAGACGATTGTTGAATAGTGCCGCTAAACCCCGCCCAACTACAGACTGACCTACTCTCCCTCTTCCGGGATCCTCCGGATTCCTTTGAGGGCTGCGCTGCTGCTTGGGCGGACGCGACCACCAACTACCTCTCCGGAATGCTGCAGCTCTCCACAGTCCCTGACTTGTCTTTTTCGAACACTTTCCTACGCAGCGCTCTCCAGGCTGCGTTTGAGTCGGGGGCTGCTATTGAGCCAATGGAGACCGCGTTCAGGACCACGGCCCTTCAGGTGTCCCTCCAGATCGTTTCTACCGGCACATATGTGTCTGTGCCTCCCCCAGGAAACGTGGGCTTCGCAACTCTGTTTGGGTCTACGGCCGCAACGCACGAAACAGCCACTGCAGCATTCTCCATCGCCATAGACACCTGGGCGCGTACGGGCAGTACAACTCTCATCGCCACACCCTTCACCACCCTTCCTTGGACTTAGTATGGCCTCCGCTTTCTCAGATACCATAACAAAGCCTATTCGCGAGAAGGGCAAGGTCACCAACTACGCCGAACTTCAGAAGTACTACAGTTTCTTTCTGTGGGATCTGAAAACTCAGGAGGTGATTGGGGATGGGCGGCTTGACCCAGCAGGACAGCGCCCCACCGCCGAGTACTTCTTTACGATAAGCCCTCAGTCCATTGAGGTCACAGAGCCATTTACTACAAAGGTCGTCTCTACCCAGAACGGCGGCAAGTTTGTGGAGTCCCATGGGTCCATCTACAAGATGATCTCGGTCCAGGGCACGACAGGACTTCGGCCTCGTAAGGGCCTTCCGAACGAGATCCCACTACTGAACACCTCGTCCTTTGAGACCCTGATTGACCCAGGCGCCCTTCGAGCCACGCTCGACGAGAAGGAAGTGACGGGCATCGACGACATTCATTTCATGCGGAACATCTTCCGCCTGTACAGTGATCTGAAGCATTTAGGCCGCAAGGTCATCATGATCTGGCGAAACGCCAAGGACGACGACTATTGGGTCGTTGAGCCAACTGAGTTCAAGCTCAACCGGGACAAGTCCAGTCCCATGACGTACAAGTACAGCATGAGCTTCAAGGGCATCAGCCCTTTCTCAGCCACTCTCAACATTCCTAACGACCCACTGAGCATCACGGAGACCATCTCCGCACTGAGCGCTCGTGTGCAGGGGTACCAGCAGGCCCTGAGCAGTTCTTTTATGGTAATAGCTACAAACATAAACAGAATCAAGGCGGCCGGTTACACTACAATCGATCTTGTCACAGGGCCTGTTATCTCGGTACTAAAGGGCCTTGCGGCCATTAACAACGCTTCCACTGGAGTGGTGAAGGGGTTGAGGACAGCTATCATCGAGGGAGAGGCCCGAGTGCTTGAGGCCGTCGAGGTGCTGCAGGCATCCCTCGAGCCCGACCTAGGCGGCACTGTGGCGACACGCAGTGAGATCGTGCGAGCTTTTCGAGTGCTCGTTAGGACCTTTGCACGTATGCGAAGCGAGAACTTCGCTAAGGGCACGGTCGCGGGCGTGGCGGGATCCGGGCTGCTGAACGCCTTCACGGACCCTACTCTCGGGCGCCGAGAAACACAAGCCGGTCGTCGCAACCTCCCGACCCGAGTTCGGGAAGGCACAGTACACCGCGGAGAGACCATCGGCAACATCGCCCTACGGCTCTTAGGATCCTCAAGCCGGTGGCACGAGATCGCCCTCTTGAACGGGTTGTCCTCTCCTTACGTGAGCGACAGCGCCACTTTGGTTCCTGGGGTTCTGGCTCCTGGAGACACCTTTCTGTACCCAGTGGAGGCCGATGGGTCCGACCCATCCACACTGTCACCAGTGAACCCGTCCGGCAATCAGCTCGACACCAACTTCAGTAAGAGTGCTGTGGGTGAAGTGGCTACACAGGCGTTTGGTCGTGACATTCGGCTGGTAACCTCCTCGGACGGAGAGCTGACTGACTTCGCGGTGGACCAGAACGGGGACCTTGGCTCCATTGTAGGCACAGCAAACGTTGAGCAGGCGATAAAGATCAAGTTCATCACAGAGCAAGGCACCCTTCTCATGCATCCTAGGTTTGGGGCGAAGTTCGCTATTGGCACTAAGGCAGACCCATCGGCATTCAACACTTTCCGTTTGAACGTTGTAGCAACTCTGAAGTCTGACCCGCGTATCAGTGAAGTGTCTTATCTCAGATTCTACACTGACGGTGATGCTCTCATTATGGAAGCTACCGTCAAGCTAAACAAGACTAACGACTATGTTTCTACAAACTTTGCACTGCGTAGGTTCTAAATGAGCTTCTCTCCTAGATCTTTTCCCATCATCCTAGAGGATATGATCGCTTATGTACGCGCAAACAGCACACTAAGCGACTTCACCGTGGGCTCGATGGTGCGCTCCATCCTAGAAGCGGCTGCCTACGAGGACGATGAGCAGTACTTCCAGATGACCCAGCTCCTTGCCGCGTTCTCCATCTTGAACGCCAAAGGCAACAAACTGGACCGGCGAATGGCCGACTACGGCCTCGTTCGGCTCCGTGCAACGAAGGCTCTCGTTCCTGTTAGGTTCTATGACACGTCCATCATTACGAATCGCCTCGCAACCGATGTGGCCAGTGGTGCCACAAGCATCGAACTGTTCAACAGTTCGGGGTTCCCTACGTCCGGATTCCCTTACACTGTCCGAATAGGTGAAGGGACAACAAGGCTTCAAGACGTTGTTGTCACCGCACACAACACCGCTGCTAGAACCTTGACACTGAGTGCTCCTGTGGCCAACGACCTTGTTGTGGGCGACCGAGTGAACCTGCTCACAGGGGCCGTCGCCCGCTCCATTGGGCGGAACACTATGGTGAATGCTCCGGCCACGGTGACCGAGGCTTCCCGCATCTTCTCCACCACCACAGCCGCGTTCATCGCTCCAGGCAACTTCTTCAGCAATGAAGTGTTCGCCAGGGCTACGGTGTCTGGCTCCTCTGCAAATGTAGGTAGGGGTAAGGTGTCTCAGTTTTCAGGTGCGAAACCGTTCCAGTCTGCGGGAGTTACCAACCTGAAAGAGGCCACTCCTGGCACAGACCGAGAGAGCGACGCCGACTTCTTGGATCGAGGGCTCCAACAGTTACAGTCCCTCTCACGAGGCACCCCACTGGCCATCCGGTCCAACTCTGTGGGTGTCACCGATCCTACCACAGGTCAGCGCACAGTGTCATCCAACATTGTGGAGGACTTCGCCAACGCCGAGGTTCTTGTCTACATCGACAACGGGGTAGGCCTTGTTCCTTCGGCCCAAAGCCTGCCGTCCGCAAGCATTGTAGGCGCTACGTTGCTTGGCGTCACCGAACTGCCTATGAGCGACACGTCCGACCTTCCCAGCGTCGGAACATACCTCATCGAGTCAGGTCCAGCAGAGCTTGTGGAAGTGACCTCAAAAGACGACTCCACAAATCGCCTCCTACTGGCTTCGGGCACAACAAACATCCACAGCGACTCCACTACGGTCTCCTTGGTGGATGTTCTTGTGACGTCAGCAGAAGCCGGCCGGCGACGTTTCAGGCTACAGAACTACCCGGTCGTAAGGGGAACAGAACGGGTCTATGTGGATGGGGGCGGAGGAATCGGCGAACTTACTCCTGGAGTGGATTACGTGCTCAACCGGGGCACTGGTGAACTGCAGATGTCCTCCACAAGCGGAGTGGCTGGGGGAGCCATTGTGTTCGCTCAGTACTCATACTACACCAATCTGATCGCCGAAGTGCAGAAGGTGCTGGAGGGTGACGAGGACGACGCGAACGTGTATCCGGGCGTCAAGGCTGGAGGAATCTTCCTCTCTGTGGAGGCGCCCACCATCCGCCGCATTTCGGTTACGGCCTCCATCTCTGCTAAGCCTGGCTTTGTAGAGAACACCCTAAGGCCCTTGGTCCAACAAGAGATTGAGGCCTATGTGTCCTCTCGCAAGCTGGGGGAGGATGTCATCATCTCCAACATGGTCTCCAGGGCCCTCACGGTTGACGGAGTTCTGGATATTAGAGTATCCTCACCAACAAACAACATCTCAGTGCTGGAGAATGAACTCCCTATAGCAAGAGACAGCGACGGAAACTCGCTAGTTAGCATCGTCTAGAATGACCACTGAAGTACAGCAGAGCGCCATCGCTGAGGTGCTCGACCAAATGAGTGTCGACTACGCTGACGGGGAGTACCTAAACAACGTCTCCTCAAACATCGGCCTAGAGCGTCCTCCTTTGGGTTTCAGCGACGACTCCTGGCGTGCGATCACCAAGACCCTAGGCCTCCGGTACAAGCAGATTGCCCAGAAGTTCAGAGATGTACTGACCATCGTGTTTGGCCCGCGGGTGACTGTGTGCGGGAACGTTGAAGAGGACACTCCTGCTGGAGTAGGGTCTATCGTACTGAACAATGTAGACGCCTTTCCAGACCTGGGAACAATCATCCTAGACCAAGGGCTAGCCACGGAGGAGACCCTTCCTTACTGCTTTATCGATCGCGGAGAGAACCGAGTGTGGCTTGAGGCAGCCACCAGCTTCTCTCACACGGCTCGAGAGGACGCTGCTGAGACCTTGGTGCTTCCTGCATCAACTGGTGACACTTCTCTTTACCTGTACGACTCACAACTGTTCCCAACTACCTTCTCCGCGACAATCACCCTGAGCCCAGGGACAGCGTCTGAGGAGACAGTGTCCATCACGGCCAACGATGTGGACTCTGGAACGATTACGGTCTCGCCCGCCATCGTGAACGACCACGTGGGCCCAATACCTTCAGAGGTCCAGACTGGAGTTGCGGTAGCGTACGTTCCCACTTCCGAGTACCTCCTGCTTGACGACACGAGCAAGTTTCCTCCTACTGGGTACATCCGGCTAGGGAAGTCCGCTAGTGTCCTTACGGCCACCGCAGGCACTACTACGGCCCTCACCTGTGCCCCGGACACCTTCACGTCCGGCCGCCTAGTTGGATCCATTGTGGTCTTCACAGGAAACGTCACCGCCGCGTTGGCAGATGTGGAGGCACTTGTAGTTGGGGCCACTACGAACACCCTGACATTTATGACCGCCCTCGGGGCCGCAGTGGCTGCAGGAGACACCTTCTCTGTGCGGCCGACACTGAAATACGTGTTCAATGACTACTCAGAGAACGCGCTCCAACTAGAGCGGGATGTTCCTAATGTTGAGGTACCAGTAGGAGTGGAAGTAGAACTTCTACGCACTAAGAGCCTAGTGCACGTAAGCGGCGCCAAGGTGCTGGGCGTGGCCTGGGACGTGATACAGTCTACTCCAAGGCTCGTCGAGTTACTCATTCCTGCGGAGATTGGGGATATCAATACAACTCGCAGCGCAGGGTATCTGCACCCAGAGATTCTTTCTGTGTCCGTGCCACTCACAGCAGATGTGGCAATCGGAGACACTTCCATCAGCGTTGTGAACACCGCGGCTCTTCCGCCCGCCGGAGCTGCGCGCATTGATTCGGAGTACATTGGGTACACAAAGGACTATCTCACTTCTACCTACGTACTGACAGGAAGCACGACCACCACACTAAACACCGCCGACTCCCTTTTTGGATCAGTGCCTGTTGGGTTCTCGGTTTTCGTGGAGGACCCTGGAGCAGGAGTGTCCTTCTCTCGTGTAGTATCCGGAACAACGGCAACATCCATCACCTTCACGAACCCAGTGGACAGCGAGACATTTGCTGCGCTTACTGATGGAATAACCACCATTCGGGTGTTCTCGCCCACCACCCTGTCCCTGGTAACTACCGCCGCCGCTTCCCACCTTACGGGCGCGAACGTGTTCTACTTCGAGTCCGCACACACCGGAGCAAGCGCGCTGGCAGAGGGAAATCCACTCGTTGTGCCCAACACATGGCAGGGCCCATACCTCTACGATCTAGTGTCGACAGCGCCAGCCAGTGCGGGGTACGTTTCCTCTCTGTCAGAGGTCCTTGCCGGGCCCACAGCGCTCGCAGTGGACTGCATCACGGGCGCCACTGCAGTGGAAGTGCTGGATGCATCCAACTTTCCCCTAGGCTCTGCAAGCCCCTTCAACGCACTTCTTGGCCGCGTCACCGCCAACCGAGAGCGTATCAACATTGACGACGTCAATCTGAAGAGCCGAACAGCCACGACTCTCGCCGCCGCAGTCACTGCAGGAGACTCCTCGTTGGAAGTGACAGCCCTGACGGGTGGAGGTACGGCGGACACCTTCCCGGACGCCTTAGGCTACCGAGTGCTGGTCAGTGCAGGCACAGTGAATGAGGAGATCTTGTACGTGTCTGGGACGGACACCGGTCCCGATAGGCTCTTGGTATTTCCTCCAGCAGTGAACTCTCACCTCATTGGCGCAGACGTTGAACTTCTGGCCGACGTGCTGACCGTGGACCCAATCGACCGAGACCACCAAGGCCGCATCCGGTACACTACTCGCCCCACAAGTAAGTATCCGGTGGGGCTCACCACCACCGTGACTGCCGATCGCGCTGTGGGGGACACCTCCATCCCCCTGGGGACGACCCTCGCCTTCCCTAGCCCCGGAACCCTTCTCATCGACAACGAGGAGTATGTGTACAGCCTAGGCCCCGGAAGCACTGTGAACATCCTAAACCCAGAGGGCCTTAGGATAGCAGTATCGGCTACCCAGCAGGTGTACGTCCGCCAGTCATTCCTCACCAGAGAGATGGTTGAAGTGGAGTACGATGAGATCCCACTTGCTTCTACAGCAGGGATATCCGCTGATGGAGGATCTGTGATCCTCAACTACGGTTCAGGGCTCATCAAGCGGACTTCAGCCTTGGGCACAGCCCTGGCTCCTGGAGATTCTGCCGTCGTACTAGCTGATTCCTCAGCATTTCCAGTGGTTTACCCTTATCACCTAGTCATCGGGGAGGGTACTGCAAACGAGGAATACGCCCTGGTTACGAACAACGATGCCGCAACCACCTTAGACATCAACGGAAGCGCGTATGGAGTGAAGAACTCCCATGCTGCCGGGGTGAAGGTCTCTATGCTCCAGCCGCTACAAGAGCAGTTGAACTACACGTCCGTAGATGGCTCGAATCTTAGTTTTTCAGTTCCAATCGTGTTACAATCTAATCATAACCCTGCAGAGACGGTGATAAGAGCAAGTGGCAAAAGCCAGCCCGGAAATGACGGCTACGACTACCCTTTCCGGATGCCCACCGATATCCGCTTCCGACTCGAGTTCCTCATCAACCTCATCCGTGCGGCGGGTGTTCAAGTATCCGTAATCGAGAATAGATAATGACAAAATCACTCAAAGTACACCCAAATGAACGTGTAGATCTTGGAGATTTCGAGCAGGGCACAGTTGTGTACCCTCGAGACAACACCAAGTTAAACACCGAGAAGACGGTGATCGACCACCGGTCCAGGGTTCTTGAGGGGTTCCGGGTGCAGATCGACGACCAGGCGGCCTTCCCAGGACAGATCACGGTATTCAACGGGACTGCTGTAGACCGCGATGGGGCCTTGGTGCATGAAGAGGACCTCCCGGCTACCCAACTCACAGTAACACTCAGCGGCTCATCCACCACTTTCTATGTTGAGGTGGAGCGTCTCGAGACTCCGTCCGACGTCGACTCAAGAGGGTTCTGGGATCCCAGTTTTGACAACGGCGCGAGTGAGGACGGGCGGGAGTTCCCTTTGTCTGTGGCTACCCGCACCGCTCCCACGTGGCGGATCGTTCGCCCAGTAAGCACAACAGGTTTCCAGGCGACCTCTAACCCTAGTTCTACCCGGATCCCGTTGGCCATCCTTGTGACTGACGGTGCTAATGAGATCACCGGAGCAGTGAACACAGGGTTGGCCACGGTGCAGCCCTCGACCGTCACGGACGGGGATGTGTCCATCGGCCAGACTAGGATCCCGGTCGTGAGCGCCCGGCTGTTCAACGCCACCGACAACATCACAGTTGACCTAGGTGGCGCGGCCCCCGAGGCTGTTGTGGTGTCCTCAGTGGATGGGGACAACAACATCCTCACCGTTGCACCCGCCCTCCTAAGCGCTCATCAGGCAGGAGCGATTGTCCGCAGAACCTCTGGCACCGCCCGCCTAATGCAGGAGCGGACCCTCCCCTCTGACACGGCCCATCCGGAACGAACCCCTAAGATGTTCCAGGGGGATGAGATCCGTGGATCGGGGCTCATGAAGTCTAAGGAGACTTTCGGGGACAGAGACGACCTAAGTCTAAAGACCCTAAAGGACTACACAGACTTTCTCGCTGCCCAGATTCGGGACATGCGATTTGGCTCTCCAAGATCGGACGAGAGCACGGCGAACACTCCTCCTGCATCCTTCAGCACCCACCCGAGGTACTTGGACCCGTCGGGCTCAATCACCGGCGCGCGCAGCAACACGGTCTCCATTGGAGACGGTGTAAACTCCTTCGGCGACTTCAACGGAACGGACGAGACACCGTTCATTGCCGCCGTTGCGGCCTTAGCAGCAACTAGTCCCGCCAGTGGCACCATTCTAGTGAAGAACGGCACGTACACCCTCACCAACACTGTGGCTCTTGACCGGGCGATGACAGTGCAGGGAATGGGCCGGAGTTCCACTATCATTGTATCTAATGTGGTTGGTGCCCCAGCGTTTGAAGTGGGGGCCGGTGCCTCTACCGACGTGGTGGCGATGCGAGACCTGACAGTGCAGCAGGGCACTGGAGACATTGAGATCATCGACCTTACGGGCCTAGGCCGCCTGCATCTTCAGCAGTGTGCGTTCAGCGGCACCTTTGTGAGGAGCGGGCTCGTGGACAACCGCGTCCATGCTGTGGATTGCCGGTTCTCCGCTGGCTCTGGTGTCGCCGTGTTTGGCAACGCAGGAGGAACATCCGTGTTCGCCAACTGCATCGTCCAAAGGTGCTCTGGCACAGTGGGATTCCTTTTCCACGGACAGGTGAACCAAGTCGTCGTGGCTGACTGTGCCATGACATGTACCAGCCTCTTCTACATCGCCGGCGCTGTTGCATCTGCCAATATCGAAGTCCGCGGCAACAACCTGGCAATCGGCAGTGTGCTGTTCTATGTAGACGCAGACCTAGACTTTCTCTCAGTGCATGAGAACCGCATTACTGCAGCTACAACAGGGGGCTCGCCAGTACTCATCTACACTCCGTCTTTTGTGGCCTTCACAAACCACAGTTGGGCCTACAACAGAGTTACTGCAGTGGTGGCGGGGAGCACAGAGGCAAGTCCCTCTTACATCTTCTACTACAACTCAGACATCAGTGACTTGCATGTACACGGGAACAACTTCGAAGTTACTGGAGGATCTTATGTGACATTTGCAGGATTTGCGAATGGGCTGGTGGATTCCTGTGTAATCACAGAGAACAGGTTCCAGGAGTGCTATCGGTTCTGGCACATGCTTTCAGGGGCTAACACAGACACTCTCATTTCTGGAAATATCATTGCCTCCGCAGCCCTTGCGGTGGTTGGAGCTACTCCAACCCACGCGCTGGTTCAGTTCGACGCCGCCGTGACTGGTAGCGACGTGCGCATCCGAAACAACCAGCTCTCTATCCCATCTTCTACAGGGGACAAGTACGGTGTACTAATCAACTCCACCTCCCCCGTGGACCTAGAGATTTCGGGGAATGAGTTTGATGTCACTAGTTCCGACAGGATCGCCTATGGAGTGTCTGTCACTGGGCCCCACGTGTTCGAGATTACGGGAAACAAGGTCACCTCTGATGGGGCCACCGGTGGGGCCTATGGCATTAGTTGCGTGTTAAACTCGGGAGTAGGGCACGGCACCATCTCTGGGAACGTCATTCGGGAGTACTCGTCTACGGCGTCCGCCGCGGACACTGTGGGCATCCGAGTCGATGGCGGCAGCGGGGTCACCGTTACCGGCAACTCAGTTCAGGGAGGCGTAGGAACTACGTCGTTTGTTGGAGGAATCGTTGTCAGAGGCACACCGAACGCCACAATCTCTGGCAACTCTGTGGAGCCAATCACTACAAGCAACTCCCTCTCCGCGGCCGCGGCGGGCATCAAGTCCATCAATCCCGTAAGGCACTCGATCACTGGTAACTCAGTGAGGTGTGGAGATACCACGGCCAACGGAATCCTTGTAACTACTGAGGTGGGAGGTAACGTCTCCTCCGGAAGTATCGGAAGCAACTCAGTCCTAATGGCCGGTGAGACCTATGGGGGCATCGTGATGACCGCACTGAGCGGAAGCCCATTTGAGGGATTCAGTGTCACCGGAAACACCGTCACCATGGGAGGTGCGACGGTACGAGCACGCGGGTTCCAGATTGTCACCTCTGGCGCAGGCAACAAGGGGCTGACCTTCTCAGGTAACACCGTCTTGGAGGACACCTTCGCTGCAGACGCCACGGCCTTCTCCTTCATTAGCGCAACAGGAGACGCGTTTGGGGTGTGCATTAACGGGAACACCTTCATGGGAGATCAGCCTAATGCAACTGCTAGGACCGAATCCGCAGTGGTTTGTACCGGTTTGGATAGTTTCTCGTTCTCTGGGAATGTGGTATACTGGGACCATGTTAGTTCTGGAGTTTCCGTAGAAGATACAGTACTATTCACAAATGTCGTAAGGGGAGTGGTGAATAGCAACAGGGTGAACCCAAATGACGCCACAGACGCTATTAGTTTCGTTGCATCCACCTACACTCTAGTCAACGGCAACTACACCGGATTCAATGGCGTCGAGGTTGGCGCCATCAACACTGGTGGTGGCGCCGGTATTACCTCAACTAATAATGTAACAACCTAAGGTTTATGAGTATGAAGTTCACAAGAATGTTTTTGGTTATGGTGGCTGTAATGGCCCCAGCAGTTGGCTTTGCCCAAGAGGCTGGAGTGGACGCAGGAGTGTCTGATGCCGGCATCATGGACTCCGGCATCATGGACTCCGCAGTAGACGCCGGGGCCTCTGCTCCAGTGGCCATGCCTGAAGAGGGCGGCGCGTTGGTCCAAGCGGTCTTTGAGGCGGCTCGAGGCGGTGAGTGGTCACTTTTTGTATCTCTTCTTATCATGCTACTTGTTTTCGGCGCGACTAAGGTCCCGTTCATCTCCAAGTTCGTGAAGGGCCAGGCCAAGATTTGGGTCGCAGCTGTTGCGGGTGTTCTTGCAGCATTCGCTACCGCCCTGTATTTGGACGTCAACGACGGCGTGGAAGGCGTCAACTGGCTGGAAGTGGCTATGCGTGGACTATCGGCGGGTCTAGCCGCGGGCGGTCTTTGGTCCCTCCTGGGCCGCCGGATCATGGGGCAGCCCATTGATGCGGATGGTGACGGTGAACTAGACCCTCCTGCGAGCAAGTAAGGAGTAGCCGTCAGTGAACCGCAAGTTAAGCCACAATACTGGAGCTTTTGAAAGACTCACTCCAGAGTCTTTGTACTGGCTCGGAATGCTGGCTACTGACGGCAATGTACATCAGTACAAGACATGGTCCCCGTGCATTACACTGGTGTTAAAGGACCGGGACCATGTTGACAAGTTTAGAAGTTTCTTCAGCCTCGTGAAGTGACACCTGGGTTTTTCACTATGTCTTTAAAGAGTAAAAAGGCCATAAAGTTGTCAAAAATACTCTATACAGGGGATCCTGTGCTGTCTAGAAAAAGTGATATCGCTAAGTCATTTTTAGCGGAGAAAGAGAAGGCTGCGCTATCGGAGTAGTCCTAAACTGGTCAACTGGCTATAACGGGAGTCCAGGTAGTGTTGATGACACTACAACGGACTTTCCTACACTGTCGGATAATGTCCATGACGTTCTTGCGTCTCACGTAAACTCTCTTGCTGCGGCGATCATCCAACTCGAGACCATTCAGTCTGGACTGAGCCCTCTCACCACCCGTGATGAAGGCGCGGTCCTTTCAACTGCTACTACGTCCATCAACTTCACTGGCGCTGGAGTAACCGCCACCAACTCTGCCGGAGTGGTGACGGTGACTGTTTCAGGCGCAGGAGCAGGATCTCTTGAGGTACAAGACGAGGGAGGCACAGCAAACACTGTTCCTGTAACCATACTTAACTTCACCGGTCCTGGAGTAACCGCCATTGAGGGCACCCCAGGGGAGATTGATGTCACTATCTCAGGCAGTCTAACTGTACTAGATGAAGGAGGAAGCGCTTCCTCTGCCCCAGTAACCTACATGGACTTTGTAGGTGCGGGGGTTACTGTTACTGAGCCCACGACTCCCGGCGAAGTGGTAGTTACCATCCCTGGCGGTGTGACTCTTACATCTTCTGCTCCTGCTAACGTAACCACCACAGCAGCGGCTGTTGGAGTGTCCACTGAAGCTGCAAGAGCAGATCATAAGCACGATGTCACGACTGGCACCCCTTCCTCCGTTGGTATTGCCAACTCAGCAGGTTCAGCTACTTCACTAGCTGCTTCTGACCACGTCCATAGCCACGGCAACCTTCCTGGAGGAACCCTTCACTCTGTAGCTAGCGCCATCGCGGATGGCTTCATGGCCTCCGCCGACTTCACCAAACTGGCAGGGCTCCAGGCCGGTTTCACGGAGGTCACGGTTGCCGCCAGAACAGACACGCTGGACGGGACCACGGTGGATACGCATCGGACCTACACAGCGGCCAGCGACGGAGCGGACGTCGAGGTGACTGTCAACTCGGGCACTGCTGGCCGCTGGTGTCTTTTGAGCAGGCTGGGTGCGGGGTTCGAAGACGCAGCAGGGATCAACCTTGTGGAGGGGACAGCCACCCTAGTATTCGCAGGGAACAACACGTTCGCCCTCAATCAGTACGACACGGTCACCTTGCTGTGGAGAACTACTACAGAGGTATGGCTCCTGCCCCACTTCTACCGACCCATCTCTGTCTACCAGGGCGCGCCGGGGGTAGAGAACCCCCCTAGGACGTCGAACGTGAACTCGTTCGTGTTTGAGGGCGCCACTGTAGTGAACTCTGGGGGTCAGGTAACAATCACCACCCCTGACACAGCGTCGGAACTTTCCTTCACACCCGACGGGGACATCGCTGCTACCGATGTGCAGGCTGCCATTGTCGAGGTTCGGGACGACACAGACACCAAGCTCTCGGCAAAAGGACCCGTTAGGCTCACCATCTTCGAGATCGACGACGCCCAATACCTAAGCGGCGGTATTTACACGGACATCACTGGGGCACAGAACAACAACCAAGTGATACGGCACACCGGCACAGATCTCACCCGCAACATCACGGTAAAGACGGGGACGGCGGGAGACTCATGCGTCGTCACCAACATGATTTCCGGCAGTCAGATCAACTTCATCGCAGACACAGGCATCGACATCTTTGGTGGAGATGGACAGACCAGTGGTGCGGGGTCGTTTTCGATGAACGATCAATACGCCCCGTGCACCCTCATTTGGCTCGCATCTGACACCGTTCTACTCACTGGCGCCTTCACCTACGTGTAATCGATGCTTCCAGGACTTCTAGCAGGACTGCTTCAATACACGCCACCAGTCGCGGGTCCCTTCGCTGTGTCTGGAACCGAACGCGAAGATGGCGTTCTTACGATTACTGGTGGCACGCCTCCATACACCGTGCAGCGCGCAAGCGACTCGTCGGAACTCGCGTCTGGACTGACTAGCGGGGGCACGTACACGATCCCCGCGACGCTTGTCGGTGACGAGATCGAGATCCTAGACAGTGATGTAGGCTACCACCTGACTGCGGTCATCGGGTCGAGCGCGCTCGCGTGGCTCTCAGCCGCGGATTCTGCCGTTGGCCCTGGTGCATCGATCGTGAACCGCGGAACGGGTGGCGCAAATTGGGATCAAGGGGTAACCGGCTCGGGCATCACCACGGTTAGCGATGCGGAAGGCGCCGCGGTTGAGTTCACCGGATCGGGTCGACTTCAGGGCTCGGGAACGGTCACGTGTGCATCCTCTGAGTATACCGTCGTCGCACTATTCGATACGCCAAATGGATCGACCGACTCGGGAACGATCTTCGACTTTTACCAGGCGGGGACCGCGCGGATTCTGCTTCGACATCAATCCAGTTCACTAAGGCTTTTCGACTCTTCCTACAGGGACTACGCGCCGCCCGTCACTGGTGCGATGGAACTGGGCGTCTGGCGTCTCAACGGCACAAGCGGTCTCGGGAACCGCTCGCTCTATCACGCCGCGGAACGCACCAGCGAGCAGGGCGTTACATACAACAACCGCCTTACCGCCAACGTCGAACTGGCGGTCGGAGCTTTTCGTGGCGGGACGGATGAGTGGACCGGCAAGTTCAGGTTCCTCGCGCTGTACCCTGGGATCTTGTCCGACGTGAAGGTAGCGGAAGTTCGTGCAGCACTCAAGCGCACCTGGGCGCACGTGGACCAGACCGCGCTTGAGATTCCAGGATTGCGCGTTCTTTGCAATGCCGAATCGGGCAACGTGACCGAACGCGTGTTGGGGCCGGACATCTTCGCAGAAGATGCGACCGACCTTAGCGGCAACGGCAACATGTTGTCTCAATCCACGCCAGCGTTTCAGCCGCTCGTGATCACCGATCCTGGTGGGCGCTGGAATGGCAAGCGCGTTCTTGAGTCAGACGACGGGCTTCGCTACCTACTCAAGACTGCCTTTGATCTTGGTGGTGCTAGCGATGAGCACGCTATGGGCTTTGCGATGGAGATCATAGCCTATTCCTCTAATGCGAGAATACTCTGCCTCGCAGCAAACTCGGGACAGCCTCGCATTTACACCCCGGGCAGCGCGGGAAACACCGCGCTACAGAACGGAGCGGACACGACGTTTACCGGAACGTCCGTGCCTCTCGAGATACCCACTTCGATGGTTGGTACGTTTGAAAGCGGAGTGACACAGCGCGGCTATCGCGGCGGACGTCTCGAAGACGAAGATGCACCGGCGGCGACGATCACATGGGCAGACGGTGGCGATCACTCCATCCTAGCGTACATAGGCGGGACACTCGGACTGCAAATGCGTGTGGGCGAGTGGTTCATCGCTCGCACCGCGTTCACACCAACACTCGCGCTTGTGCATGGCTGCCGGCATCACGTCGAGTACGGGACGGCGCTCGCGTGACGTTTGGTCTCTGCGACTTATGGATCGGTGATCGGGTAATGTAAACAATGGCAGTATTTGGCACATTTGAGTATGGTTCATCCACCGTTTACGGTACAGATCCATCCTCTTCAACTGTTGAGTCTATTGACGTTCTAGACGCCAATAAGATCAGAGTTGTGTTTAGTGGAGACGTAGTCGTAGACGACAACCTGCTTGACCCAAACAACTACGTAATAGAGTTCGCTGACAACCTGGGCTTCACGGACGTTGACACAATCAAGGTCTTCCCTGCCGTGCCTAAGGCAGAGAGTGACTCCGTGCAAAGCAACCTCGTGTCTACCAGGTACGTAGAACTGCTCACTAAGTACCATGCTCCTGGGCAATCCTATCGCATCACCATCACCAACATCCGGGCCGCTGATGGCACGATTGTGGCTGAGAGGGCTCTGGATGCCACGGCCCGTAGAACGAAAGTGGACAATATCCTAGCTGATGCACCCTCCCACATCGACACTCGCCCAGGAGCAAATGCGCGAGCCCTGTTGGTCGCACTCGGCCTGGAGGATGACCGGATTGGTGGATCCCTAAGAGAACTTATCATTCCTGATGCGCTCGAGCCCCCACTCCTCGCTGCAGCAAGTGGGGCATTCATTGAGACCGCTAATGGCTTCCTGATTATACCGAACTAAGAGAATACAATGGCTGAAATACCTAAAGTAAAGATAGCATCGCTTCCCACACAAGCCCTCGCTGGCGACAGCGTGCTCATAGTAGAAAACGCTGCTGGGACTACCACGGGCAAGACAACTGCTGCGGATATTGCCACTCTTTCTCCCCCTGGTCCGCTTGGATCGCTGGTCTTCGAATGGAACGGCGTGGACACGTCGCAGTTTGAAAACGTTTCTGCGTTCTTCAGCGCAACGAGCGGATCGCCTGGCGCCTTGTCCGTTGCGTCAACTCCAATGGGGAACGTGTTGCGCTATTCGTCCGCGGGCGGATCGGGTGTCCAGGATGTGATTCTAGCCGTTGACCCGTTGCCGTTTGTCGGAGAGTCGCGCGATCATTTGATTGAGGTTGTGAGCGGGAACGCGGCGGGAACCAGCAGCGCGACGCGCGGCGGGATCGCGATGCTTTGCGATGATAGCGCGGTCAACTTTCACGGGTTCATTCAAGCGTGCTCAGTCAACGGAAACTCCTCTAGCGCAATGATAAACAACGGAGTAGTCGAGTCGAACGCGTTCGGCGTGGCGGCGAACAAACTCACGCGCTATCAAGCCATCGCAACAAAGCCGGTCGCGGCGCCGCCGATCGTCACGGCGATTGTCAGCGGATACAACGCAACGAGCGAAATCGCCGGAACGATCCGACGCACGGGCGCGAACATAACCGATCGAGGCGGCGCGCAATACGAACTTGGCAACTCTTCCGTGATGGGCGCAACGTGGGATCCGCTCGCGCTCGATCGGTGGGGAATCGGAATACTAACGCAGACGGGCGGACCCGCGCCGACCCAGTGGGATATTCTGGCGCTTCGAGTGTTCATCTAATATCCTCATAGCCATAACTCAGGAGTTAGCCACACTAAGATCATCTATCCCACTAAGAAGCCTTTTCAGGCTCCTTGAGCCCTTTGGCTCCTTCAGGCTCCTGATTTCCCCTGCATCATGAAGGCTGGATCTTTATGGGAATATTCTATTAGAGTGTCAAGGGTGGACCACGTGCAGAAAGTTGAAAAAAGATGGACGAGAGTACAAACCCCCTAGAAAAGCTAGTACAGTCAGGAAACCAAAAGGACAAGGAGACTCCGGGCAGGAACTGGGTGGGCGGACTGGTTGCTGGAGTGCTTGTGCTCATCCTCACAGCCGTCTTTGGCTTCATGGCTTGGCGGCGCGGCCGCAAGATGGCCGAGTTGCTACACAAGGAAGCACTTGCCGAAGAGGCACTAAAGCGTGCTAAGGTGGACGCGGACCTGGAAGAGCACGCAGAGATGCGCAGCGATCTAGTTCTTGACGCCCATATCCTGGAACAGGAGCTTGAGGCCCTAAAGAGAGAAAGAGAATCCTATGCTGAAAAGTACCAAGAGAGCCGTGCTCGCCTTGATAGTCTCACTTCTTGGGATGATATCGACGCCTACCTACGCCCAACCGAGCCCGGACTTCCCGGAGCACCGAACGACCCAGATTGATGGAGTCCGATATGAGGCATTCGACCTAGGAGGCTTCAGGAGCCTCCTAGTGCTCGATTTCGACCTCGTGGCCACTCGTGCCCTAGTAGCCAACTTGGAGCGCTCTCTCGAGCTGTCAGAGCGCGCACGTGGGCTCCTGAGCCAGGCTTATGACTCTTCCCTGGCTGACATCGACATACTACAGTCTGAGCGGAATCGTCTAGAGGCCCAATGGGTTGAGGAGAACCGACTTCGCCTAGAAGCCGAAAACAAGCCCGAGATATCAAAATGGCTCGGATGGGGGCTTGCGTCTGCGTTGGCCGTCGCTATAGTGTCTATCGTTGTAACGATTTCCGTTACTGGAGACTAAATGGCAAAAAGAGTAGCAGTAGAGTTCAGTAAGGGCCGCACCCTAGGCATCGACGTGTCCAAGTGGCAGATGGGCATCGACCTGAAGCAGGTGTTTGAGAGCAATGCCTCCTTACAGTTCTGTATAGCCAGAACCGGCGATGGAAAGGACACAGATCCTACCTTCAAGAAGTTCTTCCAAGAGACCGAGGCCCATGATGGTGTTATTCCGGGATCTTACCACTACTTTCGAGCCGACCGAGACGGGCACTCGCAGGCCGAGTCAATGTCTAAACTTCTCTCCAGCGCAGGATACAAGCCAGGTCTTCACCTTCCTCCTGCAGTTGACTTTGAGGACGGAGCCAGTTTGAACCTGCCTGGGGGAGTATACAACGGCTCTGGCAAGGTGATGCCCATTCACCAAGTTCACGAGGAACTTCTTGAGTGCCTTGTGAGTCTAGAGTCTATATGGGGAGTTCGCCCAATGCTGTACACGGGGCAGACGTTTCACTGGTGGATGAGCCAAGCCGAGCCTGAGTTTGCAGCTGAGTATGCCAAGTACCCCCTGTGGACCCCGTCTTACACCAAAAATGTCCACACCTCACGGCCCAGGCTGCCCGCAGACAAGGCCGGCAATCCTTTTCCGTGGACTACGCCCACGATTTGGCAGTTCACTGGCGAGGGGAAAGTGGCTGGGTACGATAAGCCCATCGATTGCAACTTCTTCGCCGGGGATGGCACCGAACTCATCGCATTTTGCCAAGGCTCTCGAGTGGCTGCTCATCCAGTCTCAGAGACGAAACCGGACTACAAGAGCGCCAAGTTGTCTGCCATAGATACCATGGCTATGGAGTTGGAGCGACTCCGTGGGCTTGTTGAGGCCGAGTGATGGAGAGTTATTTTCTTTCCACCCTGGAAGAAGACGACCAGGACCGCGCTCTGTCGCACACTCCCTCTCAAGAGCCCATCGACCTTCGAGACTTCGAAGTTACCGTAGATCTTGAGGCAACTTGGTACTACGCTGAGTGCGACGTCAACTTGGTGGTATGGAGCAAAGACGAAGATCACCTAGGAAAGTGGCGCATCATTGCGGACGTTCACCGGTTTGAGGACTACCACTACTGGGATGCTCGATTCGAGACTGAAGACGTCAACGAGACGTACTTCATGTACCCAGTAGTATCCGGCACCAACATAATGTTTGTGGACGACGTGAATGAGGCTATTCTCATATTACGTAGAGACAATGAGCACATCCCCCAATAGCGCATACTACGTCGTCTTTCAAGGCAAGACGGCCTTCATGCGCCTCAAGGATGTGTACCCTGAGTGCTCATTGCTCATTGAGGGCGAACCACAACTAGGAGAGCTTTTGTGCCTCAGTGGGCCGTGTCACCGCAACCAGAACTGCATGACCATCCTCGCGCACAGGGTGCACCAGATTTTTGATGAGGTCATTCCAGACTCGGAACTGCTCTACTTGTACTTCAGGGCTCAGAATCGGAAAGAGTCCATACAAGCTGGCGTGTTCTGGCGATCCATGAAGGAGCCTCGAGTCATTGTGTGCAACCCGTGGGCATTCAAGAAGTTCATGACTGAAGGTGACGTGCACGAGTGGACTCCGGGTACTGACTTCTACCTGAAGAATGTGGGACAAGGGCTGCTTCCGGCCAGCTCGCTGATAAAGAAACTAGATGACTGAAGCGATTGAGATCTATCGATTTGGCCCCATGGCCAAGATCAAGGGGCCCTTCCCTCTTGCACTCGTGCGAGAACTGACCTCCTACCCTGTGGAGGGTGCAGAGTTCAGCCCGTCGTACCGCAAGGGTCAGTGGGATGGCCGGAAGCACCTATTCGACAAGCGAAGCCAGAAGTTTCCCACAGGGCTCACAGAGTACGTAAAGGCTGGACTCGAGGAGGAAGGCCACACAGTACACCTATTTGACTTCTCCGAAGAGCCAGAGCCTAAGCGAGACACGGAGCCGCTCATTGGCGTGCAGATGACGGGCAAGTACTCGTATCAGCAGGACTGCGTGGACGCCATGATCCGGGCCAAGCAAGGCATCGTGAAGGCGGCGACCGGTGCTGGAAAGTGTCTTGGAGAGGATACCCCGATTAGAATGTTTGACGGCACTGTGAAGGCGGTGCAAGACATAGTGGAGGGAGATCTTCTTATGGGGCCGGACTCCAAACCCAGGCGGGTCATGAGCACTTGTGTGGGGGTTGGGCCCCTATTCAGGATCTCTCAGAGAAAGGGGATGAGTTACGTGTGCAACGACGCACACGTCTTGACACTACAGGATACTAGTACTGCCCTCACGCAAAACGAAGTCGTCGATATTCCGCTCAATAAGTACTTAGAAAAGTCTAGTGATTTCAAGCATAGGTACAAGCACTTTTCAGTAGCTGTTGACTACCCTGAGTGCTCAACCCCGCTAGACCCGTATCTCTTTGGGATGTGGGTAGGAGACGGCACAAAATCTCTTGACAAGCATTCGAGACCTGCTGTGTTCCACATTACTACCGTAGATAAGGAGACGACGGAACTACTTAGGCGTACCGCGGATTTGTGGGAAACAAACATCTCGGACAGAGAGAACAGAGAGGGCAAGGAACACATACACACATGGGCGCTCACGACTGCACGTGGCCAGCCGAACCCCCTCCTGGAAGCCCTGAGATCCTCTGTATCTGACTGGACTCCTTTTTTGATCAATTCCAAAGAAAAGAGGATGGAGTTTCTAGCTGGGCTGATCGATAGTGACGGGCACTATGATGGTAAAGGATACTCAATAACCCAAAAGAGCCGAGATTATATTGACAAAATATACTCTCTAGTCAGATCTCTTGGGTGGGGCTGCGCGCTACCTGTGGCTAAGGTTGTGAGAGGGACAACTTATTGGCGATTGTACTTGGGGGCCCCTAGAGGGGAAAAGCCTCCTTGCAAGCTAAAACGAAAGCAGTGCACTCTCACTCATTCTCATAGTTCCAGAACGAGTTTCTCAGTCGAGGAGATAGGAGAGGGCACCTACTATGGGTTCACCCTGGATGGTGACGGAAGATTTCTTCTTGAGGACTACACAGTTACTCACAATACCTTCATCGCCATTGCGTACATCAAGTACCTAGGCCTCCCAACCATGTACATGGTGTCCACCAAGGAGCTGATCTACCAAGCCCGCAAGAGTTTCAAAGAGTTGATGGGGCTTGGTGACAAGGAGATTGGCGTCATCGGCGACGGGGTGTGGGAGCCTGGCACGCTCGTCACTATTGTGTCCCCGGATACGCTCGTATCCCGCCGCAAGGAGAAGTACTGCAAGGAGTTCTTGGAGTCCGTAGACGTCATGTTTGCAGACGAGTGCCACAACGCAGGAAGCGACACGTGGCACTCTGTCATGATGTCTTGCCCCGCGTTCTATCGGTTCGCTATGAGCGGAACCCCAGTCGACCGCACGGATGGGGCCAACATGCGCCTCATCGGTACCACGGGCGAGATCGTTTTTGAAATCACCAACGCCCAGCTGGTGGACCTGTTCGTCATTCCCAAGGCCGACATCATCTTTGACGCGGTCACGGAGCCTTTGCTCCCCACTCGACTCCCCTATCAGACAGTGTACAAAGAGGGCACCTCACAGAACGCCCAGCAGCATGAGAAGGTTCTTGAGTGGGTGAAAGTGCTTACTGATCTGGGCCTGAGCACGCTAGTCCTGGTCGAGGAGATCGCCCATGGAAAACGAATCGATGACGATTTATGGACCAAAGTGGATGGCCGCTTCATTCCTCACCAGTTCATATCTGGGAAGGAGACCGGAGAAGTACGGGCCAAAGCCATCGAGGATTTCTCCAACAGAGAAGTGCCTGTCCTAGTTTCCTCCTCGCTGCCTTATGAGGAACTTGTACTAGTCCGCCACCTGAATACAAGAGTCGAACTTGTAGAGATAGGAGATTTTGTAGACAACCTGTACGCGGAGCACGAGTACGAGTGCTGGACTCGCAATGCCGACGGTAAAGATTGTTGGCAGCCCGTTACAGGCGTAGTGGCCCATCCCCGTAACGGGGTACCGTTGGTAGAGACAAGGCTACGCAGTGGCGTAAATGTCGTTACTACGGAAAACCATGCGCTTATTGGGGACGACTATGCCCCTACACTTCCGCGCGAGGGAGGCAACATTCACGCAGCTCTATCCTGCGAACTTGACGGGGAAATCCAGTTCCTAGACCTTGCCAAAGATCTCCTGCCGCTGTCTAATGTACAAGTGGAAGTTATGGGCGCCCGTCCCTATCACCTCAAAAGCGTTCGCTCATCTTGTAAGGGGGCGTTGAAGTGGCTGGACGGCCAACGAGGGTCCAGTAAGGAGACTAACGCTCGTCGACAAGCCTGGGTAGAAGCCCGTTGGGAGGATCTTGACCAGGCCAGAGCAGACTGTGAGAAGTACCTTTCTTGCACGCACAACACGGGAAAGAAAACACTAGCGAGAAAAGAATCTTCTTGTGAAGACTATGACTATCTTGAACGTATTGGGGTAGTCCCCCGACTCACTTGGCGTCGGAGCAACGGGGGAAGTCTTCCGATTAAGATGGCAGTAACAGAGGATCTGGCCCTCCTTGCGGGTGTCTTCGTAGCGGAGGGGTGTACCCACAGTCGGGCAACTGTCGCCCAAAGTTCCATCGCAGCTATGGAGGACTGTCCTCTGGATACTCGGGAAGGATTTAGCGACAAGGCAAAAATAAGAGAATTTGTCCGAAAAGCCTTGCAGCAAATAGACCTTCCTCCTATAACGGAAAATTCCATACAGATGCTATGGCGAGAGAGACTTGTTTACCACTTTTTTCAAGACGTTCTTAGGGTAGGAGGTAAAGCAGACTCTAAGAGAGTGCCTGATTTCGTGTGGAACTCCACTCCATCCGTTAGGGAGGCATTCTTATTTGGGCATTTCCTAGGAGATGGACACAGAGATCACGGTAGGGCTAAGTCAGTTAATTTCATCACCGTTAGCAGACCTTTGGCAGTAGGCATACATTACTTACTGATGTCTTTAGGAAAGAAGTGCAGTGTTACCCACGACAAAATTGTGCGAAGCCCCCACACCAACTCAACCGGCAGGACTGTTACTCCAAGCCATAAGAAATTTGTGGTTAGATGCCAAAGCGATATCTTTGGTTACGAACTAAAAAAGACCCGAGATCAGCCCACGAGAGAACTAACGAGGGCCATTTCATCAGTGCAAGACCTGGATAGAGGAGATGAGACAGTGTACGACCTGTCTGTAGCCGGTGTGGAGAGGTTCTACGCAGGTTTTGGTGTATGTGCCCACAACACCATCCTTGATGAAGGAGTCAGCATAAACTCGATCGATGCCCTTGTCCTCGCAGGATCCAAGAAGAGCAAGATCCGTACCTTGCAGAGACTAGGCCGTGGACTTCGAGGAAAGCGTCTCATTGTTGTAGAGTTCGCAAATATGTGTCATAAGTTCCTAATAGAACATAGTCTTACGAGACTTGCGGACTACGAAGCAGAGAAATGCTTCCCCATTCATAACTCATCTCCGGACAAGGAACTAGTTGCGAAGTTGTGGGAAGCCCAATGGAAGAGATACGAAGATGCAGGAGAGACCTGAACAGCCCAGGATGTGGAAAGTTGCCTTTACCCTAGACGGGAAAGTGATGATTGAGAAGCCTGAGGGTACCTGGGCCAACGAGGAGGATCGACATTGGCTGGAGAAGAAGTACTCCTACAAGGACCCAGACGATACATTCTTCGGGGCACTAGAGATCGTCAAGTGCTACGCTTCCGCCGCCTCGGCCCACATATTCTGGGAGGATACAGTGACAGGCATTCAGTATCCATGTCTGTTCAACGCCTTCTCCTCTGCCATCGTTCGCTCTAAAGTGGCTTACGGCGTGCTCAACGGGCACTGGGGCTATGAGAAAAAGGGCCCGCGCCAGGGAATCTACCTCATAGAGCCCTTCGATATTTGATACAATAGGAAATGGCTATTCATGTATCCCAACTCGCCCCCGCCGATGAACTTCAAGTATGGATGAGGCTCGGCCTCTCCCTAAGGCGCGCCCGCCACAAGTCCGGTAACGCCTACTACACGGTTCCGTTGACTCCCCAGAAGAACGAGGGAGGCGATCTCTCACGCTTCGTTGCATGGGTGGTGGTCAATAGGCCAGAAGAGGGAGTCATGGTCGTCCAGGTGACTCCGTTCGGTTTCCAGCAGCGCACAAGTTCTGCTGAGTCCATGCAGGCGACGATTCCGTATCACGCGATCGGACGATGCCGAAAGTTCAGTGCGTTCTCCATCGATCCGGGCCCCGAGATCACTGGGGACCAGGGAGGAAAAGGCCTGAGGCGTCCTGGATCGGTTGCAGGGTTTGCAGGAACGAGGCATAGGCCCTATAGGACCACGGAGGAAGTATTACTGCGATGAAGTTTGAAGCCCACAACGGAAAAGTGTTCAAGCTCAGGCGAGCCGACGTGCCCTCCGCTATAGTCACCCATCTGAGGCTCCAGCCTAAGGACTCCGGCTGGGACATGGACCGTGACTGGATCTACCTCCACCACTCCCAGTGCCTCGGCATGGCTCGAAGGGCTGCGTTGGCTGGACTGGATGTCGACTACTCAGCCCTACCCCCATACCTAGTGGCGCGAATACGCCCCCTCATACAAGAGTGGGAATCCTTTGCGAGGGAGCGCCTCACCGAGGTTGACAGGGAGGGGGCCAAGGGCCACTATGGCTCATTGCTCCTGCTGAGCACCGCACCTCCCGAGTTGGTCAAGGCTGCCTACCGTTGCCTTTCCAAGCTCTATCATCCAGATCTCGGAGGGTCCGATGATCAGATGGCGGAGATCTCCAAGGCGTACAAGGCGATAAAGGACACCTGGTGAAGAGCGAAATTGCAGAGAAGATTCGGAAAAAGCGCATTCAGAGCACCCTCCAGGCGTCTCGCTTCATGGACCTTCACGACGCAGGGGCGCGTGAGGTGGTCGATGAGGCCAAAGCCCTCATGCGTGGCGAGCTGAACGGCGAGATGACCCAGGAAGCAGCCCTCCGAGCTGCGTGGCAATCCATGGCGTCTGACTACACAGGAGATAAGCAGTACCTCATTCCCAAGTCCCGTAGCCCGAAGAGTTTCGATCTGTGGCGGCGAGTGGAGGAAGCTCGAGTGGCCTCTGGCCAAGATGCCGAGACGTACCTTCGGGCCCAGTTTGACTTCTTCTCCAAGGCCTTTGGAAAGGCCCCCGAGGTCAAGCACCTTGCCACTCCCAAGGCCATTCAACGGGCCAAGGAGTACGTGGGCACCAGCAGGGCTGTGCGGGCTCCCGAGTACCACATGGAACTTCCCGCCCTACTCAAGTCCACGGACGCCCGTATGAGGGCTCTGTGTAAAGCTCAGGGCATGACACGTAAGGAAGTCTACGAGCGCCTCGTCAAGACCGGCCTAGTGGCTTTCCCTAAAGAATACACGAGTATCGATCCTGCATACGCTGAGGTGATGGGCACATGATAAACATTCCAACAGTACTTCTTGCCCCAGGCTCATCCATGAAGGTATGGCGGTGTGAGGTGACTTCCCCGCCCTTCGATGACCTAGGGTTTTGGTTGTGGTTTTTCACCACTCCCACACACGCCACATTCAGAGAGGTGTGCGCAGAAGAGATCGTGTTTTATGGCGAGCAATCGCTGAGCGATTTCTTCATCGAATCGGACTTCACCACACCTAACGAGTGCGTTTACCGACTTGTTCGCAAGTCGGACCAGAAGACGGTACTCAGCATGGCGTGCGACATCGTGGAAGTGAAGACTCAGAGCAAATGAGTGAGGAGGACCAGTTCACTCACACGCGTGAGTACCAGCTCAAGATCCTGAGCTACATGCTGGCTGATCCTGACTTCCAGGAGATCGCTACGAGCGCTCTTGCGGCTGAGAACTTCTCAGACCGAGCGATGCAGTGGTTCTTTGACACCATGCGCTCCAGTGACTACTGCCTGTCCAAGGTCACCATTCAGGAGGAGCTTGTAAAGGCATCTAAGATCAAAGTCATCCATGAAGATGAGATAGATAAATATCTAGAGTACTACAGCCTCATCTCCATGCCTCCAGCCCCTGTGGAAGAGAAGCACATCCAGGACACGCTGGGTAAGTTCATCCGCGCCCAGGCAACTAAGACGGCCCTGGTGGAGGCATGGAAGTTACAGAAGGAAGGCAGGTACGACGAGATCGCGGACATGATGCAGGAGGCCACCAACAAGGGCATCCACATGCTGGACATGGGCTATGACTACATGGCCAAACTTGAAGAGCGCACCGCGAACCGTGAGAACGCCGAGTACGAGTCCAGGTATCCCACAGGCATTCCGGACTTGGATGACGTCCTGTACGGGGGGCTGCGAGCCAAGCAACTCGGACTCATCGTGGGCGGTACAGGTCGTGGTAAGTCGATCTTTCTTGAATGGCTGGGAAAGTCCGCCTTGATTTTGAACAAGAAAGTCCTGTATATAACGCTAGAACTTTCTAAGGAAGAGATCGCTGAGCGGTACGATGCCCTTCTGGCACAGATCAAGATCAACGAACTAAAGGTCTACAACGAGGACGTATTCAAGGCCATCGCGCCACTGACCAGCCGCTACAAGGGCGGACTGATGATCCAGGAGTACCCAGCCCTTGGGGCCACTCCGGACACCATCCGCGCCTACCTGCGTCGCCTGGCTTCTCAGGGCTTCATTCCTGACGTCATCCTCATCGACTACCTCGATCTGGTGAAGTCTCCCAGAGCGTATTCCTCCAGCCACGACGAGTTGGACGCCATCACCAAGTCGCTTCACGGGCTCTCCAAAGAGTTCAACTGTGCCATTTGGACAGCCACACAACTCAATCGCGGCGGATTGGCCATGGAGACGCCGGACGAGACTTCTGTGGCTGGCGCCGTAGCCAAGTTGTTTACCGCGGACGTAGCCATGTTCCTCGCCTGTACAGCCGAGGAGCGGGCTGCGAGAGAGATGCGTATTGTGGTGGCTAAGAACCGCAACGGGCCAGCCCCAAGGACGATCCGCATCGACACGGACTACGCACGCATGACCTTCTACCAACCGGGGCCAGCGTCACCGCTGACGGCCCCAGAGTCCTATGTCAAGCCTGATGACCTCAAGGCCAAGGTAGAAGACGAGTTGACCACATCTGAAATCGGCCTCACAGAGGACGGGGAGCTGCTAGTCCTTGAGTAACTTAGAGGCCGCCAAAGGCAAGTGTTCGTTCTGCTCCAGTGAGCGCGAGGTAGTGGCAAACGCCACAGGGGCATCCATTTGCCATCCCTGCGTTTACGCCACACTCGTAGGACTAGAGCGTATTCCGTTCTCGAGCATTTACTGCTTTTCCTGCAAGAAGTACATCGAGTTCACGGTGCATCGCCAGACCTCCATTGCAGCTTTTCGCTTCCAAAGCGTTGACAAGTACGGAGCCGCGCTCTATTCAATGGTTGCCTGCACAGGAGACTACCACATGAATGCACCAATCACGAAGATCGTATGCAACAGTTGCGGAAAGAACATCCCTCCATGGATGGGGCTTAGCAATGGCTCGGTGACGCCATGAATCCCGTACACCGCATCCTGGTAAAGATCTAGTGGACAGCCGTAAGCGCATCCGGGAGGCCATCGAGGCCTTCGACTGGGAAGGGTACATCCTTGAGCACTACGATCAGTACCAGACCACTATGGGTTCTAACGGAAAAGAACTCCGTATCAACTGCCCCGCACCAGACTGCGGGGACCGAAAGTTCAAGTGCTACATCAACCCATCGAAGCAGCAGTTCAACTGTTTTCGTTGTGACTTTCAAGTTGGAAAGAAGTACAACCTCTTCAATCTCATTGCTTTCACAGAGGACATCACGCCGGCCGTAGCCATGCTGAAGGTGATGCGGGCCTACACCCCGACCGCCGCCACCGACGAGGACTTTGAAGCCTTAGCGGACGAGACCCCTGAGAATCCTGTAGAAGAGAGTGACACCCCAAGGTACATTACAAGCCTCCCCGAGCACTGTGTTCCTGTGGTGCGAATGCCTTTCACCTCGCCTGCATGGGCCTATTGTACGTCTCGGGGCATCCACCATGCCGAGGCCCTCACCATGAATCTCCACTTCGGCACTCGTTGGGTTGAGGTCAAGAACGCTGCAGGCCGGATCAAGGGAAACGTCAAGAATCGTCTCGTCATTCCCCTTTACCATAACCGCAAACTTTGTGGGTGGCAGGCTAGGGCCATTGTAGCCACAGACACCCCCAAGTACCTCAATTGCCCCGATGCGGAAATGGCCAAGACTCTATGGCCCTGCGTGCCGCCTAAGCCGGGCGTGCCCGTGGTGATTGTGGAGGGAGTGATTGACGCTGTGGCCGTCCGCAACGCAGGCTTCAACGCCTACGCCGCGTTCTCCAAGAAGATTTCTGCGGCCCAAATGCGCCTTCTCAAGAGTTGGAAGATCTCCAACGTGACTTTGTGGTTCGACAAGAAGGACGCGCTTCCTGAGATGATCTCGGCCGTAGAAGACCTCAAGATGCGGTTCGACCAGGTGTACGTCCCTAGTCTGAAAGACTGGCCCAAGGACCAAGACACCGGAGACATCTTGAAGACTCGAGATTTCGATACTATCAAGAACGCCCTTGAGAACACCATCGACGTGTACTCTCCAGATTTTGAAGAATGGAAGATCCAATGAACGACGCCGACGAGGAAGCCACAGCGGAGGAGATGTGGCGGGGTTTTGATGGGGCGAAGGATGGAGACAATGGGATGAGCCCCGAGCTTCGCCACGCCTGTCGACAACAGAAGATGCGCAAAGCACGGTTCGAAGAGGCTCGGGCACGAATCTCTGCCGCAGAGGCGACATTGAAGGACAGACGAATGCACAAGCGGACAACTGCGCCCGAGCCACGATACGATGAAGTGTACTTGGATGGTGTCCGATGGCTTGACGAACTGGCGGGCGAACCGTGAGTGACGACCAGGTCGAAGACTTCTGCCTGTTCCTCGCCGCGCTCGGCGACGACCCGCAAGCGAACGAACGCGTGTTGCGCGTTCAAGAGACGGCGTGGGTTGCACCCAAAAGCATCCCGAGGAAACCACCAGGCACCATCACGTGGGTAAGCAGATGCACGGATTCATCGACAATTTCCGGGACCCATGGCCCATGGGTCCAGTACCGCAAGATGCTGCCTGGTGAGGCCGTTTACAAAGAATAGCATTTGTAGTTGAGCAATACTCAGGGTGCTGATATCATTAGGAATACGCCCAACCCGCGTAGCCACCAACACCCGGAGTATTCCAATGGATACAAGGCTCTTACTAGTTTCTTCGCCTTCCCTTCTCCCCGACTCCCAGCCGCACATCGAAGCTGTCAAGCAGCTCTGTGCGACCTACGAGATGGTGATTCTCATGGAGCACGGGGACAATAGGTACCACTTTGACGAGTGGGACTTGCCGGAGAATGCCCGCCTGTTCACCTACACCTACGAGGACCGTGAGGGTGCCCTAGGGGAGCTTCAGGAGTGCCTGGAGGGCTTTGGAGTCCGCCTGGTGTCTCGGCACGAGGGCAACCTTCTGCCGTTCATTCTGACGGGATCTGTGATGCATGTTCCAGCTCAAGTGAAGTTTGACCTGTTGGACAAAAAGCGCCCGCTCGCCATTGACAGCCACTGGAACTAGCGCTATTCCTGGTGGATGAACCAGGAGATTAAATGAGCCTAGTGACTCCACGCCGCACCCGGATCAAACCGGGTGACGAAGTGCTTGTGTTTGCCGAAGTGTCGCAAGACAAAGAGACCAAAGCCTGGACCATCAACAGTCTAGGGCTAGGTGTCTTTGATGGGTACTTCGAGTCCGTAGAGGACAAGAATCCCCCTATGTCCGAAGAGGAGCAGGTCATCTACTTCTCTGTCACGGGTAAGCTCCCAGTAGAGCGCATCATCATGTACGACCAAGACATTGTATTTTCCGGCGAGGAGGTCTACTGGGATCAGGTTGAGGTGATGCAGAGCCAGTTGGACTCGCTCACCTCTAACGTACAGTACACGCACACTGAGCCCCTTGACTACCGAGAGTACCTGGACTACAGAGAGCGTAATAACAAAGACTACCAAGCCATGCTCAGGGGCATGGTGACCATCTACAACCCAAAACTGCCCCAAGGCAGAGCCTAGGCCTCTCATGTTCCAGACATCTTCAGTCGACCTTGAACTTGAGTCCACTTTCGCTCTTGACGAGCGTCGACTATGGAAAGACACGTTTTTGCAGTCGTTTGATACATTAGATAAGTCTGCAGCAGCAGACGCCGACCTCGCCCCCGCCCGATTCCGAGCGGCATTCTCACCACCTAAAAAATAGCGTGGCCCACTTCTACTACAGCGATCCTCACTTTGGACATAAACTCGTGGTCACACACAGGCCTTTTGAGTCTGTGGAGGAGATGGATGCCGAGCTTGTCCGGCGATACAATGCTGTGGTGAAACCCGAAGACGTGGTGTATTGGCTCGGGGATGTGTCGTTTCACCCCACAGACAAGTCGGCTGAACTGATAGGAAGTTTGCATGGACACAAGATTCTTTGTCTTGGCAATCACGATCGCTCAGCAGCAGCGATGTCCCGTATGGGATTTTCAATGGTGGTCAGGGAAGCGGTGACACATATCTGCGGCCGCACTGTGCGCATGAGCCATTTTCCTCCCAAGGAGTACTACGACCCACGGTACAAGCACGCGGCTGAGCGCCACAAGGACCTGAGGCCCTTGATGCACAAGGGCGAGTGGCTCCTTCACGGACACACCCACGGCACAGAGCGTATCCGGGGCCGGTACGTGCATGTAGGCGTTGATGCATGGGACTTCACTCCGGTGAGCGTCCCAGAGATCGAAGCACTGATAGGCTCCTCAAGACTGGAGAACGTATGAACTGGGAACATGTATGGATCGTATATGACGGTGGCACCCAGCATGTGTGGGGCCAAGAACCTCCAGTATACTACCAGCGAAACGCTAAGAAGATCACTAAACTCGACCGATTCGCCACCCTCGAACTGGACCTAGAGTTCAAATTCCTAAGTAGGTACGCACACCTGGAGACGCCGGAAGGAGTCCCCTACCTCATGTTCCCAACGGAGTTCTCAGAACTTGTGCCGCACATGGTCAACGGGAAAGTCAAAGGCACCTTCAGGTGGAATAAGCGCAGCGACGCCGTTGGCATCAAACTTGTGAAAGCCAAGTAGACAACTTTCCTATGAGTGATGCAGATCCTACAGAGGAAGTGTTTACGCCCGACTGGGTGTCACCTCCAGGAAACACAATCGAAGACATCCTGTTTGACATGGGCAAGGATCTTGTGTGGCTGGCTCGCACAACCAAGTTGGGCCGCCAAGAGTTGGACTGGATCCTCGCCGGCTATGGAGCCATAACCCATAGAGTAGCCTGTAGGCTGCACAGGGTACTGGGAAACAGCGTAGCATTCTGGCTGGCACGAGAGGCCCACTACCGAATGGCGATCGCAAGAGCACATGGAGCCGAACTATGAAGAAGTTCCCCACAGGCCGCACGCGAAACTATACCACAAACGTCAAGCCCGAAAGTGAAGAAGAATGAGATACAAGCACGAAACGACCTTCAACGAGTACCAACGAGAAGCACTGCAGTACTCTACTTATCCAGGTGCAGGAGACCTGTCTGGGCTAACTTACGCCACACTGGGCCTAAACGGAGAGGCTGGAGAAGTCGCCGAGAAGTTGAAGAAACTCCTTCGAGATGAGGGTGGAGTGGTATCCCAGGACTTCAAAGACGCCACCCTCAAAGAACTTGGGGATGTCCTCTGGTACGTAGCTGCGTGCTGCGAGGAACTTGGGTACGCCATGGAAGATGCCGCTTCGGCATCCCTGGCCAAGTTGCACGATCGAGCCGCCCGAGGTGTTCTTGGGGGAAGTGGCGATGATCGATAAAAGATCCTTGACAGTGCCTCCAGGCACGCTAGGTTCTCATTCGACGGGCAGTAAGCCCACAAACAAACTAAGGGACACCAATGGCAAAGCTAAACCAAATCCTCGCAATCGAATCTGGAACGCGTAAGCGCACCACCTCAGATCTTACCCAGCTTCATCGCCTCGCCGGACAGCCTGCTGTCTTTGAGGGCCTTGTGCGTACCTACCGCCCTCTCGCCGACGACGGCGTTCAACTCCCCGCTGAGACCAAGAACGTCCAGGCCACCACGGAGGACCTACTCAACAAGACCGCCGAACTGAAGACAGAGATCTGGGATCTCACGGCAACCAAGGACGCTACCAACCAGGTGGCTAAGGCCGACGTTGTCCTCCCAGACGGTATGGTGCTTCTCGAAGCTGTCCCCGTCTCCACCCTCCTCATGATGGAGAAGGAGATGAACGACATGGAGACCTTCGTCCGCGGGCTGCCAGCTCTCGATCCTTCGGAGGAATGGGAGTTCTCGCCAACCCAGAATCACTGGAAGAGTGCGGCCGTCGAGACCACCAAGACCAAGAAGGTTCCCAAGAACCACGTTCGAGCAGAGGCTACCGACAAGCACCCCGCCCAAGTGGATCTCTTCCACGAGGACGTCGTCGAAGGATATTGGACCCGCATCCGCTACAGCGGCGCCATGTCCGCCGATCGCAAGGAGACGGTCCTTGGCCGTATCCAGGCCATCAAGAAGGCCGTGAAGTTCGCTCGCGAACAGGCCAACAGCGTGGAGGCTTCTCCTCGAGCGCTAGGCGACAAGGTGTTCAGTTACCTGCTCGCTAAGTAAGACTACGGCAGGGCCGCCCTTTGGAGGCGGTATCCTGCTTTAGAAGAGAACAAGCTCAAACTTATTCTCCTCCTCAACAAGCTGTTTTTGCAGGTTCGAATCCTGCCCTCCCCACCGGAACTTCGGTTCCTGATCGACTAAGGGGAGGTGGCGGAACTGGAAGACGCACAGCATCAAGTTCCTATTATTCTCTAACCTAAACCCCAAAATGCTACCTATGCATCTCTAGTGATCTCGCCAACTTGCTCAAAATGAGGGTTCGAATCCCTCCGACGCCTCCGAGCCTCCGGGCTCTTTTCAAACTTAGGCGTTGTCGTCTAATGGTAAGGCATGGGTACTTAGACCCAGAGCGCAGATCTTAAACGCCGTTGCGTAGTGATAGAAAAAGCTGCCTAACACGCTGCTGCAAACACTGGGGGTCGTCGCCGGATATGCGACGCTCCCCGCTAACTTCGGGCCTTACACTTGGGTCCCTCATAACACAAGTGACATTTGGAGAGCCATGGCCAAGAGAACCATCCAGTTCGTATTTGAAGACGATTCCGCCGCAAAAGGCTTTCTCACATGGCTGTCAGACGCAGGTGGAGATCAGGACTACTGGAGGGCTTTGGAGGAGTCCGCCAAGTACCCCACGGTAAGGTTCAACTACCGGCACGTGTATCCTATGCCCAACAACGTACCAGAGGGAGAACCTTGGGTAGTTCTGTGCCCAAGTCAGCCAAAGGATGAAGATGAGTAAGTTGACTGCAGAAGAGGTGGAAGTCGGCCTAGTGGACGCCGCGGACGACATGCACATGGCCAACCAGTTAAACGCGGCTGAATCATTCATAGTAGGGTTCATTGTTACGGATGAAGCGTTTGATGCACTCTCCCGCGGAGTCAAGGTGCCCGGAGTGCCCAGCACAACCCGCACCCTCGCCACTCCTCACGGCCCCGTGCTAGTGTTCCGGGAGCACCGATGAATGGATGACGAGCGGACCATCGAGAACACCTCGCACCTCCGCCCAGGCCACGTTAACCTGGAGCGCCTGTGCGACAAACTTGTGCTCCGTGCAGTATATCTGGTCCCAGATAGCGCCGTGACGCTCCCTCCAAGGTGGAGTTACATTGACCGGCTCCAGTTCCGAGCTGATCACGGAGAGCAGATGTTCTCGTGGGCCAAGACAGCCTCCTACCATTTACTGCTGATCAACGGGGTTCACGCCTTCCGAGCCTGGACCGACTCAGGCCGCTCTTGCCTTGTGGATGTAGCTGATGCTACAGTGCCCTCACTGAGGGAAACCTTCAAGGTGCTGGACATCCCAGCATCCACTCGGCGCAAAACCAAGCCCTTCACGAAGAGGGTAAGGATCACCTCAGAGCGCCAGATGGACATTGTGGTGATGCAGACGATGCTAGCCTTCGGAGTTTTGTAGATGTGGATTACGTACGATTTTGAGTGTGCCAACTGCGGTGAAGTCTACGAGGACATTGTGGACCGTCCTCACGAGGTCGATGAGTTCACCCCAGAATCGGAGTGCCCACACTGTGAACACATCAACACCCAGCCACTCCTGAGCGCCCCTGGACTAGCTACCTACTCACTCATGTCTCGGGAAATGCAGACCCATCATCTCCGGGAGCGCTCCCGCAAGCACTCGGAGAAACTCAACAAGAGCAACTCGGACGAGATCCGAGCCAAGATGAACAACGGCCGCGGAGCCAAGATCGGATGACCTACGCAATAGTAGGCCTTATTGCCCTGTGGTTCTTCAGCCTTATGATGCTGTGGAGGACCATCAAGTGGCACCAACAGGCTCTCAACAACTGGAAGAAGTCCAAGCGAGCCCTCAATGACGCTGAAAGGGACGCTCGGCGCATTAGCAAAGAGTGCCGAGAAGCAATGACGATAGTCGCTATGATAGCGAGTGAAAAAGCATGGAGTTGGAAGGACTGATATGGACATGCAAAGACTAAGCGACTTCTGCGCCCACATTGACAAGTGGGGAGATCACGACGTACCAGACCATATTGAACTTAGGTACAACGAACTTAGGTGGGCGATCGACAACGGATATCTCCAGTGGGAGACTGTGACAACCCTCAAGCCTACGGACAAGCCGATTGTCCTTTCCGAACGTGAAGTCCGTAATCGAATCGGGCGTAAGGCGTGAAGGACAAGAAGGTCCACCTGGCCCTCCTAAAGCCCACGCATAGCCGCCGGAACACCTTTCTGGACCACGAGTACGTCAAGGAGGTTCCTGTGGCGCAGGAAGGCTCTGAGAAGGCCCCAGAGCCTGCTTGGAGAGCCCTCTCACGCCAAGCAGCGGCCACAAACCGGCAAATGGCGGCCAAAACCAAGCTTCGAGTGTTGCACAGCCGTGTTCCGGGCCCCATCAACCCGGCCCCTTGTGATACTTGCAAGACGAGCGTGTGCTGTTCAGCATTCGTCATCCAGATCACTCCTGAGGAGTACGAGTCAGGCCTCTACGGGGACAGTGCAGTGGCCCTGACTTCCAAGGACGCCGCGAACGTTCAGGGGAAACTTTCCCGCTTCATGACGCTAGGGTTCCCTCACATGTCACAGGTGACTGATAGAGTGTACTTTCTAGAGGGGACAATCGGAGTACCTTGCCCTCTCCTTGGTGACGACAACAGATGCTCCATTTACGAAGACCGGCCAATCGTCTGCAGAACGTACTCCTGCATGGACGATCCAAGAATAACCCAGGAACACCGTGACGGTGTACTGCCCGCTAGCAGCGTAGTGCTAGGAGAAGCTAAAGATGATTGAGTGCCCCATTGAGTTGTTAAAGACTTACCCACAGGCCAAGGGCCTGGAGACCTTGTTCAACGAGACCAAGTTCACTACGTGGCTCAACCGCGGAATAGAACTTCGCGTCATCACCACCAAGCCTGAGTGGGATGCGATGTTCGAGGAGATGATGAAGCAGCCTGTGGTTGCGGTTGACACGGAGACCGACGGACTTGACTGGCACTCAGGCCACCGTATCTGCGGTATCGCTCTCGGGTGGGGCAACACTCACTTCTACGTGCCCATTAGGCACAAGGACTCCATCACTGGAGGCGTGGCCCCAGTTCAACTCGACCTGGAGGTCATCCGAGCGGATTTGGATATGTTCTTCTCCTCGAAGATCATGCTCATCTTCCACAACTACAAGTTCGATGGGCATATGTTCCGAATGGATGGATTCAATATCAAGAATCCAATCCAGGACACATTGGTGCTGTGGCAGTTCTTTGACGAGAATGCCCCAGCTGCCCTGAAGTCCATCGCCTCTGGATGGGTGGACCTCATGCGAGTTAAGCACAAGGGCGTCGTAGGCGCTTGGGCCAACGAGGACTCTAAAATCATATCAGAGTGGAGAATGGGTGAGGCTCGAGCCTGGCGCAAAGAGTGGAACGCATACATCAAGGAGCGTGCCAATCTCATGTCCCATGAGCCTCAGTTCCAGAGCATGACCAAGCCGATGATCAAGAACTGGCTCAAGGAGAACGACGACCTCGTCATCAACCATCGGTACGCAAAGAACTCCAAAGAGAACGTAGATTACTCCTACATCCCAGTGGCGCTCATGTCGCAGTATGCGTGTCTCGATACCTACCTAACCATGGCAGTGTACGAGCATCTTCTAACTCACCTGAAGATGACTGAGAAGCAGGTGAAGCTCTACATCAATGAGATGCGGCTGCTCAAGGTGCTCATGGATGTGGAGGCCGCCGGTACGCCCGTAGATGTAGAGTATCTAAAGAGCCACCGGGAGGCGCTGGACACCGAGATTGAGGAACTTACCAAAGCAGTCCAGGAAGCCCTCGGAGATCCCGAGTTGAATCTAGGGAGCAACAAGCAACTCGCAGAAGCCTTCCTGAACAAGGGCATCATCCTTGACAAGAAGAGCGACGCAGGCAACTGGGTCCTTGACTCCAAGGTACTAGAGGCGCTCAGCGAGGACTACCCCGTCGTCAAGGATCTCCTCACGATTCGAGCTAAGAAGAAGATTCGCGACACGTACTGCACGGGCATCATTGACAGGGTGAGCGAAGATGGTATCCTCCACTGCAACTTCAGGCAGAATGTTGCCACAGGCCGCATGGCCTGCTCAAACCCAAACCTGCAGAACATCCCCCGGAAAGACACGTCGATCCGCAAGGCCTTCCTCAACAAGGGGGACGACTGGGTCTACGTGTTCATGGACTACTCTCAAATCGAGATTAGGCTAACCGCTCACTACTCGCAGGATCCTATCCTGCTAGAGGCATACGAGAAGAACCAGGACGTTCACACACGCACGATGTGTGAGATGTTTGGCTACGACTACCAGGATACTGTGGAACTATTCGACCGGGTCAAGAGTTCAGGCGACAAGAACGCCATGAAGGCCCATCCTGAGTACGCAGAGTTCGCTCTCCGTACTAGCCGACGCAACGATATCTCTAAGATCGTCAGTTTCTCCATCATCTACGGATCGGGCCCCAAGGGCCTTGCCAGCCAGATCAGCCCACGTCCGGCTGACTGCCTGCACCTCGACGACAAGGGCTGGGTCAACAAATGCTCCGGCTACATAGATTCATACCTTGACAAGTACGGCGGCGTCCGTAAGTTTGTAAGAGAAGCTACCCGACACGTTCGGCAGTACGCTCAAGTCACCAACGAGTACGGCCGCATCAGGCACCTTCCCGCCATCCACGCAACGCGGATCACAGGCGACCGTACCCTCCGATGGATGGAAGGCAAGGCCGAGCGCCAAGCCACCAACAGCCTCATTCAGGGCGAAGCGGCCGACCTGTTCAAGCACGCAGTGGTTCGAATCCACGAGTTCCTAAGGCCCTACAAGTCACACATCGTCAACTTCGTTCACGACGAAATCCAACTCTTCCTGCACAAGTCTGAAATCCACATTCTTGGGGATATCAAGCGCATCATGGAAGACTTCCCTCACTACCACGTACCCATTGTCACAGACATAGAGTACTCTACTACCACCTGGGCCGATAAGGCAGAACTGAAACTATGAGTACAGAAATCCTACCATCCGAGTTTAGCGTCGCTGGAGTCTCCGTGACCTCCACGGCCCAAGAGGACCTGAGCATTGACCGCTCCGACCTGTCCGGAGAGTTCGAACGGCACGCACAAGCATTCAACGTGTATGCCACCTCCTACGAACTTTGTCTCGATTACGAAACACGGCTTAAGTCCGAACTAGAGCGGCTTTACGCTGTGCTTGACGTTGCTTCTCGGAGCGAGATGGAGAACGCCAAGGTCAAGGTGACCGAGAAGAAGGTCGAAAACATGGTTATCACATCCGCCGAATATGTAAAGAAGCAAAGTCTCTACTTCGACGCATGCCTGCAGACCAAACTGATGAAGGCTACTCGTGACGCGATGATGGCCAAGAAAGACTGCTTGATCAGTCTCGGAGCTAACATCCGAGCTGAACTGGCCAGTGAACCCTACATGAAGAACGTATAAGAAAGTAACGAGAGAAACAACATGGCAATCGACTGGGAAAAAATCAATAACAAGGCTAAGGAACTTGAAGAGCGTGCGGACTTTACGCCACGCGGTCCAGCAATCAAGTTCTGGAACCCTAAATCTGGCTCCAACATCATCCGAGTTCTCCCACCGTGGACGAATGAAGGTGACCACGCGGACGTCTTCTTCCGAGAAGTCGCTCAGCACTGGGGGCTATCGTCGGACTCTAAGGCACCTGTCCTGTGTAAGGAAAAGACTCCTTACCTCAATGGAAAGTGTGCCGCCTGTGACCTTGTGAACGACCTTCGCAAGGACAAGACCGACGCAACTGCTCAGCAGCTTGCGAAGGACCACCGTGCCAAGTCGGCATACCTGTTCAGCATTATCGATCGAGCTGACCCTGAGTACACTGCAGCCGACATCGCTGCGATGACCAAGGGTGAGGGCGACGAGGATCTTCCTGCAGTGGGCGACATGAAGGTGCAGGTTTTCCCTGCGAACTTCACCGTCTTCCAGGGCGTCATGGCCGCCATGACCTCCGACAAGTTGGATATCACGGACCCTAAGGAGGGCCATGACATCACCATCAAGAAGACAGGCTCCGGCCAGTTCGGGACCAGCTACTCCGTGATCACAAAGATCAAGCCTTCTCCGGTTGGAGGCAACTACAAACTAGTCGACCTCAGCCAAGTTGGGTTCACCTTGGACGATGACGACATGCTGGACGCCCTGTCCAAAGGCAAGATGGGTGACTACCTAGTGGGCGCTCTCCCAGCCCCTAAGGCGGCTGCTGAGCTTACCTCGGGCGCAGAGAACTCGGTTCCCTCCGAAGATCTCCGAGCCATGATGAAGGCTGCTGCAGAGCAGTCTGCCTAACACCGTAGCCCCTTGGTTACGGGAGCCAGGGGGCGGATAGGGCAGGGTTTGAGTGCACTGACGTACTCAGGCCCTGTCCTATTTTCTTCTGAGGATATGAAATGAAAACGACTAAAGATGGCCGCGACGCGGCAATGGCAGCAATCAAGAAGAAGTACGGCAACACTCTAACTCAGGCGAATGAGTTTGTTGAGCCAAAGATCGACGTGATCCCAACTGGCACAATCCAACTGGACATCAAGACAGGTGTGGGTGGTTACGCCCGAGGCCGAATCATCGAGATCTACGGCCCCAACGCCTCTGGCAAAACGAGCCTCACCCTGCATGCAATCGCCGAAGCACAGAAGATGGGCCACCGTTGCGCTTTCATCGACGCTGAGAAGGCTCTTGACCTCGACTATGCCGAGGCTATTGGAGTGGATCTCAGTATGATGGACTACACCCGCCCCGCCAATGGCGAGGAGGCCCTGGACACGCTCGAGATCCTATCTGACTCCAACGCGTACGCCCTGGTTGTGCTGGACTCCGTGGCAGCTCTGGTGCCCTCGAAGGAGGTCGAGGGCGACATGGGCGACTCACACGTGGGTCTTCAGGCCCGACTCATGGGGCAGGCGATGCGGAAGCTGAGCGGGAAGTTTGCCGAGTCAGGAACCACCGCCATCTTCCTCAACCAGATCCGAGAGAAGGTGGGAGTCATGTTTGGGAGCCCGGAGACGACATCTGGTGGCAACGCTCTTGCTTTCTACGCCTCGCTGCGGCTCCGGGTATCCCCTGCAGGCGGTAAGGCTGCTGACCTCAACGACCCAATCTCGGGCGAAGTGATCGGTGGCCGAAAGAGGCTGCAGATCGTGAAGAACAAACTGGCGGGCACTGCCAAGCACCAGATTGAGTTCAACATGTACTCCAACAACGAGTATGGGTGTGGCATCGATCGCAAGCGTGAGATCTTCGACATGGCTCTGGATGCCGGCTACATCGATATTGAGGGCAAAACCTACTTGTTCGACGGCGAGAAACTCGGCGTGGGCAAGGAGAACTCCTACGCCGCCATCTCGGACAACGTGCTCAATGGGCTTCAGGTGGAATTGATCAAGCACGCCAAGATCAAGGATCTAGCCAAAGAGCGCATGCTGAAGGCTCTTGAGAATGTGTGAGTTCGTCGCCTTCTCGGACCATCACGCGCACAACTTCCGCTTTGGTGCCAAGAAGGTCCCATACAAGTCCGGAGGCTTCTACAACAGCCGCCTACTGGACTCGGCCGCAGTGCTCGATGAGATCCACACGTACTGTGTACGGAACAAGATCTTCACGGTGCTCTTTGGGGGCGACCTGTTCCACAAGCGCACGGTAGTGCACACAGATGTGTGGAACATTACCTTCAGTGCCTTGCGCCGGTTCAAGGACTCGGGAATCCATCTCATCATGATTCCCGGCAACCATGACTTCGCGGACCGGCAAGGCCACATCCACTCCTTAGACTCGCTGCGGGAGGTAGCCACGGTGATGGATACAGTGGCCGTTCAGCACACGGCTGGAGGCCAACTGAGCGTGGTGTCAGTTCCCTACACAGATTCTCTGGAGAGCGCTAAGGATCGACTCAGCGCTGCAGCTACACTGGCCTCGGAGTGTGCTACTCCCGCCACGGTGCTTCTAGCTCACCTGGGCATGCAGGGGGCTCGAGTAGGTAGCGACTACGTTCTGGTGAGTGATGGGGACATCCAAGTCAAGGACGTGACTCGAGACAACTTTGACCTATGCCTCTTTGGGCACTTCCATCAGCACCAGAAGTTGTTCCCCCAAGGGTACTACATTGGTGCCTCTCACCAGCACAACTGGGGGGACGCCAACACCAAACGAGGATTCTTGCACTTCAAGATCCCCGAGGGTGAAGCGCCGACGTTTGAGTTCATTGAGACCAATGCCCCACGGTTCGTTCGTCTCAAGGGAGATGAGGACTCGTCGCATGTTCGCCCCATTGACTTTGTTCGCTGGAGCGGTAAAGATGACGAGACCATGCCCCAGGCCCTTGAGGCTATCGGAGCAGAGAACGTGACCGTGGCTGAGCAAGCAATGCCCCACCTAAGCGACACAGATCTGGACGCAGTGGCGGCCATTGAAGCATGGGCCACTCTCCGGAGTACCAATCCAGACCCTCTTATCGCCCTAGGAAAAGCCTTACTATCTGAGGCAGAATCGAAGTTACTATGAAGAACGTCCACATCACTGCTGACCAGTCCGTACTCTCATTCACCGTAGACACGGTAGTGAGCGCCCACGAGGAAACAAATGCGGTACAAGTAGCTGCTGCTAGCCTCGTTGATTTCCTTGAGGTCAAGAACTCCATCACACTTCCCAAGGGTAACTACGTAGTAAAGGCAGTCATTGTTGTAACTGCCGCAGAAGAACCTGAGGAGTAGTATGTTCAAGGAAGCAAGCGCACAGAACTTCATGCGCTTCAAGAACGTCACTCTACCCCTGGAGAACCAGGGCCTGACGCTTATCTTGGGACGCAACGAGGATGCAGAACACGCTGGCAGCAACGGGGCCGGCAAGACCAGTCTGCTGGACGTGCTCACTTGGGGAGTCTGGGGCACTACGGTGCGCAACCAGAAGCATGATGAGGTCGTCAACGAGACTGTCGGAAAGAACTGTCACGTGGAAGTCAAACTGCACCTCGACGGCGCCGACTATCAAATCGACCGCTATCGAAAGTGCGACTACACAGATAAGCCCAACGACCTCACGCTCACAAAGAACGGAGAGGACGTGTCAGGTGCCAGCATGGACGCCACCCAGGCGCTCATCGACCAACTTCTCGGGCTCGACTTTCCTACCTTCCAGTGCATGATGCCCGGAGCAGGTCTCAAGGCTGCTGAGTTGACCGATAGCAAGATCAAGTCCTTGCTCGAGAAGCTCCTGCGCACCGAGGCCATGGCCACCGCTCACGGCCTAGCAAAGGACAAGGCCAAGGAACTCAACCACAAGTGCCTCCAACTGGCCGCCGAACTTGGCACCTTGTCTGAGAAGATTGAGGTAGCTGAGGCCAAGAAGGAGGGCTACCAGGAGAAGATCGCCAATGAGCACGAGGAGGCCGAGGCGAGGCGGGAGGAGTTAGAAGAGCGCCTAGCGAGCACGGAGTCGCTCCTCATGAAAGAGACCGCAGTACGGGATGCCGGCGAAAGCGCCAACAGAGAGCTGCTGGACTCAATGGACCAGTTCAAGGAAGCCTCCGAGGCCCATGTTCTCTCGCTAAAGGCAGTGCGCGACGCTGCTACTCTTCACGAGATCAACAAGGGCACCTACAACAACGCAGTGTATTCAGCGGACAAGGATCGAGCCCGAGTCGAGTCCAGCATCAACAACTTTGAGAGCCACTGCTCTCACTGCGGCCAAGAGATCCCGCTGTCCAAGCGTGAAGAGGTGATGGCCAAACTAGAAGCTCAGAAGGCCTATCTAGCGGGCGAGGCGGCCAGGAACCTCCGCGAGTTCGATGACTGGAAGGACAAGTCGCTCCAGCTCCTCGACACCCTGAAGCAAGAGGCACGAGAAAAGGGAGAAGTGAACGATGCCCTACAGAGCGTTCGAGAGAGTCTAGAGGCCCGCAAAAGGGCTGGGGAAGCGGCTCAGAGGTTAATCCAAACGTACACTGCCCAGTTGGCTCAGATACGGAAAGACTCACAGGCTCATGAAAAGTACGTTTCTCCCTATCATTCCCTCCTGTCCGAGGTCACCTTTGAACTTGGCGAACTAACTAAGCGCCAGCTGGACCTTCAGAAGCAGTTGGAGCTGAAACAGGCCGAGGTTGAGCAGTACGAGTTCTGGGTGGACGGATTCTCCGCCAAGGGTCTACGGAACCACATGCTCAAGAGTGTGGCTCCCGTGCTCAATGCGGCGGCGGCCAAATACTCCCAGATCATTACTGGTGGGGAGATCACAGTGACCTTCAACACTGAGAAGGTGCTCAAGAGCGGGGAAGCGCGCGAAGAGTTCTCTATTCAAGTGGCCACTAAGAACGGCGCCAGTTCCTACAAGGGCTCGTCCACGGGCGAAAAGGCCCGAATCGACATCATCATTGCATTCGCCCTTGGGGATCTCGCCCAGAAGCGGGCTCAGAAGAAGGTTCCCTTTAGGTTCCTGGACGAACCCTTCGAAAACATTGACGAAGAGGGCAATGAGGCGATACTCTCCCTCCTACAGAACCAAGAGGACTACAGCACCGTGTACTGCATCACTCACAAGCAATCGTTTCAGCAGCTCTTCAACAAGCACCTTCTCGTTGTGAAGAAGGACGGTGTTAGCCGGCTGGAGAGGGTCACCCCGTGAGCAAAGAAGTACCCCCAGCAGTTGTTGACTACTCCAAAGGAGAGTTCATCTGTGGCTTCTCCGGCAAGGTGCTGAGGAAGTCGATCTACGAGCAGGCGAAGCGGATCCAGCAGGTCATCACCACTCTTGAGGACACCCTTGCTGCGGAGATCACCAAGCACAGTGAGGTAAAGAGCGTAGTGGGGCTTCTCGTGGCGCTTCACGCTCCTGACGCCAACTCTCACACCATGTGGTTAAAGTCCATGTGCGAGCGCATTGTGGAGTTACAGGAGGAGTTCAACGAACTTACCCGGCTCGCCAACGGGATGCACGACGGCATCAACTATCTCCTATCCCCATCAGAGATGAAGAAGTTCGGATTATGAAACTAGTAGGAATCAACGGCAAGGCCGGCTCGGGCAAAGACACAGTTGCAGAGCAACTAGTTAGCCAGTTTGGCTTCCAGCAGATCGCCCTTGCTGACCCAATCAAGCAGTACGCCTACAAGGTTTTTGGGTTCACCAAGGAACAGTTATGGGGCCCAAGCCACATGCGCGACGCTCCAGATCCTCGGTTTGCCTTCTACAATGACGCCCTAGACGCCAGTGATGCCTGGTTGGCCACTGAGTCTCGCGCCCAGAAGTATGACCCACTATTCGTCGACGCGCTCGTTCCAGGACCAGGACTTCTGCCGGGCATCGCCCTCGATAAACTGAGGGACTGGAGACAGGGCCTCGCCAAGAACCGGGAAGTGATCTCCCCACGCATTGTGCTACAGTCCCTAGGCACCGAGTGGGGCCGGACCGTGAAAGAGTCCCTGTGGCTCTCACGTGCTCTGGAGGTGTCCTCCAGACTCATGGGGGGAGGCTACATCTACCACCACACCACTGGCCTTACCTACGCGCCTGGAGCCCCTGCTACCCACGTGGTCATTAGTGATGTACGCTTTGCGAACGAACTTCAGACGCTCAAGACCAGTGGCGCCTTCCTGATTCGGGTTCACCGGCCAGCTGAACTTCGGGCACAAGCCGAAGTGGGCATCGAGGGCCACGCGTCTGAGGCCGAAATGGAGGGTTTCAGTGAGGATGCCTTCGACTACTACATTCAAAACAGCAAGACACTAGAGGACCTGCTGGATGCGGCTGACGTCGCGGGCAACATCTTGACCCGCAAGAGCACCCGTCCCCCGGCAATGTGAGGCACAAATGAGCGACGAAAATCCAATCGATCTAGATTCCCAACGCAACCTCATCGAGAAGGGGTACCTGCTTGAGCAGTTACTGCAGAGCGAGCGCTTTGTGGAGTTCTTCAAGTACAACTTTGACCTCGTGCGAAACGAGGAAGAGAAGGAACTGGTGCTCATCGAAGTGCCGCCGCAGGAGGTCATGAAGCGCACGAAGAAGGCCATGATGTCGCTTGCCCAAAGCGGGCCCCGTGTGGTTGCTCCTAGCGCCGCGGACATCAAGGCCCTAGGGAAGTGACATGACGGTAGCAGATCTAATCGAAGCGTTGAAGAAACTCCCTCAAGATCTTCATGTGAACATCCCGTACGCCAAGTACTCGGACTACCACGCCGACATCATGGGCGTTGAGGCGGGTAGGATCACCGGGGACGCGCGAGCGTACTACGGCGACTCTTATGAAGATTACTTGTCTGAACTGGAGGACCCTGAGGATGACGACACTGAGCCCTGCGTAGTGCTGTGGTGAGCCAGAAGGGCATCATAGCTCGCCGGATAAACATCGGCGATACGATCGGTGCGTGGCTGGTGGTGGCTACGGATGCCAACAGTGACAAGTACCTGTGCGTCTGCACAGCCTGTGAGGCCAAGACTCAGCACTACGTGCGCAAGTACGATCTCATAAGTGGCAGCTCGAGAATGTGCAAGAGTTGTGCGTCCTCCACCCCCTCCGAGAAGCCCGCTGCCTATCGGTCTTGGGCCGCGATGATCCAGCGGTGCCACAACCCTAACAGCAAGGACTACCCGAACTACGGAGCCCGAGGTATTGAGGTGTGCCAGCTGTGGCGTGATTCCTTCGACGCCTTCTTCCTCATGGTGGGCCCGAGGCCTAATCCGGACGACACCATCGACAGGATTGACTCCAATGGTAACTATGAGCCTGGAAACGTTCGTTGGGCCTCTCGAACCGAGCAGACCCGGAACCAGCGGTCCAACATCAATGTGACCATTGAGGGAGTGACCAAGACTGTGGCTGAATGGAGTGAGGAGGAATGGTGCCCCGTATCCAAGTTCACTGTGTACAAGCGCATTAAGCGTGGATGGGATCCCCTCAAGGCACTCAAAGAGCCAACTAAGGAGAAGGGAGAATGACTCGGTACAAAATCACGTGCACCGAGACCCGGTACTGGGTCATCGAGGGCAACGAAGAGCAGGCTGTGGAGGAGTTCACCACGATCAATCCAGAGGACATGCACGTAGTCACAGACCTAAAGTGGGACATCACGCTCCTAGCCCCCTTGGACCCAATCACCACTGACCGCGTTTGCGAGTATGTGCCCCCAAAGGCTTCAGTCGGGGACCCAAATCAGGTTGCGATGCCTTTTGAGGTTGACAAGGAAACCTGAGCCCACTAGGTTGAGCCCATGGCCAACCCACCTAGACTCACCCTAGAAGGCATATCAGACGACCTTCTGCGCCACTTGTCACGTACCAACTTGAGGATGAACACTGATGATTAGAATATGGCTAAAAGGCCTGGCGCAGTTCCTCTTCATCATTTCAGGGTTATGGCTTCTCTCGGCCTGGATCTGGTCTTGGATGTTTGCTGTGGCCACGCCTTTCGGCGCTCAAGGTCATCTATGGTTCCTGGCGGGCATGGGATGTTACATGTCGCTTGATTTTGTTATGTGTTCCTGGAAGGAAGGAATATAGATGAAGTTTGGACGAGCACATCAGAGGCCTGGATACGGCCGCGTATACCAGACCGAGCGCAAGGGCCGCTGGTTTGTGACCAAGTCTAAGAAGACTCGTAAAACCATTGGCAAGTCATCACGCCTGAGGGGCCAGCGAGGCGAGCGGATCGTCGCCAAGGCCATGTCAACTTGGTGGGGCTCTGAGTTTGCCCGCACCCCCTCATCTGGAGGCTTCAAGACGAAGAAGTTCCGAGAGGAGTGGAACGCCTCAAGCGACCTAGTGACCTCCGACGCCACCTTCCCATTTGCCGTGGAAGTGAAGAACTGCGAAGGCTGGAACCTGGAGCAACTTCTCACTGCACCAAAGTGTGACTTATACTCCTGGTGGAAGCAGACGGTCGGTGAGACCCCGGAGGACAAGACCCCTCTCCTAGTCTTCACCCGTAACCACCAGCCTCTCTACTGCATGATGTACGAGACGGACGCTAACAAGGGTGGGCTTACAAAGGGCACAATGAGGCTCACGTTTCCCACAGAAGAACAGGGTGCCCACGGACCCTTCACTGCCTACGTGCAGGTTATGCTTGCGGAAGCTCTGTTTAGCACTAAGAAAGAGGCATGGCTATGAGCAAGGACAAAGACAAGACTCCTAAGGAGGGCATCAAACTCCCGATCTGCCCTCACTGTGGCTCAATACCCATCGCGTGCAAGTTTCCTAAGGACTGCAAGTTTGAGGACTTGAAGAAGTGAAACGACCAACCTACGCCATCGCCACCAACCAAGGAGCATTCATGGACTGCCTAGTGGATCCACTAGGCAAACTCACGAGGCAACTCCTCATTTCAAAGGGCTGGGAGAGGGTGGATGAAGATCCCGACCTTTGCATCGTGCCTTCTACGGACGCCATGATGAATGCTCAGCTCGCTCCTAGTGCTAAGAAGATTTTGGTACTATCCGACGGGGCCGTGTACGGCGAGACAAGGCCTCCCGTGCCCATGGACGAGTCTGAAATCCTTGCTGTGGACTCCCTCGACGTGGACAGCTGTCATGTTGATAATCAGTTGTACTACATGCACTTTGAACGTAGTTGGCTTTCGGAGAACTTCCAGAACAACACCATGATCGTGAGAGGGTTCGGTATCGCGGACTGCAACCACGATGTAGCAGTAATGCTGTCAGAGGCTCGAGAAGGCAGCATTGCCCTTCAAGGCGATGGGAGCCGAGTCAGTTCTGTGCTGGACCCCGACGACGCCAAGGCCTACATGGAGCGACTCGTCAACCGTCTCATGCATGGTAGTTTCGGAGTCTACAATGTGGGCTCCAGGCTCCCCTTCACTCAGTATGAACTCGCCAAGTCTGCTTGGCAGACAGTGCACGGTAAGGACAAGAAGCCCGTCATCACTTACACCACAAGGTTCGAGGATTGCGGAATCGATTGGCCCACCTACTCGGTTCCGGACATGGTGCGCACTCGAGCCCTCACTGGCCTCACGTTCCAAGAGAAGACCATGCGATCCATTCTGAAGCGCCACTATGCTTCCTACTGAGTGGCCAGATCCTCCCCAGATCCCTGGGCCGATGCGGGTGGTGTGCATGAGCGACCTCCACAACGAGTGGACTGGAGGCACTCTTCAAGCCAAAGACATCAACGCGCTCAAAGGCAACCTACTGCTCATTGCTGGGGACATCGTGTCTGGGACCGGAAACGTTGCCCAGTACAAGTCATTCGCGGCCTGGTTAGGTCACCTCAACTTTGAGCGCATCATCGCCATTCCAGGCAACCACGACGTGCTCATGGAGGTCGACTTCGACAAGATCGCGGGACTGTTCTCTCACGACCCCCGCGTCACCTTCCTAGACCAAGAGACTGTGGAGTATCGAGGCCTCAAGATCTACGGAGAGCCCAGACAGCCAGCGTTCTACAACTGGGCGTACAACGTCCCTAGAGACCGCATGAAGCGAGTGTGGGACAAGGTACCCAAGGATACGGACATTCTCCTTACGCATGGGCCCCCACTCGGCGCAGGAGATCTCACCCTGCGTGGGCCTCGAGTTGGCTGCGAGTATCAGCGGGAGTGGATTCTCAAGAACGAGCCGAGGCTAGTAGTGCATGGACACATCCATTATTCCGCCGGCCTGTACCAACTTGGAAAAACGACAGTAATCAACGCAGCTTGTGTTGACGAGAACCGAAATCCGACACAGAGTCCAATAGTCATCAATCTCTGCCTCCCCTAGGAACGACATGAGTATCGAAACCAACAAAGTCATCTCGAACCACTTGTACCCTGCTCGGAACAAGTTTTACTGGTTCACTAGGCTCATTTTGTGGGCATTCTTCGCTGGTCCCGTCATTGGGATGGCCTTCGCACTGGACATGTCAGTGTGGACAGCGGCTCTTTTGGGCGCTTATGTCGGCATTCTAGGCTACCTGAGCGGGCACCTAGTCAAGCTCCAGTTCGCTCACCAGATCACGCTTTCCTTCGTTGAGCGTTGGTTCTTCATGTGCAAAATGCATCCTGAGGTGGAGGCCATTGTGTTGGCCTACAGCGATCAGTACTCTCCTGAGTATGTGAAGGACTTCATCGACGACCACGAGTTCAGGGCCATCGCCTTGGCCAGCCCGCGCCGCACTCCTCCAGCGATCCAAGTGTACCTTCCACCGTCCGAAGAAGAGTGATTGTGCCTGTGGTCAAGTCTCCTTTTGCGCCCCCTGAAACAAAGGGCTCCGCAACTAAAGACATTGCCGCTATGATTCCTGGGCTGCTTGCTCCTTTTGTGGAAGTGAGTGACAAGGCAAAGGTAGCCCACGGAGTCACCTCGTTCATGATGGCCCTGTCGGCCAATAACGACAAACTCAAGGAGTTGAACAGGACGCACCGATGGTGGGAACCTCCCCCGTCAGCTTGCTGGGACACTGTTCTTCCTGAATCCTATAGCAAGGATGTATGGACTATCGTGCCTCACGAGGTGGTACTTGCTGCTCATGACTTCACTCTTTTAGATAGCACGGACACAGTTCACTACGTGAAGTGCAAGATGGCCAACCGTGAGGTGTGGTACTCCATGGAGACCAAGACGTTCACTATATACACTGCGATGTGCAGATCCGAGCACGCTAGAGACGTGATCAGCGCCTACTACCTATCCAAAGGCCTCGACAGGCACAAGGAGACCTGGGCCTCTCTAGACGCCAATGAGGCCATCACGGCGATCGACCCACCCAACATATCCCAAGACGTAGCAGGAGAGCGGACAAAGCAGTTCATCGCAGAACTCACCGCCTACAGGAAGGCGGGCATCTCAAGGAGTTACCTGTTCGAGGGGCCCCCAGGATCTGGCAAGAGCACTATGATTAGGCACATGGCTCGTGCCCTCAACACCTCAGTGCTTGTGGTGCCCTCTTCCTTGTCCCTAAATTCACGCCACTTGGATCTGGTTGAAGTAGGAGTCATCATCCTGGATGACATTGACCGGGCAGACGAGCGCGCCTATCCCCGGCTGATCCTGCTCCTGGAGGACTTTGCGGCCAGAGGCATCATTGTCCTGGCCTCTGCGAATCACTTGGGTGGGATTCCAGATGCTTGCATGCGGCCCGGTAGGTTCGACGAGATTGAAACAGTAGAGGGCGCAGACCCGGCCGTCATTGCCGAAGTGCTCAAAGACTATCCCGAACTTATCCCCTTGGCCCAGGGCTTTACCCTCGCATTCATCTCGGACATGCAGAAGAAGGCCAGGGTGCTTGGAGTGCCCGCGGTGATCTCCTCCCTCAATAACTATCGGAAGCGATCATCGCTGTCTCAGAACAGGCCCTTTGTGCCGCCCAAGGAGGAAGATGACTCTGACGCCTGGTGTGCGGGCATATCACTGACCGCAGAGACAACTACAAAACTGACGACGCTAGTAGGGGCAGAGACAACTGCAAAGGTGGCGGAGCTAGTAGGGGATTCCCCAGCTACTTACGAAGAGTACTTTATGGACAGCACAGGCGGTATTGCAAGAAAGAAGTAAATGGTAAACGATAACGACCTATATTTTGGGAATGTGCGCATCGCCATTCAAGCTGTTTTAGAGACACTGTGCTACCACAAGGGCCGCCAAACACTGGCTCCTTTACTGTCTCCTCTTGCTCACATGGACCTTTACGCTGCGGTGAATCGTAGCGGCTTAGAGCCGTGGTGGCTGGATGTGGACGAGGAAACCGGCCACCCCATCATAGAGACCGAGGAACTAGCAGAGGCGGGTCCAATGGTCTACTTGTGTGACGCTCGCATGGGAGATCCCTCGCCAGTGTTCGAGGACTTGGAGATCCCTGCCATCCTGCTTCGCATTGGCACCAAAGAGCCTGCTCCTCCCGCCAAGAGCATACGAGTAGACATCGCCACCGTGGGATGCTATGTAAGGGGAATGGTCGGCGAGGGACACACACTCATGCAGGAGCTTCGGGGCTCAGGCCCTTGGGGCTTCAACGAGCGCCCAGCGGGCTCCCATGTGTCCGACATCCGCACACAGCCGTTCAGGCATGTTCGAGTGAAGAACGCCAAGCGAGTCCTAGCTCAGCTCGATAGCTGGCTGGAGCACCGAGAGTCCCTTGTATGGGACTCATCAGATCCTCTCATGTGCCCACAAGGTGCCAAGAAGGCCAAGAAGTTCCGAGGAACCCGAATCACCTTAGACAGCCACAAGTTGTCCATGCTCAAGTACTCTACGTACCACAAGCTGCTCGCGGACATTGAGGACATGAAGGACCTCCCGTGAAAAAGGCAAAGCTCCCAGAGTACAAGGCAAATGATTAAAGTCCATACCCCCACTCTCATCCACAAGGCGGAGCTTCACGAGCACCCGTCCAACTCCAACAAGCAGTCTAAGCACGCTTTCAAGGAACTTCGTGAATCCATCAAAGCCAACGGATTTGACGAGTCGCTGATCGTAGTGCCTCGAGACGAGGGAGGCTACACCATTATCAGTGGCAACCACCGCTTCCGAGCGGGCTCCGCAGAAGGCATGGAGGAGTTCCCTTGCATCATCCGAGACGACTGGGATGATGTGAAGGCCGAGATCGAGTCTGTGCGCCGAAACTACGTCCGAGGACAACTGGACAAGGAAGCCTTCACAGCCCAAGTGGATCGACTCTCTAAGGAGAACTCCATCGACTTCGAGGACATCTACCTACAGATGGGATTCGAGGATGCGGACAAGTTCTCTCAGTTCTACGAGAAGGAACGAGAACTGGGGGAGACCATGGCCAAGAAAGTCATGGAGACTTCCACAAGCGCGGCGGCCGTGAAAATGATCGATGACATCGGCAACATCGTTTCGACCATCCTGGCTGAACATGGCCACACTGTGCCCCATTCTTTCCTCATCTTCCCAGCCGGCAAGAAGACTCACTTGTACGTGGCGGCCAACCCAAGCCTCAAGGCCACCATTCAGGCCATCGCGGAGCAGGCAGTGGCCCAGCGGCTGGACATCAATGTGGCCCTCGCAGGGCTCCTAGCAATCGGGAATGCTCAAACAAACTTCCTAAAAGGCAAAGGCAAAGACGAGGTAGAGGCCGAAGGATCCAAGGACCCTGGAGAGGGCACAGATTTTGAGCCCGTGTAAAGTCAAAAGGCTATCGTTCAAGCAGATCCACTCGGATCCCAAGATGTACAATCGTCTTAGGTTCTTGACCAATGGTGGGTGGGGCCGCATCTGCTCTCGGATGCATGACATGCTGGAGGACCAAGACCCCCTCACTGCCTGGGCGGCCTACTCCCCTACTGGGGAAATCATAGGGTGGACATGCATTTCGGATGACCTCGACTTCGACGGGCATCCTGGCAAAGTTCTTGACGTGTACGTTGGGGCGCAGTACAGGCGTCAAGGCGTGGGCACAAAACTCATGAAGGCCGCAATCAAGCATGCCGACAAGAAGGGCATGAAAGTGCTTGTGACTCCTTGGGATCACAAGAGCACTCGATTTTACTACTCAGTCCGCGAGCAAGTTGTTTGGGACGGAAGGTGTCTATGAAGTTATTCGATAAACTCAAGTCCAAGGCATACGAGCGCTATGTCGCCCCGTACCTCTACGAGCCTCCCACGCACGAGAATGACCTTCCAGAGAACCCGGAGAGTTAGTTGTGGCATACAAGGTAAAGCGCATCTCTGACAAAGAGTGGAGGAGCGCTAAGTTAACGTTGCTCATTGAGCGTGACGGCCTTGTATGCCAAGGGTGCCGTACTGAACTGACTAGGGATGATGCCACGATTGACCACCTCATTCCTCTCAGCCGATGCGGCACCAACAAACTAATCAACCTCCAGATCTTGTGCGTGGAGTGCAACAATGCTAAAGGAAACGAGATTGTGTCCAAAGGGGCTCGCATTGCGCCCAGAAAGAGCCAAAGTGAAGGTACAAAAAACAGTAAAACTCGGACTGCTGGATTTGGCAGAGCTGCTGCGAGAGCGTCTCGCGGCAGAAGGAAAGATCACCATCAGTGAGTGGTCTCAGAACACCGAGCGCATGGAGCGTGGGGGGCCAACCTTCATGGGGATCATTGTGACCTACGAGGGCAAGGTATGACTTCCGCAAAGCCAGCGAAACCTGGGTATGCGCTTATTACTGGGAGGGTGCCATGAGCAAAGGTCCTCACCATCGCATCAGGGAACTTATGGAGGCCCTCCAGGGCAAGGCCAAGGAATACCTCAACCTGAGCACATCGGACGCAGCTACCAAGGGCATGGCGAGAGAAATTAGGGCATTGGCAGAAGAGATTGAGAAGGAAGCAGGGCGACTATGAAGATCTACACCTACACTTACAAGACTGAGAGTAGCGAGTGGGCCACCTACACCTACCTCCGGCCCCGGACGGGCATGGAGATCGCCATGGAAGGCATTGAGGCCCACACGGGGTCGTATGAGGACTATGCGGAGGAGTACAGGGATGAGGTCGATGAGTTCCTGAAGGGCTTCAAAATCCTACAGGACGAGGGCTATGTAAACAGGGCATTTGACTACGAGATGGAGGTCGGCGAACTAGAGCCTACAGTGTACGTGGTGAACTACTACCAGAAGGCCAATGGAGGCATTGATCGCCATGTGGACACTCGAGTCTTCTCCAGCTTGGACGATGCCGAAAAGGCCGTTTCCAAGGACTCAGACGACTGGGATTCCGCTGAAATCGCGAGCACTGAGATCGAGTAACTGTGGGTACCAACCTGCTTTACAGACTCTGTACCTAGTGATACTCTTTGTTAAATGCCCCGCGCAAAGGAGACTTATGAAGAGCAACTGGAGGCCCTTAGCAAGGGTCAGTTACGATTTGTGCACTTGGCGCCTAAATCCCATGAGGTAAGCACCTTTGAGAACAGCCAGGGGCTAGTGTTCTCCATGCCTTATGCTAGTGTGCGAAGGATGCTCCAGCGAGGAGCGAGCCCGGAGAGCATAGGCTCTATGAAGGCTTTCTCCCACTTCGGCCTAGTGACTAAAGAATCAGGAGGATACCTGAAGCTTTTGAAGTACGGAGGTTCATGGAGAGCCCAGTCAACTTTCGAACGGGCCGATAGCACTGAGTTCTCAGCCACACTAAAGCACGTAATAGAGGCTCTTAAGGCAGGAAAGCCCCCTGAGGACATTGGAGTTCTCAAGGCGTATTCCTTTGAGGAAGAAGTCGCCGCTGCCTCCAAAGGAAACCTGGAAGTGGTTGAGTACAGTGGAGACCAGACGTCCGGAGGATGCGTTCTGCGGGTGAAAGCCACGGGGGAAGAAGTTCCCTACAAGAGAGCCGCTAACATTCTGTACAAACTTCGCTCCGATCCCAAATACTGCCTAAAAGTAGGAAAGTCCCAAGACGAGCAACGGGAATCCTCAAGGATAAGAGCGCTTTCTTCCGGAAGGATTACGCTCATCAGTTACGGAGGCAGTGTGACGGATCAAAGTTCCGTCTTCGCCAATAGCGTCAACGGGACCGAATTCAAGTCCTCTGTCATGGTCGTGAAGCGCGCCTTGAAGAATGGCGCGGATCTAGCGCTGTTAGGAACCGTAACAAGAGGACCATTGGAACTTCTTGGAGGACTCACTAGAGCGGAGTGGGCCCAGAAACGTGGATTTGGCAAAGACAAGGTGCGAACCCTAATAAGGGACAGTCCGCACCTCATACCTACCGCCCAGATCCATGACACGATGACGGATATTGAACTTACAGTGGCAGAAATCCTGGATCGAGCAGGAATACCCTTTGTGCACAATAAGTACCTGGAGGGCACATCGTGTCGCCCAGACTTTGTACTCCCTGACCACAAAATAGTCATCGAGTGTGACGGACTATGGTGGCATTGCGACTACGACCCCCTAAAGGGCCCTGAGTACCACGTGGCTCGTAGAGGCAAGTTCCTGGCCCAGGGGTACATACCCCTGTTCTTCTATGGAGACGAGATCCGGCGCTCTCCTGACGTGGTGGAGAGTATGATCTTGCACCGCTGTGGGTTACTAAAGGATCGAATAGGGGCGCGCGAATGTACCCTTCTTGAGGGGCACAAGTCAGTTCTTTCCCAGTACCACCTGATGGGGCAAGGCTCCGGTCGGTGCTTCTCCTTGGAGTACAGCAACGAGCCCATCGCCCTGCTGCAAGTGAGGGCTTCCAAGAAAGACACGTTGGACATCTCCCGCTTCTGCACCAAGCCTCGGGTAGTAGTGCCTGGGGCTTTTACGCGTCTCCTAAAGCATGCGCTTAGTGTCTATGGCGAAAAGAAAGTGACTAGTTTCGTGGATATGCGGTATGGTACAGGAGAGTATCTTACCAAGGACGGATGGCAGTTGAAGAACAAGCCAACTCCATCCTTCTACTGGACTCAGGGCAAAGAAAGGCTCCACAGGATGACTTATCCAGGGAAAACAGGCTATAATATGGGCTACTACAGGCTTTGGGACTGTGGGCAGGCTCGGTACGAAAAGACTCCATGACTAAAGCATCCTCAAGCATCCAAACACCTGCCAAGATCATCAATCCTGAGGACATCACGATTGATGATCTTGCCTCCTTGGGCAAAGATAGCCTTCCCATCTGGGCGCTTACCTCAGGCATCGAAGTTGACCACAACCCGGTTGACTTCGATCGCCACAGGTACCTTCTGCCTATCTACATGGACCATAAGGAGCACGACCACACCATCACGTGGATCAAGGGAGCCCAGCTAGGCGCTACGTCCTACCAACTTCTCCGAGCGCTCTGGTGGCTCGAGAACCACCAAGGCCGAAAGGCAGGGTTCTACTTCCCGACCAATGATGGCGTGCAGAACCTTTCGAAAGACCGCCTCGGGCCCATGATCGAGTCATGCCCTAGTATCAAGGCGATCTCCTCAGACTCCGGAAAGTTGAACCTCAAGAACATAGGCAAATCCGCGTTCTACCTTTACCATGTGGGCGGGACGGCATCGAAGGACTCCGTGCCGATGGACTACCTCGTGTTCGATGAGGTCCGTCTCGTGTCCTCAAAGGACATCGACCAGACCCTCCACCGTATCTCAGCTAGCCCATACAAACTACAGACCTTTATGAGCACGGCCGGGGCTCCTAACTCCGACATTCATGCTAGGTACCTAAGAGGAACCCAACTTCGATGGCACTCTAAGTGTTTTGCAGGGGACCAAAGGATCTGGGTACAGCATAAGGAAACTAAGAAGATTCTCCTTCGGTCGTTCAAAGACCTCCAGGTAGACTGGAGAAGTTACAGGGCTGCATCCCTGTCTACTAACCGCAAACGCATCGTGTTTAGGGATATCTCGCACTTTCATGAGAACGGAAAACAGCAAGTTGTAAAGGTCACCTTTAAAAACGGGGATACGGTAACCTGCACCCCGAACCACCAGTTTGCGGTTACCAATCTCGCCCCGTTTGAAGGTCGAGTCGCTCATCAAGTTCGCTGGGTGGAGGCAAAGGATCTATTGCAGGGCTCAGGGCAGGTATCTCAAAGGCCCAACAACAATTGTGTGTTGGCCACAAAAGTCGGAGTTCACGAAAAGCATGAGGTACAAGCACCCTATGACCTACTGACTCTCGTCATGGTAGGAGCCTACCTGGCTGAGGGATCTTTCAAAAACCCGGACTCTTCCGTTATCGAGATATCTCAGTTAAGGGATAAGTATTTGTGGCATAAGGCTATTGAGTGGGCTAAGAGTAACAACCTACCCTACAATGCCACCGATAAAACTGTCACAATAGGCCTGAGCACCCGTCCTGACTTGCTGGAGTTGTTTAGGGGATGCCTTAGGGGCTGTGGGAACAAGCGATTGCCAAAAGTTCTTGAAGGCCTATCCTCCTACCAGGCGGCGTGGGTTCTTGATGCATATTTAGCGGGTGATGGCCATAGGCGACGAGTCCCTGCGGAACGGAGGCACACGGACCATGAAGAACCACTACTAGAAGGCGAATGGACCGCCGCAACATGCAGTAGGCAACTCGCAAAAGATGTGCAGATGCTGGCATTGCGTGCTGGGTATCCTACCTATGTGCGAAAATTGAAGGTTAAGGAGGGAAAGAAGCCTGCATGGGCTGTGAATTACCACGATCGTGGACTTTACCATCGGTCTAAGATGTCCGAAGACGTGTCCGCAACTTACGTTACCTCAGTCGAGTATGAGGAAGCGTCAGCCTATGTGTACGACATTACTATCGAAGACTCTCAATGTTTCACAGACTCTGACCATAACTTTGTACTTGAAAGCGGATTGGTTGTTCATAATTGCGGTTGCCCAGACGGAATGTCTCCCGCCCTCACATTCCCTGACTGCATCGTCACCGACGATTCCAAGAGGCCCGGTGAGGTGTACATTCGGTGCCCCAAGTGCCGCTACACGATCCGCAACCCACAGAATGGCCGATACATTGCAGGCAATCCAGGGGCCGATCACAACTCCTACGCAGTGTCCCAACTTTGCTCGCACTACCGAACGACTGCGGGAATCTGGCACGAGTACACTACTACGACCAATAAGGAGGAGTTTTTCAACGCGGCCCTAGGTGTGCCGTACATCGACGCAGCCAACCGAGGCGTCACCATCAAGGAACTTGAGGACTCGGTGAACCCAGGGATCCAGTGGGCGGTCAACGAGACTCAGAAGGAACGGATGGCCACCAAAACAGCAATGGGGATCGACCAGGGCGGTCGGTACAACTACGTGGTCATCGCTGACATCAATCCAGATGGCACTCGCAAGCGCATTCGGCACTTGGAGGTCATCGAGTCCATCAACCCCGAGTACTTCAAGAAGAACGAGCCTGTGTCGCCCTTCGTTCGCTGCGAGGAACTGATGAAGGAGTTCAACGTGGGGATCTGTGTGGTGGACGCCATGCCCAACGTGAACGAGGCTCTCGCATTCGCCCAGAAGTTCCCGCGCAAAGTCTTCCTAGCTTCATATAGCAATAGCCAGGAGGCCGCAGAGTGGCACGACAAGGGCAAAGTCAAGGCCTCAGTGGCCAAGGCGGGGCCTTTGTTGCGATTCAAGTACCGAGTCACTTGCGGACGATTTGCCTTTCTTTCCATGGCCTTGGCAGCTTGGCGGGACGGTGACGTCGAGATTCCTCCACTTCATCACTTGCGCCAGATGATCATTAGTATTACACAGGAACACAAGGGCAAGCTGAGGCCCGAGGCTCCTGGGGATCGTTTGTTCCTTCACTTGCCTCGTCTCATCAAACGCTGGAAGGAAACCGATGAAGCAACCGGAGAAGGAGTCTGGAGATGGGAGTTCGCAGGCGGAGCAGCCAACGACCCGCACTTCGCCCACGCATGGGGATACTGCAACATCGGTCTCGAGAGACTACGCCGATCAGTTCGGTTCAACTTTCTCTAAGAAAGAGGAAGAGGCGGCGCGGGGACGTCCCATCCAAGGATCTGTAATAATCCGACACCCTTCCCTGAGTGCACTGCTTAGGCACTTTGTGGCCATTATTCCCACTTATAGTGTGTGCCGTGTTCGATGGCCAAGAGTTGCGGCGGAGGATTGGGAAGAACTTGTGTCCCATGATGCTCTTCATGCCATGATGAAGACCGCACACTTAGTCAAGATTGACTACATTGAACTATCCTATCCTGGCGCGGGCCCATTTAGGTACGAGCGAATCCCTAAATGTGAAGAGTGGCCGGAACTGTGGGTCATTGAGGAAGAGGCCGATTGGGCTAGAGAGTCCAGGGCTTGGTGGGCTCAGCACATTCATCCCACCCAAAAGAGCCTGTGGCCTGTGGGGAACAAGTCGTTTTTGGTCCCACTCGAGCGAGAGAAGTTCACTGTGGTGATCGAAGAATGAGCGGGTCCTGGCCACTGCTGTGGGGACAATACCCAAAGGTGGGAGAACTCATCACGGCCATCGAGGCCTTGTTGCCCTCATCCATGTGCTTCCGCATGCTCGTGTGGACGTACCTGTACAAGGACCCAATCGAGGCAATCTTCCAAACCCATGAACTATCTGAGTGGGGAGGCATAAGAGGGCTCATCACGCCCCCGGTAGGCGATGCCTACATTGCAGCCATTCGCATTGACTCTCCAGGAGATCATGGCAGTGTGTACGCCGAGAGACGCAGCGTAGGGTTCTCCTCCTTTACAATCATGGACCCGGATAAAGCAAACCCGGCCCGCCATTGGCAAGAGGCGCAGAGGAATAGTCGAAATGTATAGAGAAAACATGAAGCCCCCAAAGCCGAAGAGGACCATTGATTGGGAAGCCTTGTGGGCCAACACCCTCCGCTTGTCGTTGAGGCTCACCTACATCACCTTCGCTCTAATGCTGATTGTCGTTGGCTATATGTGGTACTACGCACTCACTCACATTGGATCACCAATGCACCCCAAGTTATTCGTGTCCTGGGGCATTGTGCTTGCAACTGTTATCGGCCTAGTTGTGCAGTGGATAAGTTGGTGGTACTACGATGGCAAGTTCAAGTACCATCGATCCAAGAACAGTCCAATTTTCAGAAATACCTATAAATGAAGTACCTATTGATTCTAGTTGCCCGCACAGTGAGGACCCATTGAGCGCCCCTGAGCCAGAATACAAAGGCCTAGGGCCTGAACCCAAGTTCAAGACCTCGGGCCGAGTCAACAAGATCGCTGGGATCATCACACTTGTTCTCTCGATCATCTTGATTGTCACTGGGATCTACTTCCAGTTCGCGGCCACATGGGGCTGGTGGCCCTTCAGCATGGACAACCTATGAACCACATCTCCATTGACATCGAAACCTACTCGTTGTGTCAGAGGGCTCACCTGCTCTCAGTGGGCGCCGTGATGCTGGACTCAGATTTCAACATCGCCAAAGCTCCCCTCTTCCACTACATAGTGAGGTGGGAGGGCCAAGAGGGCCGCCGCGTTTGCAACGACACCATGATGTGGTGGGAGGGCCAGTCCAAGGAAGCTAGGGCCATGTCCTTCGGCAAGCCTCATGGCTCAAAACCTCTCACCACCCTGAAGGACTGGATCAACACCTACGCAGATGATCCTGAGGAGATCATGGTGTGGGCAGGGCCCGACTGGTTCGACCTAGGCGTTCTCAAGGACTACGCTGAGGATCCAAGCAACGAAGAGAATCCTGTGCTCCCTTGGACCTACAAGCAGACAGGGTGCATCTCGACCATTGAGCATCTGATGGCCCTGAGTGGAACCAAGTACACCGAGGTGCTTCCAACTGTCCCTCACTGCCCTGTGAGCGATTCGGTGGCAGCCGCCGTGAACTTGAAAACGATGTTTGATCAAATCGGCTGGCGTCCCATGTAAGTGAGTGCCATCTCGCGTGGAATAGCGCCATGACAACAGGCCAAAGGCCGGAAGGAGGCCCTTGTGAGGCATCAAAGACAGCAGGAAGAACTACAAGCGAATGATCCGGACCGCAAGCTCTGTGGCCCTCTGTGCACATGTCTCCAATGCCGAGAGGACATGTGGGCCGAGGAGGATGCTGAGGGACCTTGGTTCTTCGGAGTCGACGAACACGAACTGACTCCGAAGGGTTGACACCTCCCGCCTAGGAACCTATAAAGAATGAATGCAAGACGCGCTATTCACAAGCAAGACAGAGCACTGGTGTACTCCTGAGGAGTTCCTAGTTCCCCTACGGAAAATGGGCCTCATTGGCCTAGACCCGTGCTCCAACCCCCAAAGCACCGTAGGAGCCATGAAGAACTTCTGCTTCCCAGAAGACAACGGCCTCCTACTCCCATGGGGAGGCTACGGAGGCCAGACCTATGTGAACCCTCCGTATGGGCGTAAGTTGATGGCCTGGAGCGACAAGATTGTCCATGAAGCAAAACTGTTAGTGCCAATAGTGGCGCTAACCCCGGCCAGAACTGACACCAAGTGGTGCCAGCAGTTGCTCAATGCGTGCACTGAGGCCCTCTTTTGGAAGGGCCGACTGAAGTTCATCGACCCTGAAAATCCCGGCAAGCAGCAATCGGCCCCCTTCCCTAGTTTGGTAACCTACTTTGGAGAGGATCCTAAGAACTTCCAATCGGCGTTCTCCAGTAATGGTATCTTCATGAGCAGATAGTGGCATGTGTTGATAGTTAGGTTCATATCATGATAGAATGAGTACACATCCTTAGGAGGAATCTGTACTCATGGCCATCATCGACAACGCAAGGGCCCTTGAGGGCCGCCTATCTGTCCTAGAAGAGCGGGATACGCCCCTCGTTCAGACAGAATCGGGCACAACCCGCACCCTCACAGATCTTGACCACGGGTCGGAGATCTACTGCACAAACGTAGCCGGCTGCACTGTGACTGTTCCAGCAGGATTTACTTCAACCGTCAGGGTTCGCCGGGCCACTGGGGCTGGTGTGGTTACGATCGCCAAGGGAGCTGGGGTCACTATTGAGTCCACTGGGGGCGATGTGAACCCTACCCTGCTTGAAGGCGGAGCGGCTGTTGTGGGCGCTATGAGCCCTACGATGGTGAGCATCGACGGAGCCTTGGTGTAGCCTATGTCGTCCATGTTTTTTCGCACGTCTGGAATGATTGCGGCCGCATTCGTGCGTGCTGTTTTTGTCCCGTGCCAAGTGACCGACCTCGGGGAGGATGTCACTGATAGTGGGTCGAACGTTGTAGACTCGAGCATCTGCTAAATGGGATTTCACAAAGACATAGTCCCTACAGCTGATGTAGATGCTGGACCTCACGTAGTTCACTACTACACGTTCACTTCTACAGGTAACAGGGATTCCGGATCAGACTCTCAAAAGGGCGCGGTCACATTTAGCGCTACAGATGTTGGGCGTATCGCCCGTGTGGGGGCAGCTGCGCCCTATGATTTCTATGTCCTTACGAACCATACAGGGCCTGTATGGGAACTTATCAACGGTGTAGAAGGCGCCACAGACCATGGGGCTCTAACAGGCCTAGGGGATGACGACCATACACAATATCTCCTCGTCGATGGTACTCGTGCCATGGCTGGCACCTTGGCCATGGGAGCTAACGCGATCACTACTTCTAGTACGGTAGATGGACGAGACGTCTCTGTAGATGGCGCCAAGCTTGATGGAATTGAGGCTGGAGCCACAGCCGATCAGGTTGCAGCTGACGTACCGTTCACACCTAATGGCGACATTGCCGCCACAAACGTCCAGACAGCCATCCAAGAGGTCCGTACAGACACGGACACCAAACTCACAGCCAAGGCAAATACCGCCACATCGGTGCTTGCCGGCGCGGGACTTACCGGAGGTGGTACCCTTGCTGCCAGCCGAACGCTCAATGTTGCGGCGGCAAACGGCAGTATCACTGTGGCTGCGGATTCGATCTCGGTAGGTGTGCTTACTACGGATGCCATGCACGGTGTTCGCGGTGGTGGCACTCAGCATGCAGCTGCCATTGCGTCAGGGGCTTCCGGGTTCATGACTGGATCGGACAAGGCCAAGCTCGACGGAGTCGAAGCTTTGGCAGATGTGACTGATGCGACCAACGTTGCTGCTGCGGGTGCACTCATGCGCTCCGGTGGCGAGATGTCAGGAAACATCACGATGGCAGGCGCCCAGACCGTAGACGGCCGGGACGTCTCCGCGGACGGTTCCAAGCTCGATGGCATTGAGGCCCTCGCCGATGTCACGGATGCTGCTAACGTTGCTGCAGCAGGTGCCCTCATGCTTACAGGCACCGGGCAGGTAACAGCACTCACGGCCAAAGGAAGCCCTGCTTCTGGAGACTTTGTTCTCCTAGAAGATACAGCCGACTCCGGAAACCTAAAGAAGGTGGACTTTTCCGCATTTGGAGGTGGTGGCGGCGGAGGTGATCGCGGTTACGTTATCGTCGTAGGAAACTCTGCACAAGGAGACACCCTTGCAGAATGTGATTACCTAGACAATGGTAACGGAGTACAACTTGCAGCAGCTCTTGCAGCAGCAGCTCTTGAGACATACGCCCCAACCGTCTTGCTGCGCCGCGGACTGTATCAGGTCTCTTCACTCACAATCCCTTACGGGGTTACCTTGGCAGGAGAGGGATTCGGAACCCAGTTATTTCTTCCGCAGTCTGGAGCCATGAGAGGTGTCACGATGTCGGGTGAGTCCACCATGAGAGATCTTTCTCTCACTCACCCGTTCCAGGCTACGGGCACGCTTACTGGCACTCGCTTCATTGAGATGGAGTCTGGGTCACGCATGCTTCGCTGCCGCGCGAATGTACAGGCTGGTGATGTTACCTCAGCAGGATACTACCCAGGGTTCTGGTCTCTTGTTAGAATGAGTCAAGCACAGTGTGTAATCCAAGATTGTGCTATCAACACTTACAGTAGCGTGGCACTTGGTGGAGGTAATCCAGCTATCGCTGTACTTGTCACGGGCACAGGATGCAAGATCATGAGCACAGACTTTGGCATCACCTCAGCAGACCGAGTAGACACAGGAATCTCCTTAGGAGAATCCGGAAGTGCTCAAGTGACTCACTGTAGGGTGTTCCGCTCTCACTTTGCCGGCATCAATATTGAAGCGGGCAATGGTAATGTAGATGGGTTTGCGATTCAAGGCTGTGAACTGAACGTGTCAGCAGGCGACGGTGTGAGAAATGCCTGGTTTGGTGATGCAATTGTCACCTCTGTGGCAGTTCAAAACTGTATTATCAAGAACATTGCTGGCAATGGAATTAACTTCACATCAGTTTCAGCGGCTAGATACTTTGATGGAATGTCCATTACAGGCAATATCCTTGAAGGTGGGGGCACTGGCACTGGCATAAACATCATTGGTGCGAACACGGAACGTCCTCTAGTGACGGGCAATGTGGCATTGGGATACTCCACTCAGTTGAATGTTACCCCAGCAACCGCCGTTATAGGCACAAATCTAACATGAACCCACTATTCTTCAGTTCAGGTAGTGTCGCGGCGGGTGGTGGCGGGGCATCCGTACCTAATCCGCTTACGCTTTCGCCCACCGTATACTTTCGCGAGAACGGGATCACCGGCGCGAGCGGAGACGTTGCTTCGTGGGATGACGAGGGCAGCGCGGGTTTGCGTATGGAGGCGGCAACCGTTGGCGAGCGACCGACGATCGTTACCGTTGGAAGCGTTCAAGGCGCGCAGTTCACTGGAACCGACTGGCTTAGGTCGACTGGCGCGATCGACTTGTCTCTTGGCGGACCGGACTCGGCTGTCAACGCGTTGATCCATTGGGTTTGCCTACGGGTCGATTCGCTCACGGCCAATGATCGGATCATCGATATGGACGGGTCGTTTCTTGTTACCTTGGCAGGCGGCCTTATCCGCGGTGAGACCGGGACAACGGATGTGATTACGTCAACACCCGTTTTGGTGAACGATGTCATTCAGTTGACCTATGTCATGGCGCCAACCCTCGGAACGTCGAAGCTCTACCTTAACAAGGTTTTGGAATCCTCGACTGCGGGAACAAACTCTCTTGAGCCGGCATCGCGCATCATCGCAATGGCTGCGCGTGGAACGGACGGCGCGGTGCCGTGGGCTGGAACGATCCTTGAGTGGGGCATCTGGTCCGCCGAGGATGAGACGGCATTCGACCTGGCCGCCCTCCACGCTTACGGCGATGACCTGATTGCCAGGGCGAGCAGCTAATGGCTACCCGCCAGCTATACGTCCTGATCGGCGACTCGAAAGCGGTTGGGCAAGGGGCGTACTCCTCGCTCACCGACACTCGATACGACCTGGTCGATGTAGCTGTTCAGGCCACACGAATCATTGGTGGCGTCGACGATGGGGCCCCCGTCACGCTGGCAATGGGCGCAAACCAGATCGGGATCGAGCATGCGGTTGGACATGGGCGCAAGGCCGCGGGCGATGCCCTTCCGTGGATCCACAAGCACGCGTTCTCATCAACCCTCCTTTCAACGAACTGGCGGACCTACATCACGACAGGGACCTACAGCCAGTTCGCTGCCTCACTGTGGAGCAAGATCGCATCGGCATTTCCCGGTGATGTGATCGAGTATCGTGGCCTTTGCGCAATACTCGGCGTCAACGACGCGGAGTCTTTCAGCGCTGGATTCGAGACTGAGTTGCGGCGATTCGTTCAGAATCACCGGGGCGAGTTTGGGGACGTTCCGATCTTCTGGGGAAAGCCTGGAACGGACGTGGTCAAAGCGGACACAACGCTATCCGAGATCAACGCGGTACGCGATGCGATCGACGCGATCGCGGGAGAGTTTCCGCGATTCTATCCGATCGAAGAAACCGGGATCCCGCTCAGCGATGGAGTCCACCCTACACCTGACGGATCTCAAGCGCTCGGGGACTTGTTTCTTTCGGCGATGGCGACGGACGGATGTGCGACTAACGCGTTCGACTCGCTCGGGGACTCTGCGCGGGTGTTCGCGTCCAAGGCGCTTGCCGATGCTTACCTTGCGACAGCGCAAGCACAGCACGGTGACCGAGACGAAAACCCGGCCAATGGTGGCTTCGGGGCTCGGCTCGGGTCAGGCGCGATCGATCCGTGGCCCACGTCTCCGCGCTCAGAATCAGCGGAGAAGCATCCGTTCCGAGACGAATGGTTCGCGCCGGTGGACGGTCCGATGGCAGCGGGACCACTGGACACAACGACGGACGCAAGACCCGTGAACCTTGCGTGGCTGATTTCGGCATGAGGACAACAAAAATGAACGCGACACAGCGGGTCGGGCTCCCTAGTACTTGGTGTCCAGCAGGTTCCGCTCGGGGAGCTTCTCTTCCCCGTCCTTGAAGGCCTCAGTGCGGCCTAGGGAGGGGTACTGAATCAAGGCCCCTAGGAGCCTGACCTCGGCCAGTGAGAGCGGTCTGATGCCCTTCATGGCAATCCTCAGTCTGTACTTGTGGGTTCCTAGGAATCCAGCGATCTCTCCAAGTTCGAGAAGTTCGTACTCCATCAAGTGGTTTACCCTGTCCTTGACGAGTTGTGCCTCATCCTCAGCAATGTCCCGTTCGCAGTAAAGTGTCCAGGCTGTGGCCTCGTCCTCACTCACTGAGTACTCCCCGCACGTTGGGCACACCTCCTTGGTGACTACCGGGCTGTAGTAGTGCCGGTCTCCTCGCTGCAGCAAGTGGATCTGGAAGTCCTTCACCTCCACCCAGGCCCCACGGGCGCAGTTGTCACACATGGGGCCCTCCGGCATGGGTTCAAAGTAGTCACACTCGTCAAGGCTCTGTTCAATGGCTTTTTGGTTTTCTGATTCTTTGGGGCCCATTGTGGTATCCTTAGGTAAGGAGAAAGATCTGTATGATCACAATCGATTTGCTTGGAGAAGACGATCTGCTTGTGGGGGTGTCAGGAACGGCCCCCAGGAAGCCCCAGGAGCCCGCTCAGGCCCCCAGGAGAGCCCCTCGAGAACTTGAGGTGGTAGTTGTGCCCAACGAGCCCGAGAAGAGGCCTAAGAACCCGTTTCTTGGACGCTTATGAGCTTGTAGGCGGGGCAAGTGGTACAGGGAAAGCGGAGCCCTTACGCTGAAGAAGAACCTCTCCTCTTCAAAGGTGACAGAGACTGTAGGATCCCCCCCCCTCCTCTAGCCACCATTGAACCTCCGACTGGCGTACCCCCTCTTTTTAGTCATCTAAGCACCTCTTTCAGGATCATCGTCGTAGAGTTCCAGGGCCAGGAGCCGGCAAGCGAAGGTTTCATCTTCGTCGGCATGGTTTAGGAGGATAACCTCTCTATCCATTTGAACAAGCGACACATAATTCTCTGGGATGGTAGCCTCAATGGTCAACCGTACCTTGATGTTCATCGCAGTACCTCTACCAATGCGTTTCTATCCACGTAGATAGGGTAGGCAATTGGAGAGCGAGGGATGGAGACGGCTTGGACACGTATACTACCAACACAGCCAACCACCTTCCAAATACCCTCGTTCATCCTGAACTCTTCGTAGAGATTCAAGTCCTTCATCCGAACTTCCTGCCACTCAGGTTCTACGTCGATCTCAACCTCTACCTCCATGTTACTGTAGAAGTAGACATACTCCACAGGCCCTGTATGAGGTATACATCTCACCAGGTAAGGATATTTGTCAGCAAGCCAGAGTGTACGCCACTTAGCCCCATTCCATTCGAAGATACCTCTATTAGGCACATTTTCTAAAATAACAGTCTCTTTAGTCATCGGTAAACCTTCACTAGGGCTCCGAGAGGGAACCCGATAAGTTGGGCGGAGTTCTCACTTTCGGCGAGAATGTACTTATCGTTGTGGCCATATCGTACCCACTCAGCCTCGTTGAACAGGAACGTCTCACCCTGATCCACGTCCCTAACGTAGACCTCCACCCATTTCTTAGGGACTTTGACCTCTACGTCAAGCGTCTTAGGGAGATAGAAAAACCCGTCTGAGCACTCATCCGTGTAGCACTTTATGATGTTTTGACCATTTGCCCGTCCAAAACTTGTCCATGTCCTTCCAGCCCAAGTGAACTTTTCTCCATGCATCAAATCAATGAGTTTCACAGTCTTCTTCTTACTTGTACACATCTACTTTCCCTTTCAAACCTGCCCAGGTCATTCCGATCCTAGGCTCTGCAACGAGGGGCACGTTCAGTGCCCATGCACTCGGGCCTGGTCTTTGGTCAGCATTTTTCCATGGTCCATTTGCCCTGGGAGCCCAGAAGTGGGTCCCACAAGTAGTCGTCCGCATAGTTGATCCAGTGAAAAATGGAGCTGGACTAGACAGTCAAGAGAACGGATGACGTCTTCTCTTCCGTAGCGTGTGTGAGCCCTAAACACATCGTGCTCCGCCGCTGGATCTGGCATAATGTGAGCTGCGCCGGACTTCCCAAATCCCGAGACTACGAAACCCACAGTGTTCAGGTGGTCCGGGTTGTACATAGAGATATCAGAGGAAGTCCAGTAGATGTCTACGTCGATCCCGGCTTTGAGTAGCGTCTCAATCAGTGGGTGTACTAGCATCTTCTTGCTCCGGGTAATCCCATTGCTGCCTAGTCCACACGTCACTCAAACGCAGTTCCAGCCAGGTCGGGGCTCTTTTCGCATCGGGTACTCTGTGCCACACAGTGCACGATCCCCTCCATTTACTCACCTTGGGTTTGGCCCCAAATAGGCGCAACACCCACGTGGGTTGTTGCATGACAGTCACCACCAGTTCACTGCGGCCTCGCCTGCTTCCAATGTGCTCAATGCTTATGACACGCATAGTGAGCTACTCTCCGTTCAGCATGGCCACGAGATCGTCCACAGTGCCTTGGTGCATCCCAAGTGGCCCCTCTGGGTACTCGGCCCAGTGTTGGAAACTGGTTTGCACTAGCCGGTGCTTCAGGTGGGCCATGTCGGACTCATCGTCCAAAATGGCGAACGAGGTCACCTCAGGGTGCTTCTCAAGCCATGCGTGGATCTCATATCCACGGTCCACATACTCAGAGAACTTGGCGTTGACCCACGGCCCACCAGGCTTACGTCGAATGGGAATGGCCTCCGTGCCCTTGCGAGGTGTGTAGTCAAGGATTGCGCCATTGAAGCCCTTGATCTCTAGCAGCCTTTGCATCGCAGGGCGCTCATGGGCGATGCGCCAAGTGCTAGAAAGCACAACCTCGCACCCAGTTCTCTCTAGCACCTGGTTGAGGAGGCCAACAGCGGCAGGGTCGATCATGGAGAGGTAGTAGGCATCTCGATCCTCTGTGCCCTTCACCCGATCCTTGAGCCACTCGGACGTGTTGAGCACACCGTCAATGTCTAGAAATAGCACCTTCATTGTCTTATCCCTTTGCTTAGTAGGCCAACTCGGACTCGAACCGAGAACGACTCGTTTATGAGACGAGGACTCTAACCGATTGAGCTATTGGCCCATAGGCGGAAAGTGAGAGAATCGAACTCCTGTGCTTTCGCACCCCTCCGGGTTCAAACCGGATCGCCAACCATTAGCGGCACCTTCCATAAATCGGCCCGTTTTGTACAAGGTGGGCTAATCCTATTCTTCCGCCTACTGGGGTAGGTTGTGCTGAAGTCTTACGAGTCGTACTCTCTAAACTCTACGTGGCGTAGAGGGTAGAAGTCTTGCATGAACTGATGCATACTCAAGGTGAATGTGTTGGCTGGCACAGATCGCTGCGACAATGTGACCATGATGTCGTATCCAGTGGCAGACGTGTTCTGTGGGAAGACCCCGATGACCTCAAAGGGCAAGCAGTTGACCTCATCCACCAGGCCGTTCTCAAGGTCAATAGACTCCTCCCGAGAGATCCACAAGGTCGATGAGATGTAGCCAGCGATCTTGTCTGCCACCATGCCTCTGAGTGCCTTACTGGTGCTCCCATAGGGCACGTTTAACTCGTACCAAGGAAAGATGATGTCGTCCAGGATTTGGGTAACCTTGTCAGCCACTGCGGGCCTTGCAGCCTCAATGGCGTCTAGGAACTTGTCTCTAATCTTCGTCATCAAGGAAGTCCTCCGTCTCTAGTTCATCCGGAGGTAGGGGTTCCTCCTGCACTGTGAACGTAGCTTCCACGATGCTCCCTGCTGCTAGCTTCTTTTGCACATCGGACCACTCTTGGACAAGAGGCGACACTGTGTGCTCAATTGTGGACTTGGTGCCTGCCTTCTCGAGCCGACCAACATCCATCAGGAGCTTTAGTTGCTTCTCTTTTGCAGCCATGATGGTTCCTAGGGCCTTCAGTTGGTCCCCGGGTGACTCGGAGTTGGTGTAGACCTCCCAAGCCTTGGTGGCGATCTCATCGAACAAGCATACAGACTCACCGATGGTTACCTCTTGGTCCACCTCGGAGCCCGTCTCCTTGAAGTGGGCCCGTATGGCCGCTAGTTCCCTAGCCACAGTGGGCTGAGAGATGTTGAGCATGGTGGCGATCGTAGTCTGCGGGATCTTCCGCATCCTAAACCGATAGACCATCTGCTGCCTTGAGGTAAGCTCCTTGAAGGCATCTTCTAGCCCAACCTCCTGGAGTGCCTTGCTGGCCTCGTAGGGGGTGGCAGCTAGAGCCAACGCGGTCTCATCTACCTCAATATCCTTGGTATTTGCCATTTCCCAAGTCTATCACAGGGCGATGATCCGGCCAAGAACCTTAGTCTAGGGTGACAGAGGCTTCTGAGTCGGGCATGGAGGCCACTCGGAGCGCCTCTTCGTCCGTGAGGATCTGCCCCTGGCGCTGGGCCGCTGCCTGGATAGCTACCGCGCGGGCGGTAATGCTATGAGCCCGGCCGATCTTGTTGCCCATCAAGGCGAAGTCTGCCTCAGAGATCTTGGACTTGGCCAGATAGGACATCTTACGGCCCATGTCCTTATTGTAGCGGCTCCGCACCGTCCACACCTCACCCGCATGGGCAAAGGTCTTGGACCCTGCAGTCTCTACCATAAGCTCGTAGACGTCCGACTCAGCTATCTGAGCGTTTCGGATGTCCTCCTTGGCAGCCTTGAGAAGGGAAAAGCACTTGTCTAGGTTCATTTTTGTTTGGGTCATTGTTCTCGTTTTCGTTAGTTAGAGCATTGAGAGCACCTCTGCAACCTGCTCTTCGGAGAGGGTTCCCCCTTCTTCCAAGCCGTCCGCAAGCTCCCTTAGTGCATATATAGCGTTGTCTCTGTCTTCGTCAAGCAAGTATTCGAGCATAACCTGTAAAAGTTCTTCCAAAAGCCACCTACCCTTTCACCTAGAGTAATACAGGAGGAGCTTTTGGAAGTCAACAGTTACATGTACTTAGCTCACAGGCACCGGGCGATCAGTTGGTCCAGGGTTTCCTTGTTCCGGTAAGCCACGTTCCGGCGTGCCAGGAACTTGCGGATGTCCCGCTTGCGGACCTTGGGGAAGTCGAAACTCTCATGTTCCAGGACGTTCCGGACAAAGGCCTTGCCCATGAACCGTGCCTCAGCGGCGGACTGAAAGAACTCCGTGGAGCCTGCGTAAGTGCAGAGAGCATCTCGGCTCATGTGCGCCACGGGAACCGTGTACGTCGTAAGTTCCTCTTCTTCATCCTCGAACCACTCGTCCTCGTCTTCCACGTCCAGGTCCGCATCGGTGTACACTGGCCGTGCGAGCTTCTTGGCAAGAGGAATCACGCGAGCCACCCGAAGCTCACAGGCCCGCAACTTCTGAAAGTTGTAGTCTGTAGGAACAGAGACCACGTGCTCTGGGTCTACTTGAACGAGCACCACGACTTCGGAGAAGCCGTTCGCGTAGTCGAAGCTGCCCACATGAATCCCTGGAGCACATCCCTGGTCAGGATCATCACAGACTGCGTCCCTAGGCATACTGATGACCGCGCCAGCGGTGTACTGGAAGGTCCAGCCTGTGTAGACATCCCACAAGTCTCGCTTGACCCCCTTGTAGCCCAGGAAGTCGCCCTCTAGGGTAAGAGGGAATCCGCTGACATTGAGGAAGTTGAACAACTGATCCCGTACCTCTGGGTTTGGATTCTTGGCCAACTTGTTCATGAAAGCCACGAGTGGCGCGTACGAGCCCCTGGACCTGTGGATCTCTGAGATCTTCCGGGTGATGGGGTCATCAACCAAGGTGCCCTTGACAAACACATGGCCGTATCGGTCCACCTGGAAGTCGCTTGTGTCGTAGTGAGGGATCTCCACATCGAGCGGAACAGCGGTTGGGGTGAGAAGGAACTTGATCTCCTCAATGATTGTCTCCTCCCCCTCGTCTGGAAGGCGATCCAGCGCCTCCCACACCTTCCCGTAGTTGAAGTCGTCCTCGTGGACTGTGAAGATCTCCCAGCCAAGAGTGAGTGTGAGTGTCCCATTCGAGAACACATATCCTAGAGTTGATTCATTCATCGATTTTTACTTTCATTTACCAGCTTGATGTAGTGGACTAGGTTCTTCCTGGTGCCTCTGTCTGTATAAGCCCACCCCGCGAACTCCGCAAGCATTGGGTATTCTTTTTCTACTTCAGTGTGAGCAGGGATCGTCTTCTCAGGGGACTTGATAAAGGAAAATCCGAGAAGGTGGAAGTCGATGTGGTGTGGGTTAGCTTGTTCGTAGGCGTGGTGATCGTGAGACGATTCCTCCTTCAGTAGGTCCACCAACTCGTTCGAGAACAAGTCGTCTTGATTCTCTGCATGCATTTCGATCATGGCCTTGGCCTTCATAGGCTCTAGGCCGCTACTCGGGGCTGGGAGCGCCCACTTCTTCATCTTAGGCACATTCTCGGAGATCAGATCCCGGATGTGCTCTTCGATGGGCTTCCAGTTAGGCAACTCGGCCAGCTTCTTAGACAACTTGACCCGAGACGCGATCACAGGAGTGTGCTTCACCCCTAGAAAGCGCTCCAACTGCCGATAGGCCCTGTCAACAGCCTTGTAGTCAGCGGAGAACTCATCTCCAGTCCAACTTGTCATCTTGAGCTTGCTGTACCGCAAAGGGGCGTAGATTCCCCCTTTACTGATATCTACCTCAGTGGCGGTAAGGCAGCCGCCAAGTAACGCCGCAGTGAATTTCTCACGCTCGACCGGGGCCCTAGGCTTAGCGGGCGGGAGAGGGTAGTCGTCCGAGAAGCGGATGCGATCCTCAGGGATCCCAAACACCTCAGGAACCTCGTCAAGCGGTACGACCGCAGAGATGAGAAAGATCCGCTCCTCTTCTTCTCGTACGTGATGCATGAGCCTGCGCGCAACGGACTTGCCCCTGGGGTATACAAACGCGGGAATGTGCTGTGTGGAAGGATTTGCAGAACTGGAGTTCAGGCTACTGCACTGGACCTGCGACTTTTTGTCTCGCACCCGAGTGGTAGGATATAACTCTCGGTGAGTAGCATACTGGTCTGTGGAGCAGATATTTCCCGATGAATCCTTGAGGTCCGGAAGTTTCACCTTGTATAGGCCCACTTGATCCCGGCAAGCGTCCAGATCTTGCCCGCGCCACGTAAGCCCCTTGGGCTTGAGGCTCAAAAATCCGTGGTGGATACGAAGCGCATCGAATCGGCACTCAGCGGCATCGATCGCCTTCTGGCACTCCACTGCAATCGCAGTGTCCACCTTTCGCAACTGCATGAGCACTCCCTCCTGCGAGTGATCGGACCAGGAGATACTCTCTCGGCTAGGAGTAGGCGTAAACGTTCCAATGGGGCATTCCAAGTGAACCATATGCTCCTTCAGCCATGGGAACTGCGTTCGAAAGTCCTTGAGACGATCTGGATAGTCCACGTTGCCCATTGTCAGCACGGAATCCTTGATCCCCCATCTGACGTAGTACAGCTTGAAGTTCGGGCCCTCTAGCACCATCGGATGATCCTCATCGGGCGTCGGGCACTCGATCGTGATGTTCGTGTTGGGCAGGACATCGAAAGCCCGAAGGACCCGTCCAGCCTCCGCGCGGTACAGGCCCGACGTGTACGTGGGGGTCGTGGACATGTCGTTCGGTTGGAAGGACACCTCCAGGCCCGTAGGTTCGTCGCATGGCTTGGTCATCAAGTGAGTGAGGCTCGGGAGCCCGGTGTCTGCGATCGTGGCCACAAACACCATCTTCTTGCCGCCATGCCACGAGGTCACGGTGAAGGTGCGTGTGACAGCAAAGGGAGACTTGGAGCCAAGGCCGAAGCATCCCGTCTGGTCGTTGCTGCCTTGTTTGGAAGACGCCATGTACGTCGAATAGAGGCCCTCCACATCCTCATGGCTCAGTCCTGTCCCGTAGTCTCGGACCTTGAACGTGCGCTCAAGGTCCGTGGGGAGATGGAGGTCGAACGGAGTGTCAGGATTGCCGTGGACTCGGTGGGAGTCGAGGGCATTGCAGCAAAGTTCTCGGATGACAGCCCGTACGGGCATGGAGTAGATGCCCTTGGAGAGCAACTGGAACGTGTGAGCCGTTTGAGCGATCTGGAACTGGGAGGTCTTGAGATGCGGCGAGATCTCGATGTCGGATTCTTGAGTTGCGATTTTCATTGTCTACCTATGTAGTTGGGGTTGGCTATTCAGAAAGGGTGAGGCCGAGACGGTAAGCCTGGCCCTTACGTGGCGTGAGGCGAAGAACCTCTCGCACGAACTTACGTTGTTGTTTGGGATGGTCAAGGGGTACAAGGCCATCTTGGTTGTCAAAGATGGCCTCGGGAGTCACTACGACATAGTGCCCAGTGACTGTGACAAGGTAGGTGTGGCCCGGGCGGCGCACCCACTCCGCCCACTTGCCTAGGTTCATCTTCTCCGTTGGTTCAGGGACAATCGTGTAGTACCTCTTGAGAGTAGGGTACATCTCCCTTGTTTGGACTCCTCGGATGATCTTGGATCGTTCGAGCTTCCAAGGCCTGAACTGCTTGCGAGCCCTAAGGATGGCCTTCTCGGCCTCTTCGTAGGTGAGGCCACAGAGGTACGCAAGGGCAGCCGGGCCACACCAAGTCACCCCTTTTCGTTGTTTCTCAATCTTCGCCATCACTTCACTCCAGGTACTCCTCGCGGAGTATTTCTGCGATCTCTTTGAAGGTTGTGCCAGTATCGTTCAACTCAGCAAGATGTTCCGAAAAGGGTTCTGGAGGTCCGTTAGGAACCTTTGTATAGCCGTTACTGTACATATCTTCATCAAAGACACATCCAACAAATCCACCATATCCGGAATACGCCCAATCAGCACCCTGGATGTCAGCTAAGACCCCTAGACAACAGAACTTGTTATCCGCTGACCTCAACTTATCCTTTCCCTGCTCGTACCTACCTAACTCCAAAGCCTCTACCCACTTAGTTACCAGTTCTTTGTCCATCGTTTTCCTTCTCAGCCTTCTCAGGTTCTCGTAGCACTCGTCGCAGTCGAACCACACAGTGGGCCCACCATCCAGGGTTCACCCTTCATCGCTCTCCTCTCTTTAGCCACTTTCTGGCAGTCTCAAGGTTCTTGAAGAACCCGTATACCCTCTTCCCTTCGTCAACCCACGTGACCTCCCAGTGCCCTGGATAGCCCCATACTTCTACATCGTCACCAAGTTCTAGAAGCCGTTTTTCCATCTTTCTGATCCTCTTCCTGCTACTTGAGAACTCTGGTCCTAAGACCCCCTCAAACAGGCTTTCAAGGGTCTGGAAGGTATTGGTCCCGTCTGGGCCATAGTACACAGTCCATACGCCCTTACGACCTTTGAGCCTAGGGTTCTCAAGCCACCCAAGTCTCTTCTCTAGTTCATCGCAGCCACTCATCGCTCGCACCTTTATCATTTGTCTTCCTCCGCATAGAAGGTTCTCCACACCAAGGAGGAGTGAAAGAGGATGCCCACGGTGACCGTCAGCCATCCAAATATCTGGTTGATCTGGAATGCCGCGACGCACAGGATGACTGTGGCTGCAAGGAATTTCCCAAGAATGAGGAGACCTATTAGGAACTTCATTCTCCCCTCTCATTCTCTTCTAGCCTTGAGATGCACGTCTTCCAGGCCTTGTCGAACTGCTTCGCCTTACCAAGGCTGAAGACGGCCGTTGACCATTCTCCGTCCTCATCCTGCACGTTCAGGTCGATCGTGTTGTTGTCTGTGTTGTAGAACATTTCGGCTTTTGTGCCGCGGCGGCCATCGATCTTCATTTCTTCTCTCCTACGTTGACTGTCTTGATGAAACTGGGAACACTGACGCCCTGGGCCCTGCCCACGAGGCCCGCCACCACCTTGAGTCTGCGGGGCCGCTTGGTGGGCCATGGAGTGAACCCATCCGTGAGAACCACACACAGGTTCACGGGGTTTCGCATCTTCTCAAGGGCAGTGATGCCCTTACGCATATCGGTGCCACCTCCGCCCTGCAACTTAGCCTGTTTGAAGTTGGTGATCTCCTGCACTTCTCCAGCCTTTGCATCCACAGACACGAACACGACTTCCGCACCCAGTTGGTCGCAGATGCCTTGGACTTCTGCAAAGGCCTCCTCAAGGATGCTACCCCGGCCGCGCCCCATGGAGCCAGACGTGTCCAGCACGACCCCGATGCGGGGGTAAGGAGTGTAGGTGGAAGGGTAGGCCAGGGTGTATCCAGTAGCCGCGGAAGCTCTTCCGAGCCGCCGAAACGTCCGCACCTCGTCACCGGCGCGCTGGTTGACTGACTGCCGTACGAGTTTACGAAGCACGTCCTGCCAGCGCACCTGAGGCTTCTTGAGCACGCTGTCTGCCCACATCTCCATGCCAGCAGGGATGCTGCCTCGAGTCGCGGATGCGTCCTTGATCTTCTCTGCAATCTCTTGCCGAATCAGATCTCCTTCAGACTCAGACACTCCAGGGTTCTGCGCGTTAGGAGCCCCCTTCTCGTGAGCCCCCTGACCGTTGTGTGCGCCAGAGCCACAGTCCATGTCGCCTTGGGCAGACTGCTCGAAAGGGCCCTGACCTTGTCCCTGACCTTGTCCCTGACCTTGTCCCTCTTCGTCGCCGTCAGACTCTTCGTCGCCTTCGCCCTTTTGGCTCTTGTCCTCCTGCTGCGTCTGGGGCTGCTCCAGCTGGTCGAAGTAGTACTCCGCGGTCTGGTTGTCGGGGAACTTACCGATCGCCTCAAACCCTGGACGCCGCATGTTTGCCGGCAATGCCCCAGTGACGGTCTTGAACTGTAGGTGATGCCCGTTGACGTTGAGCATGTCTCCACGCTTGAACTGGCCGTTGATGGAGCCCTCGCACGTGAGGCTTACCCCATCGTACTGAGCCGTGAACCCGAACCCCGTGCCGACAAGGGGCACACGTTCGAGCCCTTCGATCACTCCTACATCGGAGGTAGCGAAGTGGATCTTGTCCAGTGACGACCACACATGGCTGAACCCTTGGCCAACATAAGCCTTGAAGGCGTCGGGGTGCTCAAGAGCAGGGGAGTGCGGAAAGCACAGGCGGGTGGACGGGCCGTCGTTCTGCTTGATGAGCATGTCGAAGCACTGCAGAAGGTCGTCGTTGATCTCGAAGTCCGCCGCTATGTTCCACTGGTTGTGTTTGCCCGCACCCACCCCGAACTGCTCCGCCCGCTTGGAGTGGTTGCGGATGGGGTGATGTGCCTCGTGGCAGATGACGCCAGCGGTGTAGGCGAGTGCGTGATGGCTCAGTGCTCCACAGGTAGGGCACGGATTGGTCGCGCTTACCTTGAGGGCAATCTGGTGCAGATATTGGACCCATTCCTCGTTGATGTAGCAACGATACCAACGATCGACGCCCATGGTCTCCACGTCTCGCTTCACGAGGGGGTCGTCGCTGCTGAACACAGGGTTCAGGGCGTGGATGCCAGGACCTGACGTCCACAGGCACTTGGAGGCCAGCACTCGTGCAGTGCGCCAGATGTTCTTGGGGTCCTTGAGGGCTTCAATGTATTGGTCGCTTGAGACCTTCTCAACGCCTCGTTCGCGCTGCACTGGCCGGGTTCGTCTAGTACTCATGATTGACTCCTATAAGTCGGGGTTTAGAGGGCAGTTTGGATCTCAAGGGCCGTCATGGGGCCTACGAGGCGGCACTTCACGTCAGCAGTGACAAAGTCCGCAGTGGACTTAGGACGGCATAGCACAAACTCACGAGGTGACAACTGAGAGATGCGCCTTTCCAGGAGCATTTGGTCGTGAGGCGTTGTCTCGCAGATGGCTTGGATGACGCGTTTCCGGTCGTTTCTCATCTGCAGACGGCCAACCATCCAGGTCTCGCAGTTACTCAGGGCCTTGTAGTCTAGGTCCATAGGATTCTGCGAGGCCAGGCATAGGCCAAGGCCATAGGCCCGAGCCTGCTTGAGCATGGTCATCAGCGGGGGCTTGGTGTCTGGATTGCGTGTCGGAGGAATGACTCCGACACACTCGTCCACCACCAGGCTTGCCACAAGTTCGTCCGTGCCACGTTGATCCCTCATCCACGTAACGATGTTAGTGAAGAGGAGGGACAAGGCAAAGATGCGCTCTTGGTCGTCTAGGTGTGACACGTTGTAGATGGTCACGTTCGTCCGCCCATCGGTTGTCCTATTGTACAGGTCACCGATATCCAGGTCGATGCCGGTGCGCCACTTAGCGAAACTAGGCGCCACGTACATGTTGTTGATGCGCAGCACCAGAATCTCCCTCAAGGTGGAGGGGATGGCCTCGCTGAGCGGGAGCGCGCCGAACGTGTTGAACGGGGGGTCCATGATGGAGTCCATCAGGGTCACCAAGTCGGTGGGGATGCCCTCGCGGTGGTGATGTTCCAGGATGACGCTTAGGTAAGCGTGCTCCTTGCTTGAGAGAGGGTTAGTCTTTCGAGCAGGATACCCGCACAGGTGCAGAATCTGAGACACTGCTGACTTGATGCGATCCCTGCGTTCCAAGGAGGCGAACAAGTCGATGGCAGTACCGTAGTCGCCTCCAGGGGTAAGCATGCGAACTCGCATGCGATCCCTTAGCGGCGTTCCGTACTTCTGAAGTATGATGTTGCTCATGTCCCCTTTGAGGTCCACGAGGATAACAGGCACGTTGTTCTCGACCTGCTGCTCGACCATGCCCAAGAGCAGCCCTGACTTTCCAGAGCCGCTGGCGCCCATGATGGCGACATGCTTGCACATTTTATCGAGCGGCAGATTGAGAGACTTATGAGATTTTAGGGTAGTTCCGAGGTGAATCGTGCTTGTCATGTTACATCCAATGTTGTAGCGGTTTAGAAAACGGGAAGGCCAATGTCAGGGGACCACGTGACTGTCAGCCTAAAAGAAGATCAGCCGCGGCACGCTTCTCAAACCAGGTGGAGGCCATGTGGTATTCCACAGTGTGGTGGTCGTGGCTGTCAAGAATGTCAGCCATGATCCACTCGACCAAGCGTGTATCTTCTCCCTCTCCGGGCACTGCTTGATGAGGGTGCCGGTTGAGGCGTCCACCTGCGATGAGCCTCGCCTTCTTCTTTTCGAACTGGTCCAGAGGATTGCACAGAGAGAGGCCGTACTCCACGTTCGTGAGAGTCTCGCCAGGTACTCGATAGGCGATGCACATCACCCGCCTATGGTTGTCGGGGTCACGGTGATAGGCGAAACGGATGGGGGATGCAGGTGAGTCAGTCATTTTCTTTTACTTTCTTGAGAGTTTGGTTGAGCCAGAGGCGTCTTGGATTCGGAACAGGGCCGTGATTTCTTCTCGCATCTCAGGGGCGCCCTTGGGCACATTCGCGGCGAGAATCTGTGAGGCCTCAAGGGCCATGTCAGGGTAGTCCAGCATGAAGGGATAGACAATCTCCCATGCAGCCACGTAACGCTTCACAGCGTTCTTGTGGTCTTGCTGAGCCGTGTGAGCGACGCCATCCAAGCAAATCTTGAGTTTGTCTGGACGCTGCATGACCGACTCAGGAATCAGCGCGAAGGAGCGCTTCTTGCACACTTCGTTGTCCGTTGAGGCAGGGAACTCCATTGCAGCCTCAAGGAGCACGTTGGGGTCGGGAAGGTCGATAGTACGCACGAAGGCGATGAAGAACCGCCCCACGTCGTCGCCCACCAGGCCCTTGACGAGTGTAGCGGCCAACTCGCTGTTGGGATCGTGTCCCAAGCTGAGCACGGCAGCCAGTGCACGAGTGGCGTTAGACCACTGACGCTGGGAGGCCCACGGCTCGGAGGAGTTAGCCTCAGTGGTCTCACCCGACTCCATCGTGTTGATGTACTTGGGGTTGATCTTGAGGAAGGACGCCACCAGCGCTCGTGCGTGGGGAAGGAAGCGCTCCTCCCAGTCAGCGTCAAGCATCACTGCGTGAGCCAGGGCGCCCTTGCCGCCCATGAGCTTGTTGATGAAGTCGGCATCCGACAGTTTCCACTTGAGCTTGCAGAAGCGGTTGATCTCAGGGGCACTGAGGTCTCGGCCTCCCGCGGCACTCTCGACCGGGTTCCACGCTGCAAGCGGAGCAACCGTGCCCGGAAGGTGAGTGTCGCCGTAGATGCCCGACTGAACAGCGGTCATCGAAGAGCCGCCCACGGCGGTGGACGTGGCAGTCAACTCATCGAAGAAAGCGATCCCGTACTTGGCGTTGAGAAGGTTGCGGACACCAATGAGCGGGTAGCGCTCAAGGGCTTTCTTCTCCGTGTTGAGGAACCCGATGCCCGCCACATCCTCGGGGAGCATTTGCGGGCCCACAAACGTCTCAAAGGCCCACGTCTCAGAGATGCCCTCAGCCTTGAGGTGAGCAGCGAAGATCTCACCCAGGGCCTTGACGATCTCCGTCTTGCCGGTACCCGGAACACCTTCGAGCCCCATAGGGATCGGACGTCCGCCATACCAGCCCATTTGAACTCCGATACAGAGCGCATGCATGTTAGTTTCGGTCATTTGATTTTCCTTAGATGAAGGCTTCGATAGTGAAGCGGATGATTCGGTAACAGATGCCCACAATCACGAGGGCGATGAGAATTGGCAGGCCTGGAAACCAGGTTAGCCAGTAGAGGATTCGAGTGAATGTGACGGACTTGCTCATGCGGCCCCCGCCTCGACGCGGGCCAAAGTCTGCGCGATGTTGTACTCAAGGTCCTCGATCTCGCGTTCGATGTCGCTCTCGGCGATGCCGAAGGCCTTGGCGATGCCGAGTAGACGCTTGCGAAGATCGAGCGCCCTGGCTGCCTGGAACTCAAGGCCCTTGACGGTCGCCAAGTCGGCCAGTCGAGGCTCAATCTCCTTGCGGACTCGGTCAGCCTCTTCCATGAGCGTGTCCGTGATGAGGTCGACGATGGAAGAGTCAGCGCCCGAGCGGCCCGTGACGTAGAGAGAGATGCGCGAGCCGATTCCGGCGAGGTCGTCGAGTGCCACCTGAAGTTCCTGGATGGCCTTGACGTTCTTAGGCGTCGCCTCAATCCACGCCTTGCCGCGAGCATCAGGGGACTTCATGGCCCCAAGCGCAGGAAGGGCCTGCTGCTGAAGCCACGCCTTGACGTCATGCGTCGCACACGCACGGGCCTTGTGGTACTCGAAGGCCTGGACAATCTCCGCAGCCTTGGGGTGAGTTGCGGGAGACACCATCACCTCGTAAGTTCCAGTGTCTGGGTTCTTATGGAGTCGCGCAGACACCTCAGCACTCCCAATGCCCACGCCCGAGCAGTACTCAAGGTCGGCTTGGCGTAGGTCGGTGGTCACGAGGGTGAACACGGCACCAATGCCGCGTCCGAGCGTCTTGAGGTCCTTGGTGGGGCCGTGAGCAAGTTCTTCCATGGCTCGCTTGAGGGCGATGTTGAGCCCGTTCCTACGAAGGGCAGGCACGTCAGCCGATGCGGCCCATGCGTCGAGAATGCTCTCAGCAGTGGCCAGGGAGAATCCTCCTCGGGAGGAGGCGGTGATCTCGATCACATCCACAGCTGGGTGGGTGATGTCGGTGGTCACGAGAACGTTTTGAACGGGGGGAGTAGTCATTGGTTTTTCCTATGAAAAAGGGTCTTGGTGTTAGATGCGGGCCTTGAGGGCACCCTCTAGTTTGATTCGCGCCTGCTTGAGTAAGTTAGTAAGCACTTCTGGTGGGGTGTTACCCCACGCATTTAGGTCTCCGATTGATCCGGAGAAGAACGGAAGCTCCTTCATGAACAATAGTTCCATTCGAACGGACTGCAAGGTGAAATCGTCATCGCAGCAGCGATTCATGGTCTCCACTAGCAGTTTTGCTGTGTTTTTGAACGTCTCTCGATCCATGGTCTTCTTTCTTGCCGCAGTGGCGACAGATCTTGAACGTGATACATTCATACCAAAAGTGGGTTGAGGAATCGCACGCACACTCGCACTCGTGGCGAGCGCAGCCGCAGTTGTGGCAGGTCATTGTCCATCCTCGCTCCTAGCCGCGCTAGCCGCTAGCTGTCTACAGAAAGCGTAACCCACTCTGTATCTGACGTATCTACGATGATTCCAGCAGTATGTAGTTCCGGCTCGTAGTGCTCTGCCCAGTCGTACCCTACGCGCACTGACCCCAGGTCGTCTAGCAGTGACCACGCCGTAGACAGAGATCCACGCTCTATCGCGTCAAAAAACATTTCTTCGCTCATCGTCCATCCTCCAGGATCTCGGTCATGATCGCCCACACTTCTTCCGGGAGGACTTGGCACCCAAGTTCTTCTTGAACGTAAGCCACTTCGTCTTGCAGCGTCCGACGGATGTACTCGGACACATCCCACCCGCTTCTCTCGTAGGCCTCCGTGATTCGGTTAGTTTCCCACCCGTCATACCAGTCCGTGAGATCCTCGTAGCACAGGGTAACCGTCGCGTTGTACGCTCGGAATCCATCCCGCACTAGCCGCTCGATCTCATCGTGCAGGTGCACGGGAGCATCTTTCATGTCTGCCCAGATGCCCATGTCCTCGGCACACCCCACGATCATGAGTTGCCCCGGTGCAGCTTGCTCCGTCCAGCACTCGATGATCTCGTTAGCGTAGTGCTCCGCATCTGGGGCAGCCTTGGCCAGCAGTTCGTCAGTGATCGTCTTAGTCATTGCTTGTCTCCTTAACACTACTATTTGTTTCGCCTTCATGGCGTTTTCCTAAATCATGCCCACGACGGCGTAGGCAAACAGTAACCCGAAGGCCAAGTAGGTGATGAGTTGAATCATTCGTACCACCCGCAGGCTGTGTAGGCGCAGGCCATGTTGTTGTCGCGCTCGTTGAGTACGGCTTGGCACGTCGCACTCGGTCGATTACCAACTTCGCTCAGCGCTTGGACACATTCGTTTAGTTGAGAGAAGTCGCACTGCCGACACTGCAAGAAGTCGATCCAAGGGCATCGAATCTCCTGCTGAGAAGGATTGTCCTCCGTGCGATCCACTTGATCTGCGCACGGACCCTGAGACAGCACGCTGTAGAATGCGCGGCAGAAGTTTGAGGCAGAGTCAAAGGATACGGCGTCGTCGCACACAGTGATCTCGATCATGGTGGGAGTTGCGTCGTTGCCCACGTCGTAGCGAATGGGCGCGTCCGTCGGATCACTGTCCAGGGTGAAGCCATCAGGCATCGTTGAGCCTGCGTCGAATCCGGGGCCAGCGTCGGCTCCAGGTTCGACGATGATCGTTGTACAGGAAGTGAGAAGACAGAGGAGAATGATAGTTAGATGTTTCATGGTGTTAGTCCTAGTTCTAGCCAACAGGCTTTGATGTCTTTGGTGTCTGGGTAAAGATATCTCTCTTTGAGAACCCTAACCACACAGTCATTTACGCGCAACCTAGCAGCCTCAAAAGCTTCATAGGCCGTGACCAACTCACGTAGAGCTTGTTTGTAATCGTTCTCGTTAGGCATCATCTTAGACTCGGCGAGGGTTTGGGGATCAGTCTCGCGGATGATGCGCGCGGTCGCGCTTCAACGAGCACGAGTTCGCCGATTCTACCGGTCATTGGAATGATGTAGACGGTCCCTTGTTCGTCCCGCCCCTTGAACCCTTCGTAGCCGAGACAAACCGCGACCTTCGCTGCTACTGCCTGCGCTGCCCAGCTAGCCTCCGCCGCTGCATCCGCATCCAGGTGATCGAGCGCGTCATAGTCAGTGCGCTCGCAGATAAACTCAAGCGCGGCCTCTTCGGACATGTCGCACTCCGCAGCAAAACCACGGATGAGCGACATGACTTCGTCGCTCTCCACGTCATCATGGTAGTAGATTTGACCGCCCGTCGCGACAGATTCGACGCTGAGTTCGTAAACGCACGCGCCATCGCGTCTACAGTCACCCATCCAATATTCGTTATCACTAAAGCACAACGAGTCCCCGAAGAGACCCTGTCTTGAGATCTCAATAATCGGGGCGGGTGACGTATGAATGATCGTAAACTTCATCGCTTTTCCTCCTGTCATGGCTCATGCCTTTCTGGCAATGAGCAAGCCGAGGACGATCCCGACCAGCGTACTGCCGTTGATTGAATGCCCAGCGAATGTGAGCACGTTGTAAGCCTCCAGGCCCAGAAGGCCTGAGAGAAAAAGCACCCCGCAGAATACGAGGGCGAATGTGGTGATTAGTCTCATGGTATCTCCTAGTCTGACTCCGCCATTGGGTTGACGTCGTCGGGGTATTTGCATTGCACAAGCCACGCCAAGGCCTTAGCGACCTTCGCGGCTTCTTCTGGGTTCAGGTTCTGCCACACATCACGCTGGCACGTGCCAGCATAGATGCGCTCAGCAAGCTTGGTGTGTGCTTGCTCCTCTTTTTCCTTCTCTCCCCAGGAATCCCACCGTTTAGGCACGCTTCACCTCCACCAAGTAGCCGCTGCGTGGGTCGATTGAGGTAATCATTGCGTCAGTCTCCAAGAACGGTAAGGTGTTTGCGGATCTTTTGCGTTGCACCATGCGCAGCAAAGGCGATCCCCATGTTGGCTTTGTGGAGCCGGTCGGCGTCAAAGCAGAGCCGGCACGTCGTGCACGGTACGCCTCGCGTTTGTTGCACGCAAGGAACGAACTTCACGTCAGACCCTGGCACTGTGTATGCTTTGTCAGACAAGTGCTTGCCCACCACCATCGCCACGGCGTAGCCTTGCGCAGACGCTCTCTTGGTGTCCGCTGGGTTCTCAATGGACGCCAACACGGACACAGAAGGCCCCCAGGACTCACGCCGAACCGTGCGCCATGCGTGAGTGTAGGTCCACACGTCGCCGCCACCTCGGGCCTTCCAACCATCGGCAGCCTTGCCAAGGTGTTCAGCGGCGCGCCTTGTGCGTGCATCGCCCGATACGTGCAGCCGAAGGTCCCGACCGCCTCGCTCGCCATCTTGAGGCACGGGGCCGCCTCGGAACGCGCCGTCAATGGCGTTTTTCTCTTCACGAGCGACGGTTTCGGGTCGTTTGTCGATTGCTCCAGCGTCAAGCCGGCGAACCGTCATCGCGACCTTGCCGTGTTGGGCATAACACGAGTCACCCTTGAAACTGCACGTGCTGGGGCACGATGCCTTGATGCTCGCGTAGGTTGCGGCCACCCGGCCCTTGCCTTGGATCTTGGTGTTGCCTGATTTGGGTACGAAAATAGCTGCGGTCATGAGTCTCTCCTATGAAAGATGGGGGTGATAGTCACTCGGCATCCGATCCTAGTACGGCAGTAAAAGTGCAGTCATCCCCGTGAAGTGCAATGGACCCGTCCGGGAACGTGTGTACGTCTCCATGTGCAAATGATGCCCGATGCACCACTTGACCAAGGTTGGGGATGCAGTCGTCGCGGTCAAATGCCTTGACGGCTTGCTGTGCATTTGTCTTCTTTTTGCTCATTTGCTCAATCCTTGTAGATGGTGAATCGGTTTCCGTGAAGAGGCGTACCGCAGCACTCGCACGCATAGACCGAGTGCTCCTCAGTCTCGCCCAGGCTGCTAAAGCCAAATGTGCCGGAGGGGAAAGTCTCCTCTATGGCCTCGCACACTGTCCGCATACGTACGTCGGCAACGTCGGGCAGATGGTTGTCGAAGTGGGTCAAGTCGCCAACCATGATCGTGGTGTGGCATTCTTCGCAGATATCGTAGGTCATTGGCTCTCCTTTTCGGCTGACGCTCTAACTTGTGGAGTGAGGCAGTTATACGCCCCAGGGTTGCGAGGCATTGGCTCGACCACTTGGCCAAAGCCAAGCGAGCCAAGGTGGCCGTTCACGCTCCAAAAAGACGCTTTGGCCCCAAACAACTTCTTGATGCCGAGCGCAAGCGCTTCGTGTTCCTCACTCACGGGCCCGATCGCTTGATCACGATAGGCTTCTAGCCGTTTGGGCGTGAGATAGATACGCGTAGACCTTGGGCCCACGGTGACGAGATAAATACTCATTGCCAAGCCTTAGGCGGAAGGGTTTCCTTCATGCTAAACAGGTACTCGACGACTTCCGAGGGCACTTCCTCATGCAGCCAAGCCGATCCCGCTCATAATGTCGTTGAACGCGTGCATCGCGTCAAACTGCTTACGCTGGGGATGCGTGGGGTCGTTGAGGAACGCATACGGCGCTTGGTCTTTGTTGTTTGAGTAGCTCATTAGTAGCCTTTCGGGCGGTAGGTGGATTGTGCGATGGCGGCCCGCACAAAGGAGGCGGCCAAGGCTTCCGCCTCAGAGTTTGAGTGCACGCCATCGCCCCGGTCGATTGCCTCCCACGGGCCAAGGTCGCGCATGTCCACACGATAGGGTTGGGTTCGCCGGTCGATGCGCAACGCGATCGTCCGGAGTTTCTGGTCCTTGCACGGCATGTCAACGATCGCCGTCATGACATGCTCGCTTGCCTTTTGCCATTTGATCATTATCGCCTCACTTTCGCCTTGGGAAACTTTGCGAGCACAAGTTCACGAGCCTTGTCCCGGTTGTAGGCACGCAACATGAAGTCAATATCGCCATCCTCGTTTGCCGCCCAAAAGAGCGGATCTCCGTGGCCGAAGTAGGTCCCGTTGCTATCGTAGCCACCGGTGTTTAGGTAGACGCGCCGCAAGCCGATCTTGCCGTCATAGTCCTTCGGCGCATCGGTGACGCTTGCACGACCCATTGCTGCGCCTCGACGCGGATCGCCGCACCAGCCCTTGGGGTCATTCATTGAATAGTCACTCATGACAAAACCTTCTTTTGTGGGCCTACAACGGGCCGGGGGAAAACGGGGCGCTCGCCAGCATGGCCGGGCCAAATCAGCTCTGAGCGCTCCCAACACGCGTCAACGATCACTTGCATCTTAGGCGCAAGCACGGGGTGATCTTCGGCAACGCAGGCAGCGGTCGCAATGATGCACTCGCACGTGCGACGGTCAAGGCTCGGAGCAAAGCCGACGATATGCCGGCTTAGTTCGATCAAGTAGTCGGCGTGCCATGGTGAATCGAGCGCAGCTCGCACGCTCAAAGAGACGGCTAGAGCCGTGCTCAGGGTCGGGTCACTCACGACGCACCCCGCAGTTTCAGTTGACCATCGGCGCCGATGAAGTCGGAAAGCGGAGGCAGGCCAAGGTTGGACGCGTCGACGCTATCCACCGGCCATGGCCGGTGCATGCCGCTCCAGTATCGCCCGCATTGGTAGTCCGCCAAGAATGTTCCTTGCGGGTCGCGTTCCGTAACGCAAACCAGCCTATAGCCGTCGCCAAAGCTGCTAACGATGCCCTCGGCGATCGTAGTGGTCCGCCCGTAGTCGTACGACGCAGGGGCCGTGGTGAAGAAATAGCTTTTCGTTGTCATGTCATGAGCCTTTCGCGTCCTATGACGCTAGATGTAGAAAACCCGATCGGCGATATGCCAATCGGGTGAGGTTAGTTAGCTGACGCGAGCGCCTTTCCAAAGTCGCAATCGGGCCTGGTAGGGCTCGACTGTACCGCGGACGCAACAATGCGCCTGTGCGGGTCGATTTTTGGAAAGGCGCCGAATCGGTCGCCATGAGTCCTTAAGGACTCGTGTCTCACAAGATCGTTGGGGGTAGGATAGGGGATCGCACCCTATCGAAGCTCACTAGAGCCCTACCCAGCGCCCTAGGGCGCGGCCCTATCGGGTCTTGCTAGCTGCAACCAGGCCCGCGATGTGTGCTCGCGCCTCCGCCCGAGTTAGGCCCAGTTTGCCTTCACAAATCGCGACACAGCGGGCCCGTGCTGCGTCTTTCTGCGCCTTGGATTTGAGGCGCTGAAACCCGTCGATCGTGGCTGCTAGTGCGGCACGGGCCGCACGCATAGAGTCCACTTCCGCGGCGTGCCGATTTTTGGCACGATCCGCGATATCGCGGGCCCTATTCTT